AGTACACCTACACCAACCGCAACAGAAACACCTACGCCAACTGCAACAGAAACACCAACACCAACCGAGACACCAACTCCTACGGAGACTAGTACGCCAACACCAACTGAAACGCCAACACCAACACCAATAGAAACTTGTGAAAAATTATTAACAAAAGAAGATGGGTTTTATGTATTAACTGAGAATAGTGATTATATTTCATTAGAACAGGATGAGTGTCCTGACCCAACACCGTCACCAACACCAACTGAAACTAGTACACCAACGCCAACCGAGACACCAACAGAAACGCCAACACCAACAGAAACTAGTACACCTACGCCAACCGAGACACCAACTCCTACGGAGACTAGTACGCCAACACCAACTGAAACTAGTACACCTACGCCAACAGAAACGCCAACTCCTACGGAGACGCCAACACCAACAGAAACTAGTACACCTACACCAACAGAAACGCCAACAGAAACTAGTACACCTACACCAACAGAAACGCCAACAGAAACTAGTACACCTACACCAACAGAAACTAGTACACCTACACCAACAGAAACGCCAACAGAAACTAGTACACCTACACCAACAGAAACTAGTACACCTACACCAACTGAAACTAGTACACCTACACCAACTGAGACGCCAACTCCAACACCTACACCAACGCCAACATCGACAAGTGTCCCTGAAGATTATTTATCAACGGAAGGTTCGGATAATATATTAACAGAAAATTCTGATTTTTTAATAATTGATTCAACAGTCAACACATTATTTATCTTTATACCAAATTTATAACATATGGAAGACATGAAATTATTGGATGAATTGACAATAAAATATCAACAAGAGACTTCAGATAATGTTATTGGTGTTGGATATGGATATAAAACAAAAAATGGTTTATTAACAACAGAAAAATCATTGATTTTCAGTGTGTCGAAAAAATTACCGATAGAACAAGTGGATGAAAAAGATTTAATCCCAAATACCATAACATATTCTGGTGAGACATTTAAAACAGATGTGGTAGAATTGGAAATAAAACCATTAACATGTCCTTCTGATTTTTATAATTGGCAAACAACACCTCCATCCAATAGAAATAAAATAAGACCTTTAAAATGTGGTATATCTGTAACAAATTTTAGTGATTTAAGTGGGTTTGTTGGGACGATGGGGTTTTTGGCTGTTGACAACGAGACAAATTCATTGGTGGGTGTATCAAATAATCATGTTTTAGTTTACGATGCATTTTTAAATTCAGATAGAAGTTTAGGTGGAATAAAAACATCAATACTTAATGATTTTGTTACACAACCAAATGAATCGGGTAATTCAAGTTTAAATAATGCAATTGGTAAAGTAAAAAAATATAAACCAATTTCAAGTGGTTCAATAAACTATGCAGATGTTGCATTAACAACCATTAATTCTTCAGATATTAACATAAGTACTTCTTATTTAATGGAAGGTGTTACCGGATGGACGCAACCACTCGAATTTGCAACTTCTTCTGAAATTGACGGATTATTAACAAATAAAAACAATTTATTTAGTGCGGGTAGAACGACCGGATCTAAAGGTGAAGGTGAAATGAAACTTTTAACAAATTCATATCCTGTAACAATTAATATTGCATATACTAAGCAGGGGAACGACACTGTGGTTCAATTTGGTAGATGTATACAATTTATTGCGAGTGCAACTACAACACCGAATGGTAGTATATGTTCATATCCAATAAATGGTGGTGATTCGGGATCCGCTCTTGTTGCTGATATTTCAGGAACAAGAAAAATTGTTGGGTTGGTATTTGCTGGTGGACTAATTGGTGGTGTTACATATTTTGGATACGCCAATAGAATAGATGATGTTGTAGACGCCATAAATATTTCTCCTTGGACAGGACAAACTGTTAATTATTCAAATACAGGTATTACCGAAACACATATTGTTTTAGGTAGAAGTTCTACCGAAAAATTAATTTTATCAGGTAAAACATTTTATCAAGTAGGTTTGTATTAAAAAAAATTGAAAAAACATAAATCTATGATATTTATATAAAAAAAGAATATGGCTAACGTTAAAATAAGTCAATTACCCTTATTTACAGGGGACACCACTGGTTCATACGTGGTGATGAATAATAGTGGTGAAACAGAAACATTTAAAGTAACCAGATCTGTTTTTTTAGATTCCGCAGTTGCATCTTTTTCTTGGACAACAAACTATGCTAACTTAACAAATGGTGTTGAAAACTATCCTAGATGGGACACTACCATTCTTAATAGTAATACCGATATTTTTGAATTAGTTAACTCAACACAAGCAGGTAATACAGGTGCTAGAATATTTTTTAAAGAACCTGGATTTTATGAAATAACTTCAAGTGTACATATTTTTGACTTATTCAATAGTATCGACGTTAGTGTTAGATTAAATAGTTCAACAACATCTAACGGTGCAATGACTGTAGGTAATATGATTTCAGATTATTCAAGTACAGAGACTTCGGACGATCAAATAATATATGGTCATACAATTGTTAACATTACTTCACCAACATATTATACAGTTTCAATAAATCCATCAATAAATGCACCATTCCCGTCAAATAGTAACGGTGCCCCAACAACAATATATGTTAAAAAATTAGCAGTATAAGATTTGATTAAAAATCAAAAATAAAACCCCACATGTATTATGTGGGGTTTTTTATTATCAAATCTTTTATTTCATTGATATTTATATAAAAAATGTAATGTCAATATTAAATATTTCGGGATTTTCGGTTTCTATTATTGATTGTGTGGAAAAATTATCTGATCCTGATAATTGTTGTTCACAAGCCCCAAAAACGGGTGTAAAACCTTGGGCGTTTAAAATTGATAGTGGTGCCGGTCCCGATAATTGTGATGGTATAATAAAAAGAAGACCAGAAAAAGGATGGACCCTTGACTTTGTATTCAATAGAGAGGGTTTAAATTGGTCACAAGGTAGTATTTTTTATTATATTGGTGTTAGGGGTGATGACAACATTAAAAATTATGCAGACAATAACCTATCTTTTGGTTTTACAAATGATGGTAGAATAAAATGGTCTGCAATTCGTTATTTGGGTATATGTCAAACAAATAGTGGGTATACCGAATCTTATTATGTTACAAATGGTCAAACGGACCCATTATGTGTTACAGATCTAAATAAAGATTTTAATATTACAATAACATTTGACCGATATAAAAGATTAACAGATTGTAATTTAGAAAATGATGGTGGTTGGAATGATTTAATTACCGGTAGAACATTAAATAACAATCCTCTTGATGTTATGACGGGGGCCACTCCCGATTATTCGTATCCTGAAGTTTTAAACAGAAAATGGGCGAATGAAAGAAAAAACAGATTGGGTATTTTAAAAATATATTTAAATGGTAGACCTATTGCAAAAATAAAAGATTTTGAAGAGGTAATACCTTCAAATAGAGGTGTTCAACCATTCATACAATCATGGGGAGGTGGTACACCATTAATGATGGGTATTCACGAAGGTGTTTCTGAATTTAATATAAAAACAATAAAATATTATGAAGAACCGTTAAATTTTGTTCAGGTTTATCATAATTTTATGACCAGACTGAATGAGTTTGATTTTGAAATTTGTGGTGTTAAATGTGATGATAATTTAATTGGTTCAGGTACGAATTTTAATTTAAATCTTAAGGCAATTTTCACTCCAGGATCTATTAAATCAAAATATATATTAACGTCAGATAAACCATTATTTGAATCTATAACATTAAATTTTGTTAATAATCTTGGTGTGATATCGGGATCACCAATAACAATAACAAATTCAGTATCAATAGAGCAAAATGGTACTAGTGGAAGTACGATTGTTAATTTGAATGATGATTACAATTTATTAAATGCCACAGCATCTTATGATCAATTAAATGTTGTTCCAAATACAATTAATGCTCAATATACAATAAATTATGAATTTATATTTGCACCAAAAAATGATTTAACATATCTAATAATTCCAAATAACGATATAAATTATAATATATTACCTAACGGGGATTTGTCTTATTTAATAATACCTAATAACTTAACACACTTAATAATCCCAAATAACGATACAATATATACAATTATACCTAACGGAGAATTGTCTTATTTGATAATACCAACCGGTGATCTGAATCACGAAATTTTGGAATAAATTTAATATGAAAAAATAAATAGTAAATTAAAGATATTTATAAATAAAATAAAAAATGGCAATAGGTGCAAGAATATTAAGTAATAATTTGAGTGGTAAAACAACAAATGTTACTTTTAATCCAACTTCCGGTGGATCGTTTAATTTGGGTGTCAAAACAGTTCCATTTAATTATTATGACACAAACCCATATGGTATATATGATTTGTACTTTGGGGAATATGATCACACATATTCTTTATTGGTACCCGATCCAACACCATTAGAATTAAGTTTAGAAACAGAAATTTTACCCGGTTCAATAATTGGTAAATTTAACTTAATTTCTAATCGTAGAGTTAGTGGTAACGTTACTTTATATTTTGAAATGTTTTTAAGTTTATTTTCAGGTGGTTCGGTGACTATTTCTACTGGTGTTACAATAAATCACTCAAACTTAACAGGACAAACAATTGTCACAATAAATGAAGAATATAGTAATTTGACCGGTGAAGTTTTATTTGGTCAACCGATTTTATCGGGGGCACCTCTTGGTTCTATTGCAGAAATCTTTTTAATTAATGCCCCAACACCAACGCCAACAGATACACCTACACCAACACCAACAGATACACCAACACCAACGCCAACGCCTACAATTGATCCATTTGGACCAATTTGTGTGTCCGATGCGGGATCATCTATTGTTAATGGTACATACACATTTGTGGGAATTGTAGATGGTAAAAATTCATATTCAAATGAAAATAATTTTATAGTTTGGGAGCCAGGATTTGGAGGATTTTGGTTTATAAAAAATATAGGAACTAGTTATTATTTTAGTAGCGACAATGTTGCAACACCTGATTTAGTTACTACGTGGGAATTAACTGGTCCGGGACAAAATCCTTTACCAATAGTTACATCAGGTACGTGTCTGTCACCGATTTCAGGTTGTTATACATCAGTTCAATTTGATGTAACTACAGATTCTACATATGTATTTTGGACTGATTGTTGTACAGGACAACAAAAAAATGATCTCATAAATTCTGGTGTTACAGAATATACACCTTTTGATAATAGTTGTATATCAGGTGGAACTTTTTATTTAGATTTATTCCCAAGTTACACTATAACTTATGTTGGTGATTGTCAGTGTCCACCATTAGATGAAGTTCTAGTAGATCCAATAATAACAGATAATAATGAATATATTTCAATCGGTGAGGGATTTTATCTTCAATTTATTGAATAAAAGTATAAAAAAATAAAAAAAAATAAAATGTTAACAGGAAAAACAATTGGTCAATTAACGAATTTAAACAGAATCACACAAGATTCACTTATACCAGTACAACTTGATGGTCAAACATATCATGTGATATATTCAGGATTTGTTGAACAGGTTTCAGATTTGATACCACAAGGTGTTGATAGTGGTACAACCGCGGTGTTGGTTTACGGTATTAATGTAATAACAACAGCAACAACTGAAAATTTTGCAGTAAAATTACCCACAACACCAATTAAAGGTAAGAGAGTTAGTGTTGTTAATAAATCCGATAGATCAATTAGAGTATTCCCATCAAATGGTGGTGGTGATATTAATGGTATAGTAGACGGATTTTTTAGAGTACCTAACGATGGTATATCATATGATTTTGTATGTTATGAAAATCCATTACCTGGCGGTTGGTCAACAACTGTAACACCATTAAGTTCAAATGTGGCGGATTATCCAATTTTTGAGATTAGTCATACTGGTGGAACAGAAACAAAGGCTTTCGGTGTATACGATTATTTTCAAGCACCATCAATAGGTATTGGTTCAGGTATAAATGTTGATACAAGTTTAATTTTATATCCTGATAGTCAATATTGGCACAGTTTTTCAACACCACAATCAATTAGTAAATTAACGGTAACAACAAATATATTGGACACTGAAGCCGATGGTAAGTATGGATTATTTGTTGGTATATATAAAGCATTAAAAGTTTCTCCTAACGGATCTTCTTCAGGTCTTCAAGGTGGTGGGGTTGATATTGGTGGTGATCTCGTTGGTATTGAATGGTATCCATACACATATACAACTAGAGTAACTCCAGGATCTTCTGTTGTTAATAATCCAACTCAGATAGGTGATTCAAATACACTCGGTGCAGTTCTTGATTTGAGTCTTAATCCAAATGGTCCAACATATGCCGGTCCAATTGATGCGGTGTTTAACCCGTACAGTAATGAATATTATGGTTTTGGTATTATAATACCTGCAACATATCCAAGTAAAACATATAAATTTAAATTTGTTGCTGAAACAGTATAAAAAACAAACCCTCTAAATTAGAGGGTTTTTCATTTAAAAAGATATTTATATTAAAAAGAAAAAATCATGTTAACAGGAAAAACCATCGGTCAATTAACTAATCTAGCAAATCCCACTTCGGACACATTATTTCCGGTAGAATTAAGTGGGTCAACATATCATATAGATTTTTCATCTATAACTAATAATCTAACATTTGAGGATATTACTTACTCAGAGTTATATGACAAATATACAGGTGCAACATTTGTTGCCGGTTCTTATTATAGAATAACAGATTTCCAAACTTGTTATGATCAACCTGATTATGATTACAATAAAAATTCCATAGTCGGAAATAACTATAAAGTTGCGGATATTGACTCAATAATTGTGTTTGCAACATCAAATTCAACTTTATCTGAAAACGCATATCAACCTTCTTATCCAAAAGATAGTATTAAGTATGATATAACATTTAATGTGACAGAAAGAACTGGATCACCAGCTAAAGGTAGAATAACAGAAAGAATTGATGAGTTTAATAACAGAACTGATTACGATCATAGAACAATTTTATTCAAAAGATATAGATACTATGAAGTTTCACTAAACAATCCATATCAAGGAACTGTTAGTGTTGCGGATATTTCTTCAACAGAAATGACAGTTTTTGGTACTGATACTATTTTCTTAAGTACTCTTATAGTGGGCGATAAGATTGGTTTTGAATCGGTTAATAATGATTTTAGGGTTTTTGAAGTAACAAATATTGTAAGTGATACCGAAATGGCTATTACAGGATTAACAACCGTAACTTTAGGTCCAAATACTAAAATGTATGGTACCTTTTGGGACGAATATGGTAGTTATTATCAAAACAATGTAGATGACCCTTCTTTATTTGGAGAGTATTATACTTTTGACGGTACTGGTAATTATAACAATTATATTGGTAATCATGCCAATTTATATCAAGAGAATGAAAATGACTTTATTTTAGCTAATAATGTTTTTCATAATAGATTTATAGGTAATAAATTTGGTCATAGTTGTTATAATAACACATTTTTTGATGATTGTTATGATAATAACATTGGAAACTATTTCTTTAACAACATTACTGATGATGACTTTGATGCTAATGTTATCGGAAATGAGTTTTTTAATAATAGAATTACCTCAAATTTCCAATATAATAGAATTGGTGAAAACTTTTATAACAACTATATAGTCCAAAATAGTTTTTATAGAAATAATATTATGAATGATTTCCGAGATAATGAAATAAGTGGAGGAGACTTTCAAAATAACGAAATAGGTAGTCAGTTCAATAATAATAAAATTAAACAACAATTTTATAAAAACGATATTGGTAATGGATTTTATAATAATGAAATTTATTGGGGAGGTAATGGAAATTTAATTGGTAACGGATTTAACAATAATAACCTTTATTGTGTGTTTTATGATAATGTTATCGGTGAATATTTTGAGAATAACACATTAGGTGATATTTTGAATCCTTCTAGTAGAGATTTTTATGAAAATAGAATAGGTACTAGATTCTCTAACAATACAATTAACGAATCGATTTATAAAAACCAAATTGATCATGATTTTTATAATAACACAATAAACTCAGATTTTTATACCAATATCATTGGAGAACGATTTGAAAATAACACAATATATGGTCATTTCTACGATAACCAAATATTCAATGAATTTAAAGGTAATATAATATATCAAGAGTTTTACACCAATAAAACAGGTTGGGGTGTTTCAGGAAATGAATTTAGTGGGATTTGTGCCGATAATTCTTTCGGTTCATTTTTCTTAGGTAATGACTTTTTTGGTAATGTTTTTGCAAATATAATTAAGGATGGATTTACAAGTAATATTATCGGTGACGGATTTGTTGGTAACAACATAGGTTCTGCTTTTCAAGGAAATACAATTGCACAAAATTTCCAACATAATGAAATTGGTAGTTTCTTCCAAAATAATATAATTGATGAAGGTTTCGGATTTGGAGGATTTAACTCACAGAAAAACTACATTGGTGATATTTTCCAAAATAATATTATTGGAGAATACTTTTACAATAATAGAGTTGGTAATTACTTCCAAAATAACACTATTGGTGATTACTTCCAATGGAATGTTATTGATACAGACGTTAGTGGGACTGATTTTACAACTAATTATGGTATTATAACATCATTTACGTATACTGCTTTAGGAACTAATAGAACGGATAATCCATGGTCAACACAGATTATTGAACTTTTTGAACCTACTAAATTTATAAATAGTGGAAACGGTGTTGGTTCTGACTTTCAGTTTACACCTGTTGGTGGTGAGGTTACAAGTATGTCACTTGTTTCATCAGGAACGTCTTTCAATGTTGGAGACACAATTACTATATTAGGTTCCGCTATTGGTGGTTCTGACGGTGATGGTGACATTGTAATAACAATAACCGGCGTAAGTCCTAATCCATCTGTATATGAATCATATACTTGTCATATTTTTGAAAGACAAGGTGGAAATAAAAGATTATCATATTACGATTCAAGTGATATATTAACAATTAAAGATATAAACGAATAAAAATGGCAACAACAAAATATATTGTAAATAACGTATCGGGACAAACAATACCTCAAATAAATTTAACAAGTCCTCTTAATTTTCCTGAAGGTAGTCAAATAGAATCAATACCTGAAAGTTCGGGTGATGGTTCAGGATTGACTACACTTATCCTAAAACCTGACGCAAGTACCGATGATAATCGTTACGTTGTTTTAGATCCAACCGGTCCTAATCACATTCACATTAGAGCCGGAGGTACTATTGATCAGAGTAACGCTGATTTAATAATTGGTGGTGAAAATAATAATCTATTAATAAGCGATTCATTAAATAAGGTACAAATAAAAACAACCGATGCAGAAGTTGAATTTATAGGATACATTGATAATGGATATGGTGATGGTCCAGGAGCAACACTACATGTTACCGATATGATTAACGGTACGATTACAGATGGTATGACAATATACGGTCCTGGAATACTTGGCGGTTATACTTTACAATTTGGTACTGTACTAACACCACAAGGAGATGGAGGAGTAGGTAACTACTTTCTACCAGGAGGTGATTTTTTAACAACTTCATCAACTTATATTGGCGGAGCAATAACTGCTAGTAACTGGACCTTCGGTGCAGACGGATCTTTAGAGTTTCCCGACGGATCTATTCAGACTACCGCAATTCCCGACTTAATAAGTAGTGGACCATCCGCACCAGGTAGTGCAGTGGTTGCCAATCCGACAAACGTAAACATTAACTTCTCAGATGGAGTTGGGACGGCTTGGAGTTTTTCTACTACAGGTCTAACCTTCCCTGATGATACGGTACAATCAACGGCATATGGACCTAAATATAAAGTGTACACTGCTTTATTAAGACAATCTGGAATAACTGACCCTGTTGTTACTGTTTTAGAAAATACTATTGGTGATATAGTTTGGACAAGAAATAATGTCGGATATTATTTGGGTACTTTAAGTAACGCTTTTCCTGAGAATAAAACATTCATAATTTATACTCATGATGGTCTTAATGGAAATACAGGATTTCCTGGAGGAGTTAGAATATCAAATAACGAAGTTCAGTTAGTCTTTAATGATGGAATTGTAAATGTTGGAGACTATATTGATATTGGTCAAGATGCGATAGAATCAATAGAAATAAGAGTGTATAATTAAGAAATAAAAAATAAAAAATAAATAATATGAGAATCTGTATATTATGTGAAGTATCTAAACTTTCACAAGTTAGAGAAAAAATGAAAAATGATAACATCTTAAACATAGATTTATCACCAACCGGAGAATCACCCGCAACACATAAAATGTGTGTTATGGCGATACCCGAAAATAAAGCACAAGAAATGATTAGTTCTGCTGAATTAACAATAATTGAAGCGATGAATCCAAAAGAATTTTTGGAAAAACATAATCTTAAAAAAATTGGAAAATACGGATTGTTATAAAATAAAAAAAAACTTTATCACAAAGGACGAATCCAATCAGATAATTAACTGGTTGGATTCTGTCAATCATATAGGTAATGATAGTAATTACCATCTCACTGAACTTTCAAAAACATTAAAGGGTAAATCTTGTATATTCGATATTTCAAATACCTATTTAACAAATTACATCACAAAATTTCAATCAATATCTGACGTTTCAAAAGAACCTTTACCTGATTTTATCTATAAAATAATAGATAGAATATCTGAAGAATTTAATTTCCCAAAAGACAATATTTTTTTACAGGCTGTAGACATGAATAAAGGTGGAAAAATAAATCCACATTATGATGCGTCAATTGATGGTTATGTTAATTACAAATGTAATATAAGTGTATTATCTGAGGATTATGATTTTTTTATTGATAGGGAATCAATAAAAATTCAAGAAACAGATTTATATGGATTTGAAGCTTCTCTTTATAAACACTGGACAAATGAATTTAATTCAAGAAGAGTTTTTTTGAGTTTCGGATTTATTTTGAAATATGAGGATCTTGGTAGAAATATAAACGACCCGAGAGTTAGATTAAGTAAAAGAATTGAGAAATACTTTCAAAAGTAAAATATTTATAAAATAAACCTATATGGAATTTAATATAAGACAGGGAGCAACTGAACCAATTTTAAAATTAAGATTAATTGATGATGGTAAAAACGACAAGTCATCTTTTAATGATATGTTAGAAAATTCAAATATCACATTTGATATGTATGATTTTAAAACAGAAGAACCTCAAATTTTAAATGGTCAGTGTTTAATAACCACAAGAACCAAGAAATACGACCAAACAACCGATGAATATTATATTACATATAGATTTACAGAAGAAGGTACATCTGTAAAAGGTAAATTTGAAGGAATTGTTACCATTCAATTTTTAGACACAAATTCGAATCCAACAACAAAATTAATTGTTCCGTTAAAAGAAAAACTATTTATCAACATTTTTTGATTTAGGGTAAAATTTTTATTATATTTATTAATGTTAAGACAAACTACCGATTTTCGGTAAGCTAATGTGTCACATTTAAAAATATAATAATGAAAGATGTTATCTCTCAGGAAGTTATCGAGAGCTTCCTAAACGGTGCAGATCCCGAAGAATTTATCGTTGGTGTAGAATACGATTATCCCACAAATAAAATTTATAAAATTATACAAGACCCCCAAAAGGGTAAAGTTGTTGTTCCCGACACGTTCACACCATTTTTGTGGGTTTCAGATCTAAATGGATTAAATTTTTACGGTAATAGTAAAATGACTCAAAAGAAAAAAATGGGTGAATTTGGTATTATTATCGAAAAATTAGAAACTCACGGTAATGAACGATTAGAAAACGGAATGAAGTTTCTTGTTAAGAGTATTAAAGGTTATACAGAATTAATTAATTTTTTTAGGTTTGGTGGGTTAAATCCTTGGGGTGATGAAACTAAAAAATATTTCACAATATTATCACCTGTTGAACAATATCTTATTCAAAAGAAAAAAAGATTGTTTAAGGGTATCGATGATTATAGTGGTGTACATAGACTTGTATTTGATATTGAAACCACAGGTCTTGAACCTGAAACCAATAAGATAATCTTAATTGGTATGAAGGATAATCGTGGTTTAGTTAAAACAATCGACGCTTTCGGTGATGATGGTGAGAAAAGATGTATCGAAGAGTTTTTTAAAACAATAAAAGAATTAAAACCAACAATAATTGGTGGATACAATTCAGCTTCATTTGACTTTCCGTTTATACTTAAAAGGGCGGAAATACTTGGTGTTAATGTTGAAGGGTTGACAAGTATTTTAACCTCACAGGGAATAAAAGAAAAAGAAGGTATATTAAAACTCGCTAATGAAATCGAACCATATACCCAACATATCATTTGGGGTTTCAATATTATTGATATTGCACATTCTGTAAGAAGAGCTCAGGCGATAAACTCAGAAATCAAATCTTGGGGTTTAAAATATATAACAAAATATCTCGAAAAGGAAAAAGAAAATCGTGTTTATGTTGACGGTCCATTTATTTCCAAAATTTACTTAGATAATGAATTATACTACGTAAATCCAAAAACGGGAAAATATAAAAAAATTGGTGAGAAAGGTACTGAAGGACTATTGGAAAAATATCCTGGTAAATATGAAATATGGTCAGGTAAAAGAATTGTAGAACAATACTTGGATGATGATCTTTATGAAACGATGATTGTTGATGATTCTTTTAGTCAGTCTACATTTTTACTTTCTAAATTAGTACCTACCACTTATGAGAGAGTTGCAACAATGGGTACAGCAACATTATGGAAAATAATAATGTTGGCATGGTCTTATGAAAATAATTTGGCAATACCTGAAAAAGATGAAAAGAGGGCAATTACAGGTGGGTTATCAAGATTATTAAATGTAGGTTATGCGAAGAACATTGTTAAATTTGACTATGCATCTCTTTATCCATCAATTCAACTTGTATATGATGTGTTTCCCGATTGCGATGTTATGGGTGTACAGAAATCAATGTTGAAATATTTCCGTAATATTCGTATCAAATATAAAAGACTTGCCGGTGAACTTTCTAAAACAAATCCTGTTGAGGCGGAAATGTATGATAGGAAACAATTACCTATTAAAATTTTCATCAATGCATATTTTGGTTCATTATCTGCACCACAAGTATTTCCGTGGGGTGATATGAATATGGGTGAAACTATTACATGTGTGGGTAGACAATGTCTTCGTATGATGATTATGTTCTTTATGAAGAAAGGTTATAAACCACTTGTAATGGACACTGATGGTGTTAACTTTGAAACACCTGAAGATATTGACAAACATATTTATGTCGGTAAAGGATTAAATGAATTAGTTACAGAAGGAAAAGAGTATAAAGGTATTGAAGCGGATACTGCCGAGTTTAATGATATTTTTATGAGAAATGAGATGGGGTTAGATATTGATTATGTTGCCCCATCTTGTATCAATGTTTCAAGAAAGAATTACATCATTAAATTAATTAAGAAAGGTAAGGAAAAAATAAAATTAACAGGTAATACGATTAAATCAAAAAAATTACAACAGTATATTGTTGAGTTTTTAGATGAAGGTTTAAAATATTTGTTAAATGGTGATGGACATTCATTTGTTGAATTATACTATTCATACGTTGAAAAGATATATAATAAAGAAATTCCACTATCTAAAATAGCAAACAAATCACGTGTAAAACAAAATGTGGAAGATTATAAAAAACACATAAAGAAAACAACTAAGGCAGGATCACTGATGTCAAGACAAGCTCATATGGAATTAGTTATTCAAAATAACTATCCTGCCGGTTTGGGTGAAACAATATATTACATCAACAATGGTCTTAAAAAGTCTTCGGGTGATGTACAAAAAATAAGTAAACCAACTAAAAAACAACAAGAAGAATACCTACAAAAACATGGTGTAGAAATGCCGAACGATTTCATAGAAGTTAATTGCTACATGATATCAGAAAAAGATATTCAAAATAATCCCGACATGACCGGTGATTATAATGTGCCTCGTTATCTTAATAATTTTAATAAAAGAATAGAACCTTTATTAGTTGTGTTTAAACCTGAGATAAGGGAAGATATATTAATAGAAGACCCAAAAGATCGTCAATACTTTACAAAATCACAATGTGAATTAATCAGTGGACATCCATTAAAAGAAGGTGGTCAAGATAATTTTGATGAAGTTATGACACTTTCAGATAGTGAGGTGATATTTTGGAATAGAGTTAATCGTGACCCTTATTTTATGTATGTGGAAGATAGTTTAAGTTTAGTTGATCAATATTGGGTTGATCACAATAGAAAAGTTGTTTCATTACAAGAAAACTCTGTTATAAGTAATGAAGATGAAATAATTGAAACGAATGGTAATGATTTTGCATACCACGCAGATCATGTTTAGATAATATTGATCGGACTTGGCATTGCTCTAAATTTCAATGAACCATTAAGGAATTCCGCCTCGTTTTTCTTTCTTTCTAAAAGTTTTTCGGGGCGGAGTCTTTCTAAACGTGCCATTAATTCTTCAACAAGTTTTAATCTTTCGTCTTTACCTTCTGTAAGTAATGAAGAGTAATCTAATTTAACCTCACTATCAGGAACTTTAAGGTCACCTGAGAATTTACCCCAAATTCTTGCCAAACCTTCTTTACAATAACCAATAAAATATTTTCTAACCCAGTTTTGTGAAGGTTTATTAAGATCATCCCAAGTTAATGGATCGGTCATAACATCTGAAGGTAATCTGATAATATCTTTGTTTTTCTCTAAACATTCATCTCTATTGTCACCGGCATCATAATACCAATACCAAACTCTTGTATTTTTATTTATTGATCCAAAATCAAATTTACCACCCGGTACATTAAGTAAGTGTACTATTTTAGTTCCATTTGGACCTGCAGTTATTCTATATGTTAAATCACCACCAATTAATCTATTTTTTAAATTCCTATCACCCATTCTTAATAATAGGTCAAACGCGGGTAATAAGAAATAAGAACCTGACGCACCTACTTGTGCGAAACCCCCGACACCACCAAATGCAACACCCCCAAGACCACCAAAACCACCTAAAAATGGGTCAACAATAGAGTCGGTTAATGTGGCCCTTGTAAACCATAATAATTCATTAATTTCACGTCCTGCGGGGATTACATATGTTTGTTGATTTTGTACTAAATCAAAATAATCTTTTTTAAGTTCCCATGGACCGTTTGCTTGTAACCCCACTATCTTTGAATATGCGTAAGTGTATTGAGTTTCATAATCTAAACTTCTATTTGTAAATGCCCTTGTTAATGAGTTGTTATCAACGTCCAAATTAGCCAATGCAGACCATTGTGATTCGATTAACCAATCGTTTACATATTGCTCATATTCTGATATCGCCAGCTGTAAAAAACTATCCATTTGTTCTTCAGTTAACTCTACTCCTCTAACTGGCATACCTAAAAGGTGTAAAACTTGGGTAAATAATTTGTCTTTTTCTTCCGGTGTTATAATAGTCGCCGCCATAATTTGTTTATTTACTATAAATATCTTATATTTCGGTATTATGACATTACAAGAAAGATTAAAAACATTAAAAATCGATCCTCTTTTAAAAATGTCATTAAATGACGAAATTTCTAAAAGTTGGCAAAGAAATAATAGAATAAAATTATTTTTAAGAGAGGAGATAAATAAAATTTTAAGAGAAATTTATGAACCATTGGGTATGTGGAAACAGAACCCGAAATCAGAAAAAAAAGATATTGGTGTTATAATAAATAATGAATGGTCGCCATTAATGCAAGCAGATACAAATTACAGTTGTCATACAATAATTGCTAATAGGTGTAATAAATTTTTAGTTAATCTTTATAGGGTAAAAGGTATTGAAGAAATTATAATTGATAATGAGATTTTTTCATATAAAAATCAAATAATTTTTAATATTAACGACACTGAAAGTGAAACTATAGAAAAAATAAAAAAATTTTTAAAAATTGTTAAATATAAGAAAAACGATATTTTTCTTATAGGTTCTCCTATGTACCATGAATTGATTGAATTATTTAATAAAACGATGGGTATTGGTGATAAAGCACAAAAATTTTATGAAGAAAACATTAATGATTTTTTTGACGATATCGTAAATTATGTTTCAACAAAAGGTAGAGGTGATTATAATGATAGAAAAGAAGGTATTGATCTGTGGTTAAATCATCAATCAAAAAAAACAACACATCAAATAAAAAGTATATGTAATATTGAGGAACATGACGATTATTATTTTCTTGATGTTAGTGTAAGTCAGACATCAAAATGTAACTATTACGTTTTCGTATGTATCGGTAAAAGAATTGTTATTTTTGAAAATAATAAATCAAAAATTGAAATAAAAAACAATGGTGTTTATTTTCCTAAAAAATTATTATATAAAGAAAAAATATATGATAGATAAAAAAATAGACGAACTATTTAGGATATGTGTAATAAATAATTTTGATTTTATTTTACAAAGAGAAGGTGAGAATAATTTTATAAATCACACTTTAGAACCTAAAAAAGAAATTATTGTAAATTTTTCAAATAATGAAGATAAAAACTTTGTAAAATTGTTAGATGAAAAAATTGAAGAATTAAAGAATATTATTCAATAATTCAGTACTGAAGTTTTCAGAATATTCACCGTCACCCATTACCTGATCAATAATACCCTTCTTTTTATTTAAGATATTATATATTATCATTTCAATAGTGTTTTCAAATATTGGATAATATACGAGAACACTATTTTTTTGTCCGTATCTGTACGCCCTATCTTCCGCCTGTGAATGGTGAGCGGGAACAAAAGAAAGATCATTCATAATAACCCCTTCAGCCGCAGTTAATGTGATCCCAACACCACCGGCAACAATGTTAGAAATAAAAACTTTTATTTTACTTTCATTTTGAAATCTATCCACACTTTCCTGTCTTTTTTGTTTAGACATACGACCGTCTAATATTACAGAATTTTTCTTGTATTTTTCTTGTAACAGTTCTAATGTACTTGTGAAATTAGTAAAGACAATTACTTTCTTATCTTGTTCAATAAATTTGTCAATTAACTCACAAGTGTATGGTACTTTTTCTTGTGCGATAATTTGTCTAACTTTCATTAGACGATTAATCGTGACACTCAGACTTTCTTCTTTTTTATTTTCTTTAGATATTCTCATGAATTCTTCTAACTCTTCATTATAAAAAGTACTTTTTAAATCCAAGAAAACGGGTGTTATTATCTTTTCAGGTAGATCAAGAATATCGGTTTTCATTCTTCTTAAAACAATATTCTTAGTTCTTTCACGTAATTCGTCTAAATTACTAGCGCCACTTGTATTCCACACTTTTCTATTACCAACCCTGAATTGATACCCCTTACAATATCTGTAAACATAATGTTGCCAATTTAAAGTTAATGGGGATTCCACAATCTTTAAAAGATTATAATAGTTAATTGGTCTTGATGTCATTGGTGTGCCTGTTAATAACCATACTTTAGGTATCTTACTTAAAACGTCATTTAACAATCTTGTTCTTTGTGCTGTATTGTTTGAAATATAGTGTGCTTCATCGACGATTGCAAGGTCAAATCCTGCGTTAACCAATAATTTATAATCTTCACTATCTTCACTATTATCCGTTGTGTGATAGTTTTTGATTATATCGTAATTTATAATATAATAATCAAAAGTAGAACCCCACTTCCTACCCTCAACAATTAATATTTTTCTATCACTATAATTTCTTATTTCTCTCTCCCAATTTATTTTAAGTGAAGCCGGACAAACAATTAAAATCTTTTTTGCTTCAGACTCCAAAGAAGCGATGACAGCAGATGTTGTTTTACCTAATCCCATATCATCCGCAAGAATAAATTTATTGTTGGCCAATAATTTTTCGATCGCCACTTTTTGATGTTCTAATGGTGGTCTTTTTTCATATTTTGAGTAATCAATGATTCTATCTAATTTTTTCTCTTCTTGTAGTATTGCCCCTTTTGGTAACCACATTGCGTGGTTTTGTTCAGTGTCTAAAATCTTACCCCAAATGTGATATGCTTTATCTGTCTCACACAATAATTTTTCACACCAAATCTTTTCAGGTACTTTTGGTAATAATTTATCTTCTCTGATTTTTTCACCAAAACTTGGTACTAAATTCAGATATTTTCTAGCAACTTTAGGTTTAACCGTATGATATTTTAATACATAATCAGATTGTGGTCTAGTTAATTTGAAATTTTTAACATTTACAAATTTATCTTTCCACTCTAAAAGTTGGTTATTAAACCCATCATAAACAGATAATATTTCTCTGGCTTCTACTTCTGGTATATTTTTCTGCATATTAACTAATATAAGTAAATAGAATGTATTTTTAAACTATTTATTAGGTATGGACAATAAATTACCTATAACAAGACTATCCAAGTTTTTCTCTCAAGAAGATTTTGATTTCAATTTAGAATTGGGTCAGGAATACTTACATGGTGATGTGAACATGAAAGTAGTTGTATATCGTGTTGATAGACAAAAAACAGATAATGACAATGTTTATGGTGAGGTTGGTATGGACGAAATAAAATTTTTTCCTCCTGTTGAAATAAATGCTTTGGTAAAAATAGAAGAACCAAAAAATAATTCATATAAAGGGGGTTTGATTCGTTATAGTGAACACGGGAATATGACAATTTCTGTATACATCAAACATTTAGACGAATTAAAAATAGATATAAAATATGGTGATTATGTGGGGTATCCCGAATCTGAAACTAAAATGAGATACTATCAAGTGACAAATGACGGTAGAGTGACATCTGATGGTAAACATAAAATGTTCGGTTATAAACCACATTATAGAACAATAACTTGTGCATTTGTACAAGAAGGTCAATTTAGAGGAGTTTAAAATGGGTATACCTAAAAAGAAAAATAATATTCAAGTTTATCTCGGTAAAGAATTATTACCGAGAAGACAGGAGTTGTTAGATTTTATTACTAAATCAGATCCATACTTACCCGATTCTATTTTACATGATGATTTGGATAGAGGTATGTTAGATTATGTTGAAAAGAATTTTGTTGTTGTTTCTGATGGTAAAAAAATACCCATGATCCCAAGAATTTTAACAATACAAAGATGGGCGGAATTACAAAATACGTGGGAATATAGTGATGAGGAGGGAAACATAAATTTACCTTTTATTTCTGTAGTTAGGAAACCAGATGTTCAGCCAGGTACAAATCCATCCGTATTAAGGACTATTCCCGATAGACATAGATTTCATTATTCTACAGTTAAAAAACAAGATGCTAATGGTATGTTAGGTGCTGATGTATATAAAATACCACAACCAATACCTGTAGATATTAGTTATGACGTTACAATTGTTTGTAATAAATTCAGAGACTTGAACAGATTTAATAAGATGGTTATGCAAAATTTTAGTTCAAGACAAGATTACACAACAATAAAGGGACATTACGTACCATTAATTCTTGAAAGAATTGAAGACAATACACCTATGGATACAATTGATGGTAGGAGATTTTATGTTCAAAACTATCAATTTATTTTACTTGGATTTTTAATTGATGCTGAAGAATTTGAAGTTAAGCCAGCGGTTAACAGAACAATTTTATTAACCGAATTTGTTGATACGAAAAAAATGAGTAAAAAAGTGGTACCAAAAAATATAGACATAATAATCACAACATTATATGGTAATGGTATTCAGACTATATTTGGTGTTGGTGAACCTATGGATATATTATTTAATGTTGCAATAAACGGTCTGATTCAACAATTAGGTGTTGATTATTACCATATTGCGGGAACATCTAAAGTAACCTTTGTTACACCGCCTCCACCAGGTAGTGTAATAACAATAACATACTATAAAGGAACATCTAACGCAATTTTAGTTAACAATCAAGGTTTTGTTTTACAAGTTACCACTGAAAATTTCACATATGACGGATCGTCATTAATTTTTACAACATCTAACCCAATTAACGATATTGTTACATTTACAATAAATGGACTTATTGAAAGTGATGATATAAGTTTTAGTGTTACCGGTACAAATACAGTAGAACTAAGTTTTACACCTATTGTTGGGTCTAAAATTGGTATAACTTACACATATTAAGTTTCACCATATAAATCTTTTTTCTTTGGTTTACATAATTCTTCTATCATTTTTTCCACGACCTTATGAATTTTTAAACCATTTTTATCACAGTGTTTTTTTAACATTTCGTGGTGAATATCACTAATTTTTATGTTTTTTATTTTCTTTTCCATATCTAAAGATAAATAAAGATAATAAAGGATAGAATACTATCTTTTATGTTGAAGATAAAAAAATCTTTGGTAAAAATAAAGATATTTATAAATAAAAGTAATAAAAATATTTTAATCAAAAGAAAAATCAATGGCAACTTCAAACAGAGTATTCGTGTCACCAGGTGTGTACACATCTGAATTAGATTTAACATTTGTTGCACAAAGTGTTGGTGTAACTACATTGGGTTTGGTTGGGGAGACATTAAAAGGACCTGCTTTCGAACCAGTATTAATTACAAGTTTTGATGAGTTTAGAACATATTTCGGAACAACATCACCTGAAAAAGATGGTAATGGTAATCCAAAATATGAATTAGGATATGTTGCAAAATCATATTTAGAAGAATCTAATCAATTATTTGTAACAAGAGTTTTAGGTTTAACAGGTTACAGACCTTTTAACACTTTTGGTATTAGAACATTAGGTGGTGTTACTGTAGATACAACCGCAACTCCTACAACCACAAATGGTGGAATGTCAACAACAGCAGTTACATTAAGTGCGTTTTATACTGAACTATCAGATAAGTTAACAACAGATGGTACTACAATACCTGAGTATATAAGTGGAACAACATTTAATGGTGGTAACTGGTTTACAGTTGGACCTGTTCCTAATTCATCAGTATCTGGTTTAACTGGTACAACAATATCATCACCAATAGGTACAAACAATGGTAAAAATTGGTATAATGTTTATTATACTGAATCAACTCCAGGTGTAGATACAACAATTGATGGTGTTTATTCTTATTTATTTGTTTATCCCGATACAGGAAATACATTTACCGTAACTAGATTCAAGTATCCTGCTTCTTTAAATACGGATTATTCGAATGTTATTGTTGCGGCATTAAGATCTAGAGGTAGATATGTTGGTCAATCTTTAACATTAGAAGTGACAAATTCTTCAAATGTTAATATCACATCTTCTACATTAGATTCTGATCCTTTAAGTGAATTCAAATTAAGTGTTAATGGATTAACCGGTGGTCTTAAATCATATCAATGTAGTATGGATTTAACATCTTCAAAATATATTGGTAAAGTAATTGGTAATTCTGTATTTGATAAATCTTATGTTGAATTCCCTTTATATCTTCACGAGTCTTATCCTAATTTAGTTAAAAATTTATATAAACAAGGTTTAATTAGAGGTTTAAGTACTAGTAATGTTTATAATTTAGACCAACTCGATTTCGCGGAAAGATGGAGTACTGCATTGTCACCAACAGTAGTATCTGAAGTTCGTGGTGGTAAAGTTGCAGATCTTTTTGATGTTATCACAATATCTGATGGTGAAGCGTCTAATCAACAAGTAAAAATTACAATTGCTAACATTAATTTAGATACAAAAGAATTTGATTTACTTGTTCGTGATTTTAATGATACCGATGAAAATGTAGTGGCTCTTGAAAAATATTCAAGATGTTCTATGGACCCTGAAGTTCCGGGATATATTGCTAAAAAATTAGGTACGAGTGATGGTGAATATGAATTAAAATCAAAATTCATTATGTTGGAGATGAAAGAAAACGCACCGGCAGATGCAATTCCCGCAGGTTTCAAAGGTTTTTCAAGTAACACAAGTTTCGGAACAAATTCAATATTGGGTAGTTTAATGTATAAAACAGAATACTTCGATGCGGGTGATATCGTTGGTTATGAATCCGACGGATCTCCAATCACAACAAATGGAGATAAACCAAGAAAAGTATCTTTAGGTTTTTCAACTCAAGAAGGGTTCAAGTATGATAACGATCTTTTAAAATATAAAGGTTTAAGTTCAGAAGATACAACAACATATGCATTCCACTTATCTGTTAACGCCGCGTCAATTACGGGTATAACATATAAAACAACCCCATATGATTTAGAAGGTTTAAATAAAGATAAGTTAGAAAATATAACTTTCCGTAAGTTCACATTCGCGGCTTATGGTGGATTTGATGGTTGGGACATTTACAGAAATGTAAAAACAAACACCGATCAATACATATTTGGAAAAAATACATATGTGTCAAACTGGGAAAGTAATGGTGGTGTTTTCAGTTCTACTGAAGGTAACTCAGATTATTATGCTTTTCTAAAAGGTATTGAAACATTCTCAAATCCTGAGGCGGTAAATATAAATGTATTCGCAACGCCTGGTCTAAACTTTTATGATCACAATTCATTAACTAATCAAGCAATTGATATGGTTGAAGAAGAAAGAGCCGATTCATTATATATTATAAATTCACCAAATGTAGATGATGCCGAAGAAGTTGTTGGTATGTTAGATGATTTAGGTTATGATAGTAACTATTCAGCTACATACTGGCCTTGGATACAGGTAAGAGATGGTGATAATGCAACACAACTTTACATACCACCAACAGGTGAGGTATTAAGAAATGTAGCATTAACTGATAATGTTTCTTATCCATGGTTCGCGGTTGCGGGTTATTCAAGAGGTTTAGTTAAATCAATTAAAGCTGTTAAGAAATTAACATTGGACGAAAGAGACATTCTTTACAAAGGTAGAATAAACCCAATTGCGACTTTCTCAGATACAGGTACAATAATTTGGGGTAATAAAACCTTACAAGTTAGAGAATCTGCACTTGATAGAATTAACGTAAGAAGATTATTATTAAGAGCAAGAAAATTAATATCTGCGGTAGCCGTTAGATTATTGTTTGAACAAAATGATGATCAGGTAAGAAATGAATTCTTAAGATTGGTTAATCCAATAATGGAAGCAATCAAGAAAGAAAGAGGTCTTTATGATTTCCGTGTTACGGTATCAAATGCCCCTGAAGATATTGACGCTAACACATTGAGAGGTAAAATCTATATTAAACCTACTCGTTCTCTTGAATTTATTGATTTAGAGTTCATTATAACACCAACAGGTGCTTCATTTGATAATATATAATCTAAAAGGAGATAAAAATAAAGGTGGTCTAGTTGACCACCTTTTTTATTCTAAAAAATGTTTCACGAGAAACATTTATTTTATAAAGATTATATTTTTATATTTCACCCAGTATACTAGATCCAGTATTCTAGTTTTATATTATTTATAAACTTATTTTATTTATTGTAATATTTATACTGGGACCAGATATACTAGTAGTAAAAAACTACGAAAAATATTTGATAAAATCAATAATATCTAAAAATATTTTTTGATTTACGACATATTTATAATAAAGATAAAAAAAACAAAATAATCTACAATGGCAGATTTACTAATGAAAATGCCGGTTCCTTACGAACCGAAAAGACAGAACAGGTTTATCCTTCGTTTCCCTTCGTCTTTGGGAATTAACGAATGGTATGTAATATCAACACAGAGACCATCAGCAAAAATAAATGCAACTGAGATTCCTTTTTTAAATACCTCAACATATGTTGCTGGTAGATTTACATGGGATGAGATGAAAGTAACATTTAAAGACCCAATTGGTCCTTCTGCCGCACAGGCGTTAATGGAGTGGTTCCGTTTACATGCAGAATCAGTTACAGGTCGTATGGGTTATGCTGCTGGTTATAAAAAAGATATTGAATTAGAAATGTTGGACCCAACAGGTGTTGTTGTTGAAAAATGGATTCTTCAAGGTACATTTATAACAAGTTTAAATTTTGGTTCACTTGATTACAAACAAGATGAAATTGCATCAATTGATTGTGGATTAAGACCAGATCGTTGTATTCTTGTTTATTAATACTATAAATTTTTTATTTTTAAAACCAATAGATATTTTTCTATTGGTTTTTTTATTTTAAAAACTTTACTTTAACATAGTTATTTATTAAATTAACTTATTATGGAAGAATTAAGAATAGACCCAACAATCGCATACGATGTGGTAGAATTACCATCAAGAGGAATACACTACCCAAACAATAAAAAATCAGTAAGAGTCGCATATCTAACAGCAACAGATGAAAATATATTAGCCGCACCTAATATTGTTAATACGAATGGTGTTGTTAATGAATTATTAAAAAGAAAAGTTTTAGACAGAGACATAACTATTGACGAATTAATTGATGAAGATATTCAAGCGATTTTAATTTTTCTTAGAAACACTGCTTTTGGTTCAGAATATAAAGTAACATTAACTGATCCGAAAACAAATAAAGATTTTAATGTAACCGTTGACTTAGGTACATTAAAAATGAAAGATTTCACTTTAACACCAGATTCAAATGGTGAATACAAATATTTTATGGAAAAATCTAAGGTAGATGTTACTTTTAAATTTTTAACAAAAAAACAAGAAAGTGAAATAGACGAAATTCAAAAAAGTTGGAATGGTTTAGGTGTACCACCGATTATGACAAAAAGGCTTGAATTTATGATTAAATCTGTTGCAGGTAATAAAGATATGATGAATATTAAAAATTTTATTGATAGATTACCAATTAAAGATGCTCAGGACTTTAGAAAATTTATAAACGATAACAAACCAGGTTTAGATTTAACACAAAAAACAATCGCCCCATCAGGAGAAGAAGTCCTATTTGTTATAGGTTTCGGGGTGGACTTTTTTCGCCCTTTCTACGGAATATAGAAAGGATCAACTTTCAGAGATATTATTTTTGGTTAAAAAAGGTTTTACCTATTCGGATATTTTGTCCATGCCTATTTATATAAGAAGATATTTCATAAATTATATAATAGAATTAGAAAAAGGTTAAAATAATGCCAAATTTAAATTATTCAGCGTTAGCAAGATTTTCAAATGATTATACTGACGTATTTAATGAAGCTTTAAGACAAAATGGTGGTAATCCATTAACTTCCGATGAAAAAAGAAGATTAATGGATGAATGGAATAAGGTACAAAAACAATCTAACTCTGGATCAAGTTCATCTAGCACAAGTGGTACAGGTACTGTTAGTACCGGTAGTGCAATTAAGGATGTTGGTACAGCATCTTTGAACGCTGTTATGGGTTTATTAAAAACTCAAGAATCACAATCAAATACTTATTTACCTAATTTACAAGATCAATTGGTGGGTATAGATGATCTAATGGAAAAAATTAAGACAGGAACTTTTACTTTACAAGGTATGGGTAAAACACTTGTCGAAATGGTGGCCAAGGGAATGGAAAGTTATTATGCACGACAGACAAAATTATTAGAAGAAGTTAACTCCAAAGCACTTTTAACAGGTGATCTTTCTAGAGATTTTAGAGAAACAATAACAGACGCCAACCCAAGATTAGTTCAACTTGGTATTAGTTTTGCGGAGGTGGCAGATGCTGCAATTTCAATTGTAAATGAAAGTGGTAGATTTGCATTGGTCAATCAACAAACATTAGAAAAGGCGGGAGAGGTTGGTAAGGCATATTTAGGTTCAATGCAAGACATGGTTAGCTTATATGATGATTTTGAAAAAATAGGTATAGGTGCACAAGAAGCAAATTCAGCAATAGAAAGAGCGGGTAAACGTTCTATGGAACTCGGTTTACAATCTAAAAAAGTAATTGGTGACTTAGCACAAAATATGGACAAAATAAATTCGTATGGTTTTAAAAACGGTATTGATGGATTGGCAACTATGGCAAGAAAGGCAACTGAATTTAGAATGAGTATGAATGAAGTTTTCCAAATAGCGGATAAAGTTATGAATCCTGAAGGTGCGTTAGAATTATCCGCTAATTTACAAGTATTAGGTGGTGCAATAGGTGATTTTAATGATCCACTTAAATTAATGTACATGTCAACAAACAATGTTGAGGGACTACAGGACGCATTAATTGGTGCTGCAAAAGGTTTGGCAACATATAATTCTGAACAAGGTAGATTTGAAATAACTGGTGTTAATTTACGTAGAGCAAAAGAAATGGCCGCTCAAATGGGTATTTCATACAAAGAACTCGCACAAGGTGCTTTGGCAGCGGCTGAAAAATCATCGGCGGCTTCTGATTTATTGGCTAGAGGTTTAACTTTAGATCCTGACCAAACGGAATTTTTAACAAACATAGCGAGAATGAAAGATGGTAAGATGACCATCGATTTAGGAAAATCACCAGATTTACAAAAATATTTTGGTAAACAAGAAGTTGCATTAGATGAGTTAACAGACCAACAAGCAAAAGAATTATTACAATACCAAGACCAATTAAAAGAAAAAACAACAGAAGACATTGCGAGGGGACAGGCTTCAAATATTGAAAACATAAAAAGAGATGTCAATTACATTGCGTTATTGGGTATGAATCAGGCGGGTAAAAAAGGAACTCAACTTGCGGAAACATTAGGATTTGGACCAACAGCACAAGCTAAATTAGCACAATCAACTAAAACCGAATCGGTTGCAGGAGGTAAATTGGTTACAGACTTTGTTGATAAAATGGGTAATAGTGTAGATAATCAGTTAAAAGAAGGTCAAAAGATAATTAGGGATGGACTTAAGGCTCAAAATATGAACAAAGAAAACAAAGAAGCATCAAACACAAAAACAACCGCAACAACATCAAATAATGCACCACAAACAAATAATAATATAGTATTTGATTACGATAAATTTGGTAATATAATAAAAAGAATAAAAATTGAACCTACAGTTGTATCACCAACAAAAAATAGTTATCTAGTGGTAGATGAATAATTTTTTAATTAAAACCTATTTATAATATAAATTATAGATGCCAACATATTTAGATTTTAATACAACAAGAACATTTAGGGATGCGTTAATTGTTAGAACACTACAACAACCAAATGGTCCACAGACATTTAATGCAAGTAACTATACAGTACAAAATCTAAGTGATTTTTCAAATGTAGATCCGGGTGCGGTAGATACAAATAGAGCAAATGATTTACAACAACATCAAAATTCTAACACATTTAAACCGTTACAATATTTTGTTAAAGATAGGATAGATACAATTCCAAGAAGAGCAAATTTATTATTATATTATAATGGAACACCATATTTTAGAAGTGGTAACTATAATTTAGTTGGTATAATGACCACATCAAATTACGATAATGAATCTGAATTATTTAAATTTGCGGCATCATATATTAGGGATAAAGATCAAAAGGGTCCCGTGTATTCTAGAATAGAACAAAATCTTAAAAGAGTAACAGAAGGTAGGGTTAGATTATTAGATGCAATAAGAGGTAATAATACCACAGCAATAAATCTAATAACAGGTAGAGAACCGTTAGTTGATCCAAACTATCAAATTACTGTTGCAAAAACATTACCCGGTAAAGCCATTGATTTTTTACAATCTGTTGCCGGTGTGGAATTCCCATTTACAGAAATACCTGGTGATTATTTAAGTAAAATGTTAGACCTGATACAAGAACTGAATTAGGTGCGATACTTCAGGATGTCACAGGTGCTTTAGGTTCTTTAATCGGTATTCAAAGAAGACCACAAAGAGACAGGAAACCTTCTGATCTTTTTATTGAGTATATGGGTCAGGGTCAGAAACAAAGATTATTTGACAACTTATCTTTTTCAAAATATGCACCAAATTATACCACAACAGCAAGATCACAAAATTCATCTAAATTATTTAATTTTGTTGATAATGTTGCACAAGGTGTTAAAAATGTTTTAGGTGTTGAAGCACCGGCAGGTATCGCATATATCGGTGATGACAGAGGAAATGATGTAAAATACGCGATGAGTGATTTTAATGATAGACCTGTTAAAAGTAATTTTTATTTAACTTTAATGTTTGATGAGATACAAGCAACTCTATTTCAAAGAACAAAAAATATCGGTGAGGGAGGACAGATTTCAAATAAATTAACTTGGATAAGTAAAAATTCAAAAAATAAAATAGGTGCGAACAACGAGTTTTTTAATTTACAAAAATCAAATTACGATCAGTCTCTATCGAGTGGTTTTGATTTTAGAGAAGATTCTATTTTAGGAGTAACACAAGAACTATTAAATACATTACCAACAAATGGTGGTGAAGCCCGTTCACATGTGGCAAATGTTATTGACCAAACAAGTAGAGTTTTTGGTGAAGGTGATATTAGAATATCTAGAGGTTCTGCAGTTAAATATACAGATAAATTTACAGGAGAAGAAAGTGGTGTTGAGTATTGTAGAGTGTGGACAAAAGATAGACCATACATGACAAGGTCAGATACCATGAAAAGAGGGACTAATATTAGAAAATTTGAAGGTAGTGTTTTAACAACACCTTATAATTTGAATATTGCACCTATGTCCGATGGTAATAAAAGTTTTGAAGGATCGTCAAATATATTTCCAAATTACCCGTATGGTGGTGGATTTTATGCTAAAAAATATATGTTTTCAATTGAGAACTTGGCATGGAAAACATCTAATAGAGAAGGATTTACAGTTCAAGATTTACCATATTGCGAAAGAGGACCAAACGGTGGTAGAGTTATGTGGTTTCCACCATATGATTTAAAAGTAAATGAAACAAACAATGCAAGATGGGAAGAAAACTTATTTTTAGGTAGACCTGAACCAATCTATACTTATCAAAATACATCAAGATCAGGTACAATTTCATTTAAAGTAATTGTCGACCATCCAAGTATAATGAACTTATTGGTTAGAGAAGTCTTTAAGGATATGTCAGATGAAGAGGCGGACAATTATATAAATGCCTTTTTTGCTGGATGTCAAGATGTTGACTTATATGATTTAGTTAAAAAGTACGCAACATTAAATGAAGATGATATAAAACTAATTCAAAGATATTTGAATGCGGGTGTATCAACTGAATTAATACAAAAATATAAAGTAGTAACTGAAGATATTAAACAAGATGAACCAAACACATCACCTAGCGGTGGAGGTACTCAACCACAAAATATTAATTTAGATGTTAATCTAAAATTTGAGAACGATTATCCAAAAATGAGTACTAAGAATTATATAACTGCGGAAAGTTATGAAACTGCATATTCTTATTATAAAGGATCGTCACCCACACAACAAACTGGAGATTATGACAAACAGAAAAATGCTTTACAAAAAAATTTAAATCTTTTGTTAACCGCATATAGTGCAACAACAAATCCTGATAAAAACATGTTAAACGATATAAAATTATTATATGGTAAGACAGATGTTAGAGGTACAAGTAAAAGTAGTTTAATACAAATATCTTTAAATAGATTAACAGATATTTTTAGTAAATTAGATGAGAATTATAGTACATATAGAAAAACAATTGATCAATTAAAAGTAGACATATCTGGAGGTACGGTACAAGAAGTTACAATTGAAATAGGATCATCAACATCCGCGTTAACAAATAATGAATATAACCTTAATTTATCTTTTAGAAGAACATATTCAATCTTAAAGGACATTTTTGAAAAAATAGCAAATGATCCTTCGTTTGATATGGAAAAGTTTAGAACAACAAGATTAAAATATGTATTTCCAACAGATCCAACCACCAATAATATTAAAGACACTAAGTCCCCAATACAATGGGTTAATGATATTGTTACATTTAGAGACATTGGATACGAGATAGATGGTAAATTTAAAATAAAAGTAACAAACTATGGTGAATATGGTAATGTAGAAGAAAATGGATCTAGTGTTTCGTGTACAACACAAGATTTTTTATATCCGCTAAATGTATCTGCAGGTGAAAAATTAGATGTTGTAGCACCAGTTGCGGTTAATTGTAGACAATCAAAAGTAAAGATAGGATATATTAAACAACAGGTACAACCAACACCACCTCCACCACCACCAAATCCACCTGTTTTACCAAAGACATCATTAGAAGAAGATGGTAAAATTGAAATTAAAAAAGAAATAAAGAAACCACCTATTGATGTTATGAAAAGATTGATAATGAAAACATTATCGGAGTGTTTTTATTTCAAAAAATTAGAGGAGGATTCACCAATACAATTTTCATCTTTAAAAGAAAAATTAAAATATTTTCATCCCGCATTTCATTCAATGACACCGGAAGGTTTAAATGCTAGATTAACATTTTTACATCAATGTATTAGACCTGGCGACACATTACCAATAAAAGGATTATCAGATGAAGCCGATTTAAATGCCAGAAACACAACATTTGGACCACCACCAATTTGTATAATAAGAATTGGGGATTTTTATCATTCAAAAGTTGCCATAAAAGATATAAGTATAAATTTTGATGATGCTGTTTGGGATTTTAATCCTGAAGGTATTGGTGTACAACCGATGATTGCGTCTGTCACATTACAATTAAGTTTCATTGGTGGACATGGATTAGAAAAACCAGTTGAAAAATTACAGAACGCACTATCATCTAATTTTTATGCTAATACCGAAATGTACGATGAGAGATCCATACCAACAAATACAAAAATTGCTGGTGTTGATGCGGAACAGTTTACAAAAGATTTTTTAGAAAAGATACAAAAAAACGCACCAAAAACACCTGAAAGACAAGACGATGTTAATAATGGAAATAATATTGTTAATGGTAAATTTATAGGTAAACCTGAAGGTGAAGAAATAAGTTACGATGATTTAGTCAACGGATTATTTAAACAAGTTGAGAATTATTTTGAAAAATATAAGAGTGCTTATAACACATCTTTATTAAAATATGGTGAAGATATTACAAGTTTATTCTTTTCTGAAACATATAGACCAATAACAAAATATGATGTTTATACACAACCAAATGGTGCTCAAACTGTTGTTTTAGATTTAGTAGGTGAATACAAAAAAAGTAAAGAATTACCAATAATATTGAGAGACGTTAGAGAAAGATTTGTTGATGTTATTGAAAATAAAATACCAAGTTTAACAAAAGACCTATTAGACGCAAAAATACCGGATGCTAAGTCCCAAATTCAGATCAAATTTTAAAACCATATTTAAGTTCAGAAATTAAAAAAATATTTGATGAAATTCCAGAAAAATTTGGGGCAATTGAAAAAGATCTAATATTGGCTAGAAATGAAATTATAAAAACATTAGATGGGTTAAACTATTTAATCTATTATATACATGATGGAAAAATAGAAAATGAAAAATTCACAAAGGTTGATTTATCTGGATTTACATATGATATTTTATTGGACAAATATTCATCGTGCGTTGATTATATTAGTGATAACCATGTAAGATTAACTAATAAAATTTCTAACACAGTTAATTTTAATAATCCACAATCAATAACAGACGCACAAGTTATAAAAATGATTTCAAATTTATTAAGTGATTATAAAAATAATATATTAAATCAATATACTGATGTACTTGTTTTCAGACCTAATGTTGAAAAAGAAAAATTATCCAAGTCGTTAGATAAATTTTTAGAAAAACCTGATGATATTAAATTTAAATTAAAAAAATACCCAAAAAGAAAAGACACATTAAAAATTAAGTTTAAAACAGGTACACAATCAGATATTACCGACACCAATGAAAAAGATATACTTACAAAAATAAATTCTACAAAACAACCTGTAGATAAAAAACTAAATTATTTTAGAAATGAGTAGAAGTTATTATGATAGATATGACGAATTTCTTATTGATGGTGAGTTTAGAATAGTACCTGGCATAGAAATACCTATAAAAAAGACAGATAAGTATGTTTTTTTTAAAAAAAATCAAACTAGATTAGATAAAATTTCAGATCAATATTATGGTACTCCTGTCTTCGGGTGGTTAATATTATTGGCCAACCCATTAGCGGGTAGTATTGAATTCGAAATACCTGATAATTTTGTAGTTAGAGTACCATTTCCACTAGTTACCTCTTTACAAGATTACAAAAGAAACGTAGAATTGTATAAATTATATTATGGGGAATAAAGATATTTCAAATAGTGAGGACATTCTTGTTAAATCAGATGTAAATAATTTAATTTATGTCGACCCTAACAGTGTTGTTGTGGATGGTGAAATAGAACCTAGATCTATTCGTCCTGAAAATTTGATGATGTATGTTAATTTGGAGGCGGATATTATTCCCAGATCTATTTTAGTTTCTAGTAATGATAAAAATACTTTAATATCTATAGCAAAAGGTACTCTTAATTTTTTAAGAAATCAAAATGGTGATGATTTTGATACGTCATGGACAAATGCATTTTTAGAAAAAACAGAAATTACAAAAAAAAGTACCGACATAAATGGTAATAAAATAAATGTAGGTACTGGTGAATTTTTTCAATCGGATGGAACCGGACAAAGTTTTGGTATTGATAGTATAACAATAACAACCAAAGGTTTGAACTCAATTCCACAAGTTACAATAAACTTTATAGATGTTAGAGGTAAAACATTATTTGAGTCTCCCGAAAACTCACCATATAAAGCATTTTTTCATTTACCTTGGCCGATATTTTATTTGACAGTTAAAGGTTATTATGGGAAGGCAATTAGATATAGATTACATTTAGTAAAATTTACAACAAAATTTAACGAAGGGTCTGGTAATTTTGAAAGTATGGCAACATTCGTTGGTGCAACATTTGCACACATTTCTGATATACCATTAAATGGTATGTTAAATTGTCCTTATATGTTTAGAGTTGAAAATAGTACAAGACCAACATTTAATGAAGGTAGTGGTACTTTTGAAAAAAAGATTTCAAAATCATCTAGAGGATATGCAATTTTAAGATCTGTTTATAATGAACTAAAACAAAAAAAATTAATTGATCCAAATTTTCCCGTAAAAACACTTAAAGAACTTATTACAATTTCAGAAAGTTTAGATAAAATACTGGAAAACGAAATATTTCAAAAAGTAGATTTTAAGGTTTTCGCAGGTATAGTTGAATATGAAGATGGTTTATCAAAATTAGGTGAATACATAAACATATGGACAAAGAAAAATTTATCTACTGTTAGTTTCACTGGCGGAACAAGGGGGGATGAATTATTTTATTTATTAAATATATCCGATAAAACAGATAAATCAAAAATAAAAGGAGATTCAGACGATACTCTTGAAAAGGGTTTAAATAGGTATAAAGAACTTTTATCTAAAACTAATTTATTTGCCAATAATGTAATAAACAAGACAAGTAGTGATTTTACTAAATTAAAGAAAAGTAACGATATTAAAAATATCGATGATTATATTGGTTATAAAGACAAACAAGTTGGGTTGAATATTGATTTACTTGGTGAGGATTATAAAAAAATGGTAAATGAATTTTTAAAACAAAAAGATGCACTACAAAAAGATGTTGAAAAAGAAATAAATACAATTTTAAGAGACCCTAAAAAGGGTATTGGGTTTGAACCAACAATAAGAAACATATTTGCTGTGGTTCTTGCTAATGCAGAAGTTTACATTAGACTATTAAAAGATACACATAATAAGGCATTTCAAGATGCCGAAACTAGAAAAAATTTATTAGTCGGATTTTCCGATGAAACACCTGGTGGTGGTGCGGTATATCCTTGGCCGGAAGTTAAAAAAAGTACAGGTTCAGGTAGTAAAAGTAAAGTAGTGGCATATCCTGGTGATAAAGATCTATTACAAAAATTGAAAACTAATGATAAGAAATTGTGGCCAGAAATTGATTTTGTTGAAGACTATATTGCGGTAACAACTAAAAAATATGACCCATTATCAGAAAAGGAAGGTGGTATTGGTAAAATAGATTACGTTTTTGAAGATAATTTAGATGAGGGTAAAATAAAAAAGATAAGTACACTTGACACACTAATAAATGGTTTTGGTAAATCTTTAGGTGTAATTCCTTATACAGAAAAAACATTAGTTTCTATATTATATGAAATATTTGAAAGATCATATTATATAACATTATTTGATTCTTTTAATTCAAATACAATAAGAGAATTATCTAATTTTGAATTTGAAAACTTAAGCGAGTCGATAAAACATGACAATGATGTTATTGATATATTAAGAGACAGTGTTAAAAGTTTTCCTGACTTATTAAACTTAATGAGAAGTCTATCACCATTTGATAGATATCCATATTACGTTGATAGACTACCAACAGTAGGTTATATTTCTAGCATAATAGATAGTCCACACATTTTTGAACAATATTACGACCCTAACAGGAATTCTAATAATAATACTAACCCTAAACCTGTTAATAATGATTCTTTATATGTTAAATTAAGTGATGATTTATTAAGATATCAGTCAGATACATATAGAACAGAAATATATCCATTTAATTCAAAAACATATTTGTCTTATTTAAAACAAAATAGTTTTACTGATAATGAGTTTAAATTTGGTAACACTTTAAAAGTCAATACATCGGAAGGATTTATTTCAACAGAGGTGAATCCCGAATTATGGGTTAAAGATAATTTTAAGAATAATATATTTTCAAATAAATTGTATTTAGGTACCACTACAGTACCAGTACCTGGTACGGTACAAACATTCGGTTTAGATACTAAAGTCAATATTTTAAATACACCATATTTCCACAAACAATTATATTCCGATTTCTTCAAATCAGGAAGAGTTGGTAAGTATGTGGGTTCTGCATATTTATTACTTAATTCATTACCTTTTAAAGATTTGGAAGATAGATTTTCAAATAACATAAAAGTATCTTCTTTATTTAGAGAAATAGGTTCAACACATTTTATACCATATCATTTACTATTAAAATGGGGATCAATATATCACAGATATAAAAAGAAAATTTTAGACAATAATGATATATTAGATGGTTTTTTAAGTACATCAAATATAACCACAAATTTTAATGGTAGTGAGTTTTTTGATAATAATTCTGGATTTACATTTACATTAAATGGTAGTGGTGTGACATATTCTAATAATTCTGATGTAGGTATTCATCCATATTATGATGCTATATTTCACCAAGTAGTTAATGGTTATAATCATTATGATGTATTTTCAGGTAGTCCTTCTTTTGATGTAAATGTTGTTGCAGGTGGGATTATAGGTAATGCTCGAGTTGTGACAAACGGAATGAGATATTGGACAACATTTGTTGATAATTCCAAATACGACCCGAAAGATCTCAGATTTACTGTATTACCATCAGATGGGGGTAATTCATATATACCACAAAATAATTTTTTTGAACAAGAACAAAAATACACAAGAATAATTTGGGAGGATGAGGGTTTATTTAAAAATTTTAGTGGATTAACATTTGCTTCCCCATACCAATATACCAGAAATTATAATAGTGGTTCCACAACTAATGATAATATATTTTCTATGGACACAAACTATAGAAAAGTTATCGATTTAATTGCAACATTTAATCCAGATATTCTGAACGAAATGGAAGAAATGTTCATAAATTTTGCAACGTCGACAGTAAAAGAAGAATTACCTTATAAAAAATTTGAAAGTGTTTTTTATGATAAGTTTCAATCTATTTTAAAAGATTTGTGTAGTGTAGAAAAAATATCAACAGATACTGGTAGAACAGATCAAATTATTATTGATATAAAAAATAGACAAAAAGACAAGATACAGAACATACATACAAAATTATTAAGTAAAGATAATTTAATAAAATTTACAAACGGAAACCCTAAAGAAATTGATTCATATGTTGTTAATGGGTTTGCAAATATAAATTCTGGAAGTACATTTAGTTATAATACATTTAATATTGCTCAAGTATCGCCCAATTCAAAATATATTGATCTTTATTTAGGTGAAGATATTGATAATAAATATTTACAATTTTTTGCAACAAATGATATTGAGTTAAGTGAGGACAATGTAATTCAGTTTAGATCGTTAGCACAAATATTTGCTGGACATTATTTAAACACCGCATCACCAACTAAACCTGATTTTATAGATTATATTAGAAAAAATGTTTTAGTAATTGATTCAACAACAACTTTAACAAAAAGACATACCGAATTTTTACAAAATTTAATTTCACAGTTTAGTAAGTTAACAAAAACAACAGATGCACAAAGAATGACACCAGTTAGTGGTTTTGGTGATGAAATATTAAAACTAGAAACATATAATTTTTTCAAGTCATTTAATGATAAGTGGATTGGAGGTAATTCAATCGGTCAAAGATTATTATTTGAAGAATTTTTATTTTTAGATAAGGCAAACAAAGATATTGGTTCTGATGCGTATTTTAATATACAAAAATTAATACCATTAGGTGACACAAAAAATCAAAAATTAAATTTATACAGTGTTATTTCTGTTTTAATACAAGGTACCGGATTTGATATGAGAGTACTTCCCTCATATATAAATTTTTATGGTGCAAATTATAGTAATAAAGTTAAATTGATTCCTTCCAAAAAATTAGCCAAAAATTTGTTTGGTACGTTTTTAGAAGTTGATTATCAAGAATCGTCACCCAAAGTAATTTTACAATATACTGGACCAACATCAAAACATTTGGATCTTAACAAATATAATAAAGATTATAAATTTATTGATGACAGTTTTAATATACAAGATCAAAATAGAAATCCATTAATAATAACCGCACCTGCTGTATTTGATAATGCTGAATTATCAAAATCAAATAGAGTCGTTGCATTCGAGGTAAGTTTTGGTGATCAAAATCAAGGCATTTTTAAAGGAGTACAACTTGACCAATCATCATTAAAAAATACTACCGAATCATTTATTGCAATGGAAAATTTAGGTAGATCTGAATCAGGTGCAAATGCATATCAAGTAGATATTGGGTTATATGACATATACAGACAATCTTCATATACATGTCAAGTTAGTTCTATGGGTAACGTCATGATACAACCAACAATGTATTTTTATCTTAAAAATATTCCAATGTTTAAAGGTACGTATTGGATTACGGAGGTTACACATTCTATAAGAAATAATAATATAACAACAAATTTTACGGGAACAAGAATACCATACGCGTCTTTACCTGATCCAAAAGAGGCCACTATGGCAACCTATAGACCTTTATTTGAGTCCATAGTAAATAAAGCACAAATAAAGGTTAAAGAATCATTAATAAAGAGACCTGAAAAGGTCGGGTGTTAATATTTTTGGTGTACCGTATAATGGATTTAGTGATAATAAAACAACTGGTGAAAAATATATACAATTAATTGAAAATAAAAACTATTCATCTCCTGATAAGAATTATGAATGGTTAAGAGCGGCGGTAGTTAAAATGGGTGGAGGGATATATAAAATTGATGATGATATGACAATGGGTGTTATCAATAACATTAAAACAGATCCTAAACCAAAACCATTATTATGGGGTGAAATAAAAGATAGTAGTAGTACTTCATATTTTTATGGTACTAGATTTCAAACACCTAATGTTATTAGTGGATCTAAAATTATTACCGCAAATGCTAAATTTATAAATCCTAAAAATAATAAAGAAGTATTTGTATCACCATCATATGATTTAAATTCCACAGTTAAAAAAGTAACCGGACCTGTACATGTGGGTCCATTATTACAAGGATACGGTATTTGTATGTCAGATAAACTAATGAGGGATTTGGGACTAATTGATGGAGATATTGTTTATTTTAAACTATATTGAGAATATTCAAGTTTTTAGAATATTTATAATAAAAAGTTATGGATAATTCAAAATTAAACAAAACAATGGATCAATTTTTAAATCCAAAAACTATCAAAAATGTATCTAGTGATGGTATGGAAAGAGAAGAGTGTGATTTACAAACAGGAGAATGTTATGTGATAAGATCTAAAGATGGTATAGTAGAAAGAATAAATAAAAAATATATTACCGAAGACGGTAGACAATTATTACAAGATTAATACTATGGCAAAAAATACAATACAAGAAGAATTAGAACGTTTTAGGAGTATCAATAGATACGCAAATAAATTAATAATGGAACAAGACGTTCCACCTCCCCCACCAGGTGATATGGGGGCACCCCCACCTCCTGATGCGGGTGCACCACCACCCGGTGCAATACCTCCTCCAGACTCCGCAGCGGGAGGGGCACCAACTGATGCTGCAGGACCCGCTCCGACTACAGATACGGAAGAAATTGATATAACTGATTTGGTTAATATGACCAAAAGTGTTAAAAAAGAATTAGAAGATAGAAAACAAGACAATTCATCTGTCATAAATAAAATGGATGATGTTTTTTCTAAATTAACTGATTTAGAACAAAAATTATCACAAATGGATATGGTGATGGATAGAATAAATAAATTGTATTCTAAAATGGAAACATTGAAAGAAAAAACTCCACAAGAAAGACTTGAAATGCGTTCGTTAGATTCGTATCCATTTAATCAAAATCCACAACAATTTTTCGCTAATAAACAAGATCAAATGAGGGCATCAGGTAAAAATGAATATGTTTTAACAAAAAGTGATGTTGAAAGTTATTCAACCGATGCAATAAGACAATCTTTTAACCCCGATCAACAAGAAGATGAATATAAATTCTAATATAAATTTATTTATAGGATTACATGCACAATTAAAGATTTTTCATTGGCAGACTAAAAGTATCGCCAGACACGAATCGTTTGCAAAAATTAGAGAACAATTGGATGATTTAATGGATGAATTTGTTGAACAGGCAATGGGTCAATACGGTAGATTTAAACTTGATGATGAAACAAAAAATATAAATTTAATTAATTTATCAGAGGCTAAACCAATGGAAATGGCGGAAGCAATATGTCAGGCATTGAAACAAATGACCTCACAAATAGATCCTGAAGATACAAATTTGTTGAATTTAAGGGATGAAATATTAGGTTTAGTTCAAAAAATGAAATATTTGTTAACATTAGAGTAAAATAATTTTTTTTTAAAAAAAACTAAGACCAGATTTCCGAATCTGGTTTTTTTTATTTATATTTTATCATAATCATTTTATAAACATTTAAATTTTAAAGCATGTCTACATTAGATTCAGTACTTGCGCAGTACGAGAAAAACAAACAAGCCACAAGTGGCAACTCAAACAAAGTATCACAAGAAGACAGAATGAAAAAGTATTTCACGACTGTCTTACCTAAAGGTGTTAAAACACAAGAAAAAAGAATTCGTATCCTCCCAACAAAGGATGGTTCTTCTCCATTTGTTGAAGTAAAGTTCCACGAACTTCAAGTTGATGGTAATTGGCTTAAATTATATGATCCAGCACAAGATGGTGATCGTTCACCATTAAATGAAGTTGCTGAAGGATTAAATATGAGTGGTGTTGCTTCTGATAAAGAATTAGCAAGACAATACAGGTCAAAAAAATTCTACATTGTTAAAGTTATTGACAGAGAAAACGAACAAGACGGTGTTAAATTTTGGAGATTTAAAAATAACATAAAAGGTGAGGGGGTATTGGACAAAATTATTCCTATTTGGAGAAACAAGGGAGATATCACTGATCCACAAAAAGGTCGTGACTTGATCGTGACATTGTCACTTACAAAATCAGGTAATGGTAAAGAATATACGGCGGTTAGTTCTGTGATCCCCGAAGACGTGGGACCATTACACAGTGATGAATCAATCGCTCAAGAATGGATTAATGATGAATTGGTTTGGTCTGATGTTTATTCTAAAAAACCTGTAGAATATCTTGAAATGGTTGCAAAAGGTGAGACCCCAAGATGGGATTCTGATAGTAAAAAATGGGTATCCGATTCTACCGCAGAAGAAACCATCGGTGTATCGAAATCATCTACTCCCGATCTTCAAGATAGTGAAGATGTAGATTCAGAGTTACCGTTCTAATTTAATGAACATGGACACTTACATAGACACAATGTCCAAGTAGGTGTCCATGTTTTTTTATCTAAAAAATTTTAAGAAATGGCAAAAAGTATAAAGAAAAAAGAATTTAATTACAAAGAGAAATTCTCTTCAAAAACCAAATATAAGGAAACAAATTTCTATTATTGTGGTGAGGCCTTTATGAACGCTTGCGGATTACCCGGTCCTGTTATGGGTGGTGTTAATATGTTTTTAGGACATTCGAATTCATCTAAGACAACTGCACTTGTATTAACGGCAGCAGACGCTCAAAAGAAAGGTCACTTACCTGTATTCATTATTACAGAAAAAAAATGGAGTTGGGATCATGCTGTCGAGTTAGGATTAAAAGCTGAAAAAGATAGTAATGGTGAATGGGATGGTGATTTTATCTTTAATGATAGTTTTGATTATATTGAACAAGCAACAGAGTTTATTAATGAGGTATTAGATGCACAAGAAAAAGGTGAAATTGATAGGTCTATATGTTTTCTATGGGATTCTATTGGATCAATACCTTGTAAGATGACATTTGATGGTAAAGGTGGTAAACAACACAACGCATCGGTATTATCTGATAAAATTGGTATGGGTATTCATTCAAGAATTTCCAAATCTAAAAAAGAAGATTACCCAACCGCAGAAAACCCATTAATCAATACTTTAGTTGTTGTAAACCAACCATGGGTTGAGTTACCCGACAATCCATTTGGTCAACCGGAAATTAAGGCTAAAGGTGGGGAAGCATTATGGTTAGCGTCATCATTAGTATTCTTATTTGGTAATCAAAAGAAAGCGGGGATCAATCATATTGATGCAACTAAAGATGGCAGAAAAGTTTCTTACGCAATTAGAACAAAAATCTCAATACTTAAAAATCACGTTAATGGTTTGGGGTACAAAGATGGTAAAATCATTGCGGTACACAATGGATACATTCCTGACACAAAAGAATCACTTGAAGAATATAAGGAAAAATATTCCACATATTGGACTAATAAATTAGGTGGAGGTGATTTTAAATTGACGGAAACATTTTCTCAATACGATGATGAAATTGAAGGGTAACAATATTTTTAACTAATAATATGAACATTAATGTCAACCTTACTTGTTGATGGTGACAATTTACTTACAATTGGTTTCTACGGTGTTAAAAATTACTTCTACAAGGGTCAACACATTGGAGGTATCTATCATTTTCTTAATACACTTAGAAAATCTTTTGAGACATATAATTTAGAAAAGATAGTCGTTTTTTGGGATGGTGAAGATGGTGCAATTCAACGTAAACGTATATACGAAGGGTATAAAGAAAACAGAAAGTCTAGATTAAGATCAGAAGAGGAAATAAGTTCATACAATTATCAAAGAAACAGAATAAAACAATATCTTGAAGAGATATATGTTAGACAGGGTCAGTATGATTTTTGTGAAACTGATGACTGTATTGCTTATTATACTCAAAATTCACCCAAAGAAAAAAAGATTATTTATTCTTCAGACGGAGATTTAACTCAATTGGTTTCCGATAGTACAATAATTTACAATCCGGGTCACGGTAAATTATACAAAGAGAATGACACTATTCTTTACTTGAAAGAGGAGATCCACATTAAAAATGTAAAGATCGCTAAAATACTATGTGGAGATTCGTCCGATAATGTTTTTGGTATCAGAAATTTTGGAATTAAAAAATTAATATCTATATTTCCTGAGATCAAACACATACCAGTTACAATAGAAGAAATTAGAGAAAAAACTAATATTCTTTTTGAAAATGATAAGAATAATAAAACAATATTAAACTTATTAGGTGGGGTAACTAAAAAAGGTATTTTAGAAGAAGAGTTCTACGAATTAAATACCAAAGTAGTTAGTTTAGATCAACCATTTTTAACCGAAGAAGCAATAGAAGACATACAATCGTTAATTGATGGAACATTAGATCCTGAAGGTAGATCATATAAAAATACCATAAAAATGATGATGGAAGATGGTCTATTTCAGGTATTACCAAAAAGAGACGATGCGTGGACAATATTTTTCAATCCTTTCCTAAGATTAACCAGAAAAGAAAAAAATAAAAGAATAATCAAAATCAAAAATCATGACTAACAATCAAGAAATCACAAAATTTGAGTTTTTAATGACATTAGGTAAAAACATTATCTGTCAAAGGTACTTTAACGTAAAAGATCATAATCCGAAGGCAATGAGATCAATGGATTTACATTATTATGTAAAAGAAATTTCAGATAAAATTTCTGAAGATTTAAAAATAAAAAGTTCCGATTATCTATGTGAAAATCAAAATTATTTTTTGAATTCCGATAATGTGGAAGATATCAATGAGAAGCTAGAAGAATATTTTTTAATCCAAATTAAGCTCGGTGACGATGTATTTATTCAAAGAATGTTTCCGGCTCACTACTATCATCCAAAGGTTAGGTACACGGTTGATATTAGACCAAGACTAAAAGTAATTTTGTCAGATTTGACTGAAATTCTGTCAATGTCTCAACCAGAAACAACTTATTTACAATACGAACTTTAATAAAAAACTATTATGAAGGAAAAAAATTTTGGACATCTAGGGTCATCGTTTCAACAATCGTTAATAAAAGCAATTATAGAAGATAAAAAATATGGAGATACAATTATTGATGTTATAGAAAGTAAGTATTTTGATAATAATTCTTTTAAGTATATCATGGAAAATTTAAAAGAATTACATAGAACTTATAGTAAAATACCTAATTACAATACTTTGGCCCAAAAAATAATGGGTGAACACACAAATAAAGATAATGGTAAAATTCATATCGACACATTAGAAAATATTAAAAACAGTACCGAAGATGATATAATGTATGTGAAAGATACCGCACTTAATTTTTGTAAACAACAGAATTTAAAAAGAGAATTAAAAACGGTAACAAACATTATTGAGAATGGTAATTTTGAGGAATATTCAAAAATCGAACATATCATTCAAAAGGCATTACAAGTTGGTATAACCAATGATGATGTTGAAGATGTTTTGGATAACATTGAAGATGCTCTTAAAAAAGACTATAGACATCCAATTCCAACCGGTATTCATGGTATCGATAATTTATTGAAAGGTGGTTTAGGTAGAGGTGAACTTGGAGTTGTTTTAGCACCAACAGGTACAGGTAAAACAACAATACTTACGAAAATATCTAACACTGCATATATATACGGTTTCAATGTTCTTCAAATAGTTTTCGAAGATAATGTAAATAACATTAAAAGAAAACACTATACTATTTGGACAGGTATTGCACCTGATGATCAACCGGATAATGAAAAAGAAGTTATTGAAAAAATTAATGAGGTTAATGAAAATACCAAAGGTCAAATTAAAATATTAAAACTACCGAGTGATAATATTACAATAGGTGAAATAAAATCTAAAATAAGAAAGTTCAAATCTGAAGGTTTTAATATTGATTTATTGGTTATTGATTATGTTGATTGTATCTCACCTGAAAGATCTGCAAATGGGGAAGAATGGAAAGGAGAAGGTTCTATAATGAGAAGTTTAGAAGCCATGACTACAGAATTCGATATTGTTATTTGGACCGCCACTCAAGGTAATAGGGGATCGATATCATCTGAAGTAGTAACAACAGATCAAATGGGTGGATCAATTAAAAAGGCTCAGATAGGTCACGTTATCATTTCAATAGGTAAAACATTAGAACAAAAGGAACATAATTTAGCAACATTAACATTACTTAAATCTCGTATAGGTAAAGATGGTGTTGTGTTCCAAAACTGTAAATTCGATAATCAATTCTTACTTATCGATACAGAGTCTCAGAATACACTTTTGGGTCATGAAGAACAAAAGGTACAGAACAATCAAAATAGAGCCAAAGAAGCCTTTTTGAAGAGACAGGAGATGGTTAAAAAATAATAATAAACAAAACATAAATTAAAAACAGAGATGCAAAAAGGTAAAAAATTTTTGAGTGATTTGAAATTACACTCCGATTATTTTAAATGGTTGGAAGACAAAGAAAGGTATGAAACATGGGAAGACGCGTGTGAAGACATAATGAATGGTCATAAAAAGAAATACAAAAAGTATTATGACGAGTTATTACCATACTTAAATTCGGCATTGGAAAGTATGAAAGATCAGATGGTTTTGGCGTCACAAAGGAATTTACAATATAGACACGAACAAATAATGAAACATAATACAAGAATGTTTAATTGTACTTCTGGTCACATTGCTAGAAACAGGGTCTTTCAAGAAATTTTTTATTTAGCGTTATCTGGTTGTGGTTTTGGTGGTGGTTTATTGATACCATTTGTTAAGAATTTAAGTAGAATTCAAAAAAGACTAAATGGTACTAAAACATATGTCGTTTCTGATAGTATTGAAGGATGGTCAGATGCTTTAGGTGTATTAATGTCTTCTTATTTTGTTGATAAACAACCTTTCCCTGAATTTGCAGGATACGAAGTAAAATTTGATTACTCACAAATTAGAGAAAAAGGATCATTCATTAGTGGAGGATTTAAGGCTCCTGGGCCTGAAGGATTGAAACAATCTTTGGAAAAGATTGAACAATTAATAGAAAGATGGATAGAAAAAGAAGGAAATGAAATAAGACCGATTTTAGCTTTCGATATTATTTGTCATTCCGCAGATGCTGTGTTATCTGGTGGTGTTCGTCGTTCCGCTTTAAATATGATTGTGGATCCAAATGATAATGAAATGATTCATGCTAAAACAGGTAATTGGAGAATAGAAAATCCACAAAGAGGTAGAAGTAATAACTCTGTATTATTATTGAGAAGTGAGGTTAAAAGAGAACAATTTGAATACTTAGTTAAATTGAATGATGGTGCAAATGATATTGGATTTGTTTTCGCAAACAGTTGGTTTGATATGTTTAATCCTTGTTTTGAAATTTTGAAAATACCTGTATTAATGAATGTAGATTTTTCAAAAATACATTATGATGATATTGAAGAATTTACAAGAATCAATAATGATAAGTTTGGTATTCAAGGTTGTAATTTAACAGAAATAAATGCAGAAAAATGTACAACAAAAGAGAAATTCCTTAAAGGATGTAGGGACGCATCCATATTGGGTACATTACAAGCAGGTTATACTAATTTTCCTTATTTAGGTGAAACAAGTAGAAAGATATTTGAAAGAGAAGCATTGTTAGGTGTTAGTATTACTGGATGGATGAATAATCCTAAATTATTTAATGCTGAATTACTTAAAGAAGGTGCTGAAATTGTAAAGAAAACAAATAAGGAAGTTTCACAGATTATTGAAATTAATCAAGCGGCGAGAACAACATGTGTTAAACCATCGGGAAATGCTTCTGTTGTTTTAGGTACTGCTAGCGGTATTCACCCTGAACACTCTGAAAAATATTTCAGAATCATGCAATTGAATAAAGAAAGTAACACTGCAAAATGGTTACAAGATAATATGTCTTTCTTACTTGAAGAAAGTGTATGGTCATCTACTAAAAGTGATTACGTTGTATTCGTACCAGTTGAAAATCCAAAACAAGGTTTATTCAAGAAAGATATGAAAGGTATTAAACACCTTGAATTAATTAAATTGGTTCAACAGAATTGGGTTAATGAGGGGACTAATCCTGAATTATGTACATATAGTCCTGTTAACCATAATACAAGTTGTACTGTTATCATTGACGATAAAGATACAATTGTTGAATATATTTGGAATGAAAGAGATTATTTCACCGCAGTTAGTTTTATGTCAGATTATGGTGATAAGGATTTTAACCAAGCACCATTTACTTCGGTATTAAATTTAGAAGAAATTGTATCTGAATATGGTAAAGGTTCCATATTGGCATCCGGATTAGTTATTGATGGTTTACATTATTTTGAGAATAACTTATGGTTGGCTTGTGATACTTTAATTAGTACACAAACAGACAGTCCCATACCTGTAACAGGGACAAGAGAACAAGTTTTATTAAAGAATTATTGGTTAACAAGAGCAAAGAAATTTGCTAAGAACTATTTCAAAGGAGATCTTAAGAAAATGGTTTATTGTTTAAAAGATGTTCATTTGTTCCATAAATGGGAAACAGTTACTCGTCAATTTAAAGAAGTTAATTTTGGTGAGATTTTAGATAAACCACAATATAAAGACATTAGTGACTATGCTAGTATGGCATGTTCAGGTACTGATGGATCATGTGAAATTACTAAAATATGAAAAGTAATCAATTAGTAGAAAATATCCATTATTATTTGGAGAATGGTAAAGTAGTTTTTACAGAACGATTTCATTTAGAAAGAGGTTATTGTTGTGGAAAAAAATGTAGACATTGTCCATATGGTAAAAATTCTTTTACCAAAAATAATAATGACGATAAAACAAACAATGAATTAGGTGACTCCCTCAAAGATTGATCTGTCGTCAAGGCGTACCTTGAGCATCTAAGATTTGGTTATACAGGGGGTGAAATCCAAGTCACAAATTTTAAATCGCAACATATGTTGCGATTTTTTATTTATTACCATTTTAATATTCATTATATTTATAAACATGGCGACATATGGTATAGATTATCCATTTAGAGATAGTAGAAAAGGTGATTTTTTAAGAATGACCGAAACTACCGAAAAAGAGGTGAGAGCAAATTTATTACATCTTCTATTAACAAGGAAGGGTAGTAGATATTATTTACCCGACTTTGGTACTAGATTATATGAATACATTTTTGATCAAAATGATATAGTTGCATATAATTTAATTGAAGATGAAATTAGAGAAAGTGTTAGAAAATATATACCAAATTTGGATATAAACTCAATAAAAATAATGTCTGGTGAAGATGATCCTGATAGACCAATTGCATCAATGGAGGATGAAGACAATAGACTATTTAGAGTTTCCGATTATTCTACAAAACCATATACCGCAAAAGTAAAAATAGACTATACTGTAAATAATGGTACATTTTCGTCTTCCGACTTTATAATTATTAACATATAAGATGGCAAAAAAAATATCATACGCAACAAGGGATTTCGCTGGTTTAAGAGAAGAATTGGTTAGAATGACCAAAGATTATTATCCCGATCTAATTAAGAACACTAACGACGCATCTATATATTCTGTTTTATTAGATATAAATGCGGCTGTTGCAGATAACCTACATTTTCACATTGATAGAGTTTGGCAAGAAACAATGTTGGATTTTGCACAACAAAGACAATCTCTATTTTTCATTGCTAAAACATATGGTTTAAAAATACCTGGAAATAGACCTTCGGTTGCGTTGTGTGATTTTTCAATAACAGTTCCAGTTAGAGGTGATAAAGAAGATGAAAGATATGAAGGTATTTTAAAAGGGGGTGCACAAGTTTCTGGTGGGGGACAGGTATTTGAAACTATTGACGATATTGATTTTTCAAATCCGTTTAATAATAGAGGTGAACCAAATAGATTGAAAATACCAAACTTTGATGCAAATAATCAGTTAGTATCATATACAATCGTTAAAAGAGAACCAGTTGTTAATGGTGTTTCAAGAATTTTTAGAAGAGTCATAAATGAGTTAGATCAAAAACCATTTTTAAAACTTTATTTACCCGAACAAAATGTTTTGGGTGTTACTGCAGTAATACACAAAGAAGGAACTAGTTTCTCATCCAATCCAAATTCTGGTGAATTTAATACGTCAACAAATAAATGGTATGAGGTTAAATCACTAATTGAAGATAAAGTTTTTGTTCCCGATCCAACATCTGTATCTGATAGAGATAATTTTAAAGCAGGAAATTATATAAATGTAACTAACAAGTTTGTTACGGAATATACACCAGAGGGTTATTTTTCGTTAACGTTTGGGTCTGGAAATGTTGATCCATTAGATAATTTAGATAATTTTATGACTAATAATATGAAAGTAAATTTAGGTGTTTATCTAAATAATCTTTCATTAGGTGCATTACCCAAGGTTGGGACAACATTATTTGTAAAATATAGAATTGGTGGTGGTAAAAGTACTAATCTCGGTGTAAATGTAATAAACAGTGTTGATGAAGTGGAATTCAATGTTAATGGTCCAAATAGTACAATTAATAATCAAGTTATTAACACATTAAACGTAACTAATATAACACCGGCTGTTGGCGGTTCCGATCAACCAACAATAGAAGAATTAAGAAATTTAATTGCATATAATTTTGCCGCACAAAATAGGGCGGTCACTTTAAATGACTATAAATCTTTGATTGAAACAATGCCATCCACATATGGGGCACCCGCCAAAGTTGAAGTTATGGAAGAAGATAATAAAGTTAGAATTAAATTATTATCATATGATGATAGAGGTAATTTAATTGATATCGTCTCCAATACATTAAAAAATAATATTTTAAATTATTTATCTGAATTTAGAATGATAAATGATTACATCGATATTGTTAGTGGTCAAGTAATAGATTTGGGTTTAGAAATAGACTTAATCATAGATAAGAACGTAAACAAGACAGAAGTAATTAAAGAAACAATAAATAAAACAATTACTTCATTTAGTATAGATGGTAGAAAAATGGGAGACCCTTTATTTTTGGGTGATCTATTTAAAGAACTTGGTAATGTAAACGGTGTAATAAATGTTGTTGATATTAGAGCATTTAACTTATTAGGGGGAGAATATTCCACTGCTGAGGTTTCACAACCGTATGTAGATGATGTAACAAGGGAAATTCTACAATCCGATAAAACCATCTTTATGAAAGCAAATCAAATATATCAAATAAGATTCCCAAATAAAGATATAAAAGTTAGGGTAAAAACATTAGGTTCGACTACATACTAAAAACATTTTTCTTTATATTAATAGAAAATCAACTAGTTTCTATTTATTATAAGAATTATGCAAAAACATAGAATTTATACAGACATAGGTGTAGATCAAAAAATAACCGTAGAATTAAAACAAGACTACGATTTACTAGAAATACTATCTTTAAAATTTTCACAACAAGAGGCTTACTCATCATTTTGTGGTGATTATGGTGTTGTTGTTGGTAGAATATCGGTTAATAATGGTTTTGGTCTCCCAAATGCCAGAGTTTCTATTTTTGTACCAATATCAGATGTTGATGAAAATGATCCTGTTTTATCTGAGTTGTATCCTTATAGATCAATAGATCAAAGAAACGATTCAAATTATAGATATAACCTATTACCGGCTAGAAAACAACATACAGGACACGTACCAACAGGTACATTTCCTGATCAATCTGACATCTTAAATAGAGAGGAAGTTTTAGAGGTTTTTGAAAAATATTATAGGTACACCGTAAAAACAAATGAAGCGGGTGATTTTATGATATGGGGGGTACCATTAGGTAACCAAACATTACATATTGACCTAGATATGTCTGATGCGGGATGTCAATCATTAGTACCATATGATTTTATTTACGATGGTATATCTGAAGAAAAATTCGTAAATAAATACACATATAAAAGTGCGTCGGATATTGATTCTTTACCACAAATTGTTAGTTATGATAAATCTATTGAGGTTTATCCTTTTTGGGGCAACCAAGAGTTATGTCAAATTGCAATCACTAGAGTTGATTTTGATTTATCTTCTCAAGGAGTAAGAATTGACCCGTATGCAATAATTGCGGGAGGTAGTTTTACCGATTCAGGTAAAGATGCGTTAAGGGTGAACTGTAACGTTGACAACCAAATGGGTGAAAAATGTAGATTGATAACATTCAAAGGTGATGTCGAATCAATTAGATTTACTGGAAATTATGAGAAAAATCCTGACGGATCACCAAATATAGACAGACCAATACTTGAATTTTTTGATATAGATAGTACAATAGATGAGAATGGTGTATTCTTTTTTAGAATACCAATGAATATGAAATATATTGCCACAAATGAGTTTGGTGAATATTATGAAACAAATGACAAGAATATCGGTATTGCCACACAAGGTAATTATAGATTTCGTTTTTCATTGACTGAAGATACTGGTGCTAGAAATAGATTTACGGGTAAATTCTTAGTACCAAATGTTAGGGAATATCATATAGGTGATACAAGTTTTCAAGGATCACCAACAACAATTGATAGTAGATCATATTCATTTAGTACTAATATTGATGATTATCCTCCTGACGCAAGAAAAGAAATTGCCGGAACAAGTGTGGACGCAATTACTAGTGATAACTACGGGGTTCCACAAGACTATTTTTACCAATTTAGATACGGTAGAATATACACCGTTAGTGAATTTATAAACAAATATTATAAAACAAGTGCATTAGAAAGGGCATTTAGTTTTTTTAAAAAGGATAGAAGAGAATCTTTTATTGGTATTAAAGAAAACTGGCCACAAGAAAAAGATGATTGTGAAAATGTTAATAATTATTTTCCTGTAAACGATGCGGTTAGAAATCATAGATTTCAATTTTTCATTTTAACGGTATTAAATTTTATTGAATATATCGGTAACGTGATTTCTTTATTTATAAAAGAATTTGTGACGGCCGCTCTTTTTGGTATTGCGGAAGCAATAGCAAGTAGTGGGGTGTCAAACGATGCTGCTGCTAGAACATTTAGAAGGGGTAAGGAATTTCAATTTACAAATATTTTTAGACTTCAGTTATTGGTGTATCCTGATTGTTACGATTGTAATGAAGATAATGAAGAAACACCTGTACAAACTCCACCAGTGGCACCGACGGCCGATGATTATAAAAATAAACCACCTGTTGCCACAAATTTCACTGTAGAAGAAAAATATGAGATTAGAAGAAATACCGACATATGTAGAAAGTATGTATTTAGAAATTATAGTTCAAGTGCATGTACTTTAACATATATAGATTGCGATGATGTCAGTAGAACGATATATCTTCCTGTTGAAGAAAATCCGTCTAATGGAATTGAAGTATGTGCAAAAAAAGGTCAAACCATTACAATACCGCCAGGTTTTGGTTCACAAGTAACGGCTACACAACAAAGTCCCGGTGCTTATTGTTCCGGCAACGCTGATGATTCTTTATATTTCACATATCCTTGTGATGCATATACTTTTAAAAATATAGGTTTAAGTGCTTTTACAATAAATAATTTTGTTGATTGTAATAATGCGTCAGGAAATACTATAACAGTTCCAACAGGAACATCTGGTAACACATTTGTTTTTTGTGCTAAAAGAGGACAATCATTTACAATTCCACCACAATTTACTGGTGTAACTTATACCACATCATCAACATCGGCATATTGTAATAGATGTGGTGGTACGGGAATTGACGTATTTTCAAATTATACAGGGTCAACTGTTGATGGTGCCATTATGAATAGAAAATATCTATTGGAAATTACACCACTTATTGGTACAGACCCACAATATATTTTTATTGGATGTGGAACCAATTACCCCATAATATATTCTGGACAATATGGTAGATGGAAAGTAGGTGGAGGGGTATATAGTGTTTTGGCTAGTTTTCTTGCCGATGAAACTAACACAAGATATGATACACCTATTCAAAATTCTGTACATGAAGATCATGGTTGTGTTTTTCCTATATCTAAACTTATATATGTGGAAGATTGTTCTGACGTATCAGCACCGGACCCAAATCTACCATCAGGAATTGAGGAAGAAGGTTGTAATAAGTACGATTTTATAATTGACACAAAATGGACAGAAGATGGTGGTGGTGGTAGTATGAATTTACAGGCATTTGTTTTCCCGTTATATAATGGCGGAACACCACTACAAGAATATGCCGCCGCGAGAAATGTTTTAATGGGTTGTAGACCAGGTGATTGTTACCCAACAAATTCAAGTACATATAATGTTGGTTGTATTAGTAATGGTTCTATTGGTGCCGGAACTAGTTTATGGGATCAATTGGATGGAAATTATTCAACAAATATTTTACAATCACATCCCGATCCATGCTTTAGTGGTGTACCATGTAATGTTGGTGCTGTTGCAAGTATTTATGCCAAATGGCCAACAGATCCGAATGGAGGATTTAGAAATGCCACAACAAGATGTATTGTGAATGGTGCATATGCTGGCGAAGTAAAGAAAAAGGGACCATATTATTGTGATCAAGGATTAACACAAAGAGGTACATTATCAGGATATTCTGAATTTAGAGATGGTGTTTATAGTATAGTACCATTAGCAGGAAACACATTTACAATGTTAAAATCTTTTAGAAGAAGAAAATTATTCCATAAGCTAATGTGTGGAGGGGTGGTATCATATACATTTAATGATTCGTGGTTATTAGGGTCACTATATTTCTTTCAATTTATGAAAAGAGGAAGTAATAGATTTTGTAAAGAATGTGTGTATAAAGTTCAAGACGCAACGGGCCTCCATTTCTATTATAGATCTACACCATATAGTCCGAGTTATTCGGCATCAGAAACACAATATGATTACGATCCCGCAACTGGAACTCAATTAGGTGTAAATACTTCTTTAACGAGTGATTATGCGAACAAAACAAAAGGATTTTATGGTCAAGTTAGGGCAATTGATTATGGTGCAAATTTTAGTACTCCATTACCTTTTATGAATTTAATTGGTGATTTGTTTAATGGGTTAAATTACAAAAGAGAAATAAATTTCCCAACAACAATTATTGATTTAGGACCAAGAAACACTTGGATTAATGAAATATGTACCGATCCTGAGTTAGATGTTAATTGTTCGATATCTAGAAGTATAGGTGCAACATCATATAAAGGATTAGATGATTTAATGGAATATATTGTTCAATCTAAAGAAATAAAAGAAAGGGGAAAATTAGATGTACAAGATTTATTTGATGCAAGAGCAAACGGACTAATAGATGGTGATATCGCCCAATTAATGAATTTTAATACACAATCGGGAATTTTTCCATTTGAATATGAAGAATCATTTTCACCATACACAGCACAATACAGTACGGTATTTGATGGTAAAGGTCCAGTCGGTCTTGATTTTGTATTTAGTGAAGATGATCCCGATACGGTTACATTTGAAAGAGCAGGTGAACTAATTAGAAAATGTTTAAATGAACCAACAAGGCTTGGTGACGTATCCCAAAGAGTTCCATATTATATGTGGGATACTATAGGACATGGTTTCGGAGAATCAACAACTGGTAATATAGGTAGTGATGAAGGACAAAGTTATTATAGTGGTAAAATATATAACCAAAAAATACAATTAATGAAGGGTAATATGAATCCTGATCCAAACGCAAATCCGTTGGATGATGATTATTTTGATCCCTATGTTTTACCACCAATAAGAGATTGTATTGATGCTGGTAGTGGTGAAAAGAAATATAATGACAATTATAAAGAACATACTGTGAATGGTGTCAAAAGACATACTATGGAAATTGGTATACCATTTCATTATTATTTTGGATTAAGAAAAGGTAAGACCGCCTTTGATAAATTTATTGAATTTTACGGACCTTTCTAATATGTTTATAAAAGATTTATTTAGTAAAAGAAGACCAAACCATTTGATAATTTTTATTGATAACAATAAAACAGATAATGGATTATTTACAATTTTTTCTAAATTTTTACATTCCATTGGTCCATATCGGAAAATTGATGATGTGATACACGATCTAAATATTTTTAAAAAAAAATATACAAATAAATTAGATTACATAATCATAATGACAAATGGTAAAGGTAAACATTTAGTACACACAAAAGAAGGTGACGATAAAGTTTTTGAATTATTGTTACAATTAAAACCAATGTTAAAGGAAAACGGATCAATGTTATTCGGTACTTGTTTTGTTGGAACAATAAATAGGAAATTAGTTGAAATGTCACAAAAATTAGATGGAATTAAAATAGTTGCACCAGACACGATTGCTAATTATTTTACTTCTTTATTTAGATTATTTAAACATGGGAAAATGTGTTCATGTAAAGATAAAAATTATAGTCAAAATTTAATATCTAAATTACCACAAAGTCAAAGAGGTATGGAACGAGACGAACAAACAATGATCGAAATAAACAGAAGAACAGATAATGAAGTGATAAATTGGGAAAGTTGTGGTATGGCTTATGAATATAATAAAAGAACTATCGAAGATGGAATTTGTGAAAATATTACACAACCATGGTTAGCGATTCATGGATTAATGAATTATTTTTTTAATACACAATAATATGTTTATAAAAGATTTATTTAGTAAAAGAAGACCAAATCATGTTGTTGTTTATCTGGATTATGATAAAAAAGATAAACTTTTATTTAGAACATTTTCCAAATTCACTTATTCAATTGGTCCGGTTAAAACAGTAAACGAAGTTATTGAAAATATAAAAAAATTTAAACAAAAGTATCCAAATAAATTGAAGTACGTTACCATTAATACATATGGTAGAGGTAAACATTTAATAAACTCAAAAGAGTTAAAAGAAATTGATGGTGATGAAAAATTAAATTTATTATTAAATGAATTGGTTAGTCTATTAGATACAAATGGTACATTGCAATTTGCAACATGTTTCGCTGGAATGGCACATAGAAAATTGGTTGAGGTTTCTGAAAAGTATGGTGGTATAAAAACAGCCTCAATGTATGGTGCTTACAGTTTAAATGGTAAAGCCGTTGTTTGTAAATGTAAAGAAAATGGGTTTAGTAAAAAAACAATAGATAATATGAAACCAAGTAAGAATGGTATTTTTAATGATGAAGTGGAAATGATGAACATATACCGAAGAACTGATGGTGAGGAAATGAGTTGGGAAACTTGTGGAATGGCCTATGAATATAATAAAATAATGATTGAAAATGGAATTTGTGAAATAAAAAAACAACCATCATCATCAATAAGATGTGTTATGAATTATTTATTTAATATACAAAGATAAATGAATAAGAAAAAAATCATATTACCAGATAGAAGATTTGAAAGTGCACCCGATGAAAATCTAACAATTAGAATAAATTTAGATGAATCTAAAAATTTATTAAGAGAAGGTGACAGAGATGTTATTTTAGATTTGGCTAGACTTTTTAATGAAGAAAGAAACGAATGTCAAAATTATAAAATATTTGGTAAAATAAAAATGATATTCAGAAATACCTATTCTGGTGACACAACATATGGTCCACTTGAAAGAAATTTGGCACTAGTCGGTGATGGTGGGGATGGTGATTTTACAGGATATCTAAACTATAATGAATTTGCCTTTTTAAGAACAGATCTTTTAAGAGAAAAAAATGAACCAATATCAGGATCAACACCTGGTGCATTCGTCCCTAATATCACTTTGACAGATGGTGGACTTGATCATATTGGTATGTCCCAAACTGACGCACCTTATAAAAATTGGAATTTTTATTTATCATATGTTTATAGTGGAGACACAACGTATCCAATAAATTACAGTTTATCTGATGGTACAGTTTACTCTTTTCAAGCACAAGATGGTATCCCATTTAGAGTTACTAATAATGGTAAATATTATAAATTTACGTCACCAGTTACACATGGTATAAATCAAGGAGAATATATAACAATTTTAGAAACAACATTAAATAATACGGTACCGGTAGAAAATAGAACTTTTTATGTTGATAGTATTGGTGACGAAATATATGATTCTGAAAATTATGTTTTAAACATTCTAAAAAGTCAATTTCCACCATCATTAACGCTTGATACCGTTATCTTTATAAAGAGATGTCTCGATATAAATAATATATCTGAAACAACTTCAAAGTACTATGTTCATAGACACAAAACATTAACTGAATTAAAAGATTACATCTTAGATAAAATGGGGTTTGAATCGCCAGTATTTGAAGATGAAAAAAAATTATTATTTGAAAATAGCCAAGGTGTTATTGACTATTTGGTTGAACAAAATAGAATGGAATCAGTACTTTTTGATTTTAAAGAACCATACACATTAAGTGGGATAACAAATAATTTAGGTTACACACCAACAGAATTATATGTATCAATAATCTTTAGAAACGATAACGGATATTTTAATTATCCACCAAAAGTCGGTTACAAATTTAATTTTCACGATACTTGGGTAGATAAACATTTTGATGATTCAAATTCACCTTTTGAAAATAGTTTAACAAGTACACCATTTATTAATTCAGGTATAACATTTAATAGAGGTAACCCAATACCAAAAGGTACAGATTTAGTGGGAGCATTTGTTGAATACAATACAAAAGAATTAAAAGAAAGGATAATAAGCGAATCTTTCCATAAAATAACATCACCTTTGAATATTTTTGATCATGGACAAGATACCGCTATGGATGCGGTACCGACTAATTTGGTTGGGTTATATTATCAACCACACTATAGAGTAAAAATTAGACAATTATCACCATATATAGAAACATCAAATACCGACCAAATTTATGGATTACCTGAAAATATAATATATGACAAATCAGAAAATTTATGGAAATGGAGAGATCTATATGATCACGGATATGTCGATGTTGATGGATTTGGAACTAATTTTCCGTTTTTAAATGATTGTCATTATTTAAAATTTGATATTAATTTCTATTTAAAAAATGAGGAAGACTATACAAATAAACAAGATGGTGTTAAAAAGACACAAAATCTAAAAATAGATTGTTAATGAATATATTAAGAAACGATAGTGATAAAAATATCTTAATAAATAACGAAAACGATTTCAAAACAGATCTCGGGTGGCAAGAGAACGCCGAAGAATTAGAAAAAGAAAGTTTAAAAAGAATTATAAACCCAATAGATAATTATGAAACTGTTAGATAACAACCTATACAAATGGATTAGATTATAATTTAGTTGGTATACAACCAGATGAAAACGCTAAATTATTAAAAGTAGCAACTGAAAGTTTTTTTAGATTAGAATTTTACAAAACACCCAATAACGATGTGCCAGATAGAAGTAACAGAAAATTAGTTTTTACAAAAAATCTAACATTACCATTAGGTGAAAGATACTTTTTTGCACCACTAATAAAAAACATATTTGTTCCTGTTTTTTCGGGATCAAATTATAGGAATAAAGAAAACATGTATCTTTTTTGGTTTAAAGATGATAGCGCATTCGAAGAAACATTAATAACCGGAAATACTTTTTGGGTGTCTGCCAGATTTTATAACGCAAAGGATGGTGAAATATTAAATCTAACAAATAGTGGATTAACACCAACAACTGAAATAGTCGAATCTAGAGACATGTATTATAAATTGGAAATAAATAGAACAGACACACCTGGAAGAACTGATTATTCATATATTGTTTATAGTTATAGTGGATCTACCGGTGCTAGAGTCGGTACCAGGTATAACCCAATTAAATTTTATCAATCATTTTCATAGATGAGAAAAACTAAATACGAAATATTAAGGACAAATACGGGGTTAACATATAACCTACCTATATATTTAGATTCATCGGTTGATGAAATGGGTATCATGGTCGGTTTTGATGGTAAAATAAGTCAAATAGAAGAATTTTGTAATTTTAGTTACACACAAAATGTTAATGTAATTGATGTATATAATACCGTATTCATTGAAAAATTTAGATATATAAAAGAAGCCACTTTCACTATAAATTGGGGAGATGGTACGTCTTCTCCATTACCTATACATACAGGTAATTTACTGTCTACCGTTTCAAAAACTTACCCAATACCATCTATTGGATATAGTTCATACACCATAACGATAAGTTTAGATAGTCCATGGACAAAACAAAACTTAAGTAAAATAGTTAAAATACCTCAAGACATATCAAAACCAAATCCACTTGGTACTTTTAGTGGATTTACTATACCTTATACCGTTTTAACGGGTGATCAAGATTATCTAAATGATTTAGATTACACAAATAACACTGGACAAACAACATTTAAGTATGTTGCTATAGGTGGAAGTAGAATAGATGAAAAAAGGTTATATGGGTCAAATTCATATACTGGGGTAACGGGCGGGGTCGATGAAATCGGTAGTTATAGTGCATATACTATTGACAATTTAGTTTATAAAGATTATTCTGATGGTTATACGATGATAACGGGTACGACCGTTGGATTCACAAAAGAAGAAGTTTTCGATAATCTAATAACAAGGAATGAACATTTTCTTGGGTTTATTGATGAACCGACGATCTATTCCGATATTTTTGTTGAAAGAGGTAAACTTAGTGTTATGGAATATAATCTAAGATTAACTGAAGTAGACAATACCGGTGAATTAAGAATTTATGGAAATGGATTTTTTAATGTAATAAAACAATAAAAAATATATTTATTAAATAAAAATACATGGCAGTAGGATCATACGGTATAGTTAGACCATCGGATATATCACCACAAGATGTTGATATATATTATCATTATGTTGCAAATCGATTGACAACATCTGAGGTTACATTAAAAAAATTAGCCTCTCAGGACATTTTAACACCGGTTTTTCATAATAATGAAACAACCGATGACAATAATGCACCAAATGTTGAAATATTAGGTGGTTTATATAATTTAAAATTATCCTCTAGTGATTTTTCCGAATTAGGTATATATACCTTACACATTAGACCCAAACAAATAAGAACAACAATAACCGATTGTGGTATTTTGGCTTCTTTACCTTCAGTTAGAGGATTAATTATTGATATAAGTAACGTTCCAACCGAAGATAGAAATAAATTCACACCACAAGGATTGGTTGGGTATAGAATAGAGTATATCAACACAAATAACAATACTAAAATACCAAATTTTTATAGAGTCGTAACTTCATCATTTTATTGTACACCAATTGCATCAAATTTGACAAATACAACTCAAAAAGCGATAAGATATCAGTACACTGATCAAGCGACAAATTTAATGTTTCTTACTGTTACACCGTCCTCCGCACCATCCAGTAAACCAAATACGGTACCTTTTATTGGACAACCATCACAAAAAATTATTTTAACAAATACTTTTTTAAATCCAACTACAATTGAAATCGAGATGGTTGAACATGATGCAACTACATTAGCACACGCACTTTATGGTAATCAAACTAAGGCGGTTGCACCGGGTATCTATACGATTTACGATAATAATAACAATATCTATAGACAATACAACTTGTATGAGATTAAAGATGATCTAAATGACACATTGTATGAGGTTAGAGAAAGAAAAACAGATATTGACCAATCATTAGATTTTGATACTATTACAAATATATAATGGCAAGAAGAAAAGTACCAAGTCAGGCAGCAAGTGGAAGAGAAACCTTTAGTGATAGTTTAGTCGGTGTGCAAATTACCGATGGGTCTAGTCAATTAACTAATACCAACTTTGCTTTAGATAGAGCAATTCCTGAAAAAGACAGTAAAAATTTTAGAACAAGTCCGTTTTCGGATTTTTTAACATTAGACACGTTAAAAGAAGAAGAAAATGAATTTTCAACTCCATTAATGTCATCGACTAAAAAAAGTGACAGAGAGTTGAGATTTAGAAATGCTAAAAATGATGCTGGTAAATCTTTATTCGGGTCGTTATCTAGAAGATTAGAAGTATCAATTAAAAATATTATTAAAAAATATCCCGCATCTTTTTTAATAGACAAAGACAGTTTAATTGTAACAAATCAATATACGGCCTATAATATATCATACGATATTGATAGAGACACAACAATTTTTGAAGTTGAGTTACCTAGACTATTTAATACGTTTGAAATAAAATTAAGTAGACCACAAAGTAATACCTTACCTGATGGTGATACTAATATTAGAAACTTTTATTCTTCATTTAAGAAATATGTAACAGTAATCAAAGAACAACCTTACGAAATAGTTGACTTTGTACAACCAGACAGTAAAAGTAACTTTAAATTAAAAATAAAGGGTAATCCGTTTTCTGGCGACACGACTTATACTGAAAATATATTAGTTAGACCAAATGATGGTATTGTTGAGGAGTTTTATAAAAGTTTAGATGAAATTGAGGAACAATTAGTTAATAGAGAAACTAATCCAAAGTTTACTGCATTTTTTGTTGTGCCAAGAGAAAATTTTGATAAAACAAATACAAATTTAATACAAGTTGCATATAATTGGCCATTATCTAAAGATGGTTGGAATATAAAAATAATTGGTTCTGATTTTGATGGGTATCTAGATAGTTTAAAAAATTTAGGAGACGAAATCGATAATTATAAATCTAATTTATTTATTAGATTTTTAACATCACCCCAATTGTATGAGTTTGATTCTGATGAAAAAAAGGCAGAAAGTGTTTTTCAATTATATGGACAAAGTTTTGATAAAATAAAGAAATATATAGACAACATCGCTTACATGAGAAATGTAAGTTATGATGGTATAAATAATTTACCCGATATTCTACTTAAGAATTTAGCGGAAAATTTAGGTTTGACCACTGTTAGTTTATTTGATGAAGATACATTAGATAGTGCATTGTATAGTAGAAGTAGATCTAACTATTCATCACAAAGTATTGGTAAAAATTTAATTGAAGCCGAATATGAATTCTATAGAAGACTATTAGTTAATTTAGCCTATCTATATAAATCAAAAGGAACTAGATCATCGATACATTTCTTTCTAAGATTTTTGGGTGCACCTGAACCTTTAATAAGAATTGATGAATATATTTACAGAGTCACATCAATGCCAAATTCTAGTGACCTCGAAAATGATATCTATGATGTTTTACAAAGAAGTAAATTTTTAACGACAGCATTATTTTCACCAACAACATATCTTTATACAAAAAATATAGAACAAGGATTAACAACATTTAATAGAGAGGGTTATCCTGTTGATGAAAAAACCGGATTACCTAGAAGAGCATTTGATCCAATAAGTGATATATTTTTTCAGAAAGGTTCGGGATGGTATGATATGACTTTAAAACATAGAACACCCGATATACTTGATGAAGAAAATTCTATTTTAACAGGTAGAACAAAAACGATTAAAACAAAGGCAAAACCATATTCTTATGGTGAAGAATATTTTGACGTTTTTAGAACATTACCAGGATTAGATACTGGATATGGTTTGGATTCTGAAATAGATAACGTTAAGGCCAGTTTCTATGATGGAAATTCATCTTATGTTTTAAATAGAAAAAATATTGAAGTCTACTTATCACCAAGTAGGGCGATCGATTATGATATTTGGAGAAAATCTAGAGATTTATTATTAACATTCGGTTCAAATACATTATATCCACAAACAGGTGTCACATTTGCGGAATTTTTAGAAAAGACATTACATTCCCAATTAAAAAATTCCCACGTTATAAGATATAAGAAAAATTACATTGCACTCGAGGATGTTTACACATCTTATTTCACTAGCACTGGTTTTACTTCTTATAATTATATTGATTCACATGAGTTTATACAACGAATGAGTCCATATTGGATGCAAATACTTGATCAAGTAATTCCCGCAACTACATTATGGACAGGAGGTAATTTAATAGATAATAACTTTTTTGGTAGACCAAAATATAAATATAATTTAGGATGTCAACCAAAAACAATAGTTGAGAATTTATACCCAAATTTTGGTGATGCGATAAATGAAGATTTAGAAACAATATTAGGTGAAGAAGAAAATTTTAGAGGATTAATCAATATAACAGGGGTAACATATTGTCCAATAATAGAAATTGATGGATATGTGTTTTCTGGACACCCTTATTGTGTACTTGTTAGTGGGACAACAAATACAAGTAACAGTGCTAAATTATTTAATCCAATGCCAATGACTGGTTGTACAATTTTACCTGATAGCGGTACAACGGCATTGCCTTTGATATGTGACTATAAAGAATTTGTAGATCCCGATGTCGATAAAATAAAAGAACTTTGGGTGGTTGCATTATCTGGGTTGGTTGAAAATGTTGTAAATAAATTTACAACGGGATATACTGCGGGATATGAAAATTACGAACCTTTTCTACAACAACCTAATTCAACATACACATGGGAATATAAACCAAAGTTAACTTTTGAATTTTTCACCGATATTGACGGTAAAGAAAAAGTTAGATTCACATCAATAAAATATGATTTTAATGATTGTTCTGTTGAAGATTATTTTATATATAGATTTGACACTGAATATACACCAATAAATCCAATATGTAATAATGATTTAGATATTAATGTAAATACAACAGAGTGTCAAACAGACTATTGTCCTATTATTGATTTAGATATTGTACTTAAAAATAATGTTGGTATACAAAAAGGTGGTTTTGGTTCTTCTACTTATTACCACTCTGATTGTATGTTTATCACAGGTAAAACTGGAACAACAAGTACAGGAATTAAATTTGGTGAAGTTGATAATTGTAAAATATCTATATCAGGTGCTTCTCTTAGTAAAAAAATAGAATTAAATTTTTTAGATGCTGCTAATTGTGAGACAAAAATATCAATAGACGGATTTCAGAAAAAATATGAACATAATGAGTCTAAAGAATATTATCAACAATTTGTTATCAATACATATATGAGTGGATGTTCACTACCTTGTAGTGGTGAAACATTAATTTCTTCACAAACAGCGGTCACATTTTGTGATAATTTTATTGACTGTATATTCGTACCAAGATTAAAATATGAACCATCTTATGATTATGGATTATTGTCTGATAGTAAAGTTTTAAAAATTGTTGGACAGTTTCCAATAATTCAAATAGAAAACGGTACAATAGATTACAACGCAATAGTACATTATATTAATTTTGGTGATATTGAAATAACAAATGTTGAGGACGTTGTTGTTGGTGATATTTTATTAACCGCAACATATAAACCATGTAATTTCTCATATCAAGATTTTAAACTTGCTTATCTATATGGATATGCCTTTACTTTTCAATATGATTATAATGAAGTAAAAAGTATAGAATGTCTTGGATCTGTTAAGAAAAGTTTAATAACGGGAAGAACAGTAAATAATACAACAACAGTTATTGAAGTTTTACCAACAACAAAATTAAGAGTATATACAAACAAAATAGTTGATGGAGGTATTGTAACTAAAACAGATTATTTCCTTGATGAGAGAATACCTGAACATTTACAATTACCCGGAGAAACACCACCAGAACCATGTTGTCCATATCCAAAAGATTATTATGAAAATTATGGTGATTTCTTATTGAATGTCGATGGTTTTCCTATTGAGGTTATTGCGGTAGATCTTGATTACTGTGAACCAAATATGTATTATAATTTTAATTTTGAAACTTCTGGTAGAGATGTACCTGTCGGTGAAGATTTAATAATATTTAATGGTAACGATAGTCATCAAGTATTACTACAACACAAATATCAAACACATGTTTCTAATTTAATAGAAGATTGTCCACAACAATTCTATAGTGATATTGAAGATTGCCCTACAGAATATTTTACCGAACCAACTATATGTTTTGAAATTGCTGCCGAAGCGTTTTCTAACCCTGAATTTGTAACAGTTAGTCCGGGGGTTATCGTTAATGAAAAACCATCATATATTTTTAGTCCTAAAAACGATACGTTTGTTTATTATGTTTCTTGGTCGATAAATAATAATAGATGGGAATATAGATCATCATTAAATTCAGGTACATTGTACCAATATAATGAAAATCCAAATTTACCAATCGTTGAAGGATCATATTCTTGGAATATTATTGATTTACCATCTGCAAGTTACCAAATAATAAATTCAATTAGTGGAAATTGTATACCACCAACACAACAATTACCGGATGATTGTAGTGATGAAATATGTAGTGACATTTGTTTAATAGGAACATACTCATCAACAACACAATATACTTCATATATCTACGAAATATTTGGTGTGTATAACAATAGAAATTATTATAAATCTACTGATGTAAATTTCCCATATTATTTGATATGGAACAGTGGCACAACTAGATGGGAAAATTGGGAAAACTTTGACGTAAATGTCGGAACATCAGGAACATTATATTCGTATTTAAATTATAGTGGAAACACACCAATTAGTAGTTCACAATATCAATGGGTTTATGATTATAATCCTGAACTTGGAGCGTACATTACAACAGTAAATGATTGTCCACCACAAGTATGTTTTACATACGACCCTGGTGAAACTTTTGGTAATATGGGATCTAATGTTAATCTTAGATACCCTGCAGGATACCATGATGGTAAGTACTACTATAGTTTAGGTTACACAAATACAGGAACAGGCATGACTTATCCATTCGGTGTTGTTGTTTGGAATAGTGGTACAACAAGATGGGAAAACTATTCTAATTATGATGTTGTAAACAAAATACCCGATACTGTATATGGTGTTTTAAGTTATTTAAATGTTAACCTTGACACACCAACAAATGAACCGACAGAAAATTGGATTCGTATTGAAGATCAATTTGGTTTAGTAAATTCACAGTTAAATGATTGTTTACCTGAATTATGCTTTTATTTAACTTCCGGAAACAGTTCTAATTTTATTTTTAGTGGACAATCTTACACATATTATGATGGTAAAATTAATTATATGTTAATTAGTCTTTCTATTCCTGGTTTTATTACATATGTTGTTTGGAATAGTGGTACAACTATATGGGAACATAGGGAAACTTATGACCTTTTCACAAATACAGTTGGCGGTCAAATATATGGTTACTTAGGTAACAATAGTGAATATCCTGTTTCTAATGATACATACATTTGGACTGGTAACACGAGTTCCACATTACCATTATCTGGAATCTCATCAGTAGGTGAATGTTCAATACCATCAAATCTAATATTACCTGAATGTAGTGTTTTAATTAATGATGATTCTAATGATGTTTATTATTATGATTATTCTTCAAACACTAAAACCAATTTAGGTACATTTATATTTTCCGCAGATATTGCTCACACATTAAATAAGATGTGGTTATATAATTCCTTTATATATGAATGGGATATAAGTACTAATCCTTGGTCGACAACATTTAATAGGATTGTATCTTTACCAAGTGGAATAAATATTGGTGCTGGATTATGTGCAATAAATGATACTAAATTATTGTCATCATCATACAATGGTATATCTGGTTTGTGGGAAATCATAGAAATAGACGTAAGTAATTCTGTGGCTACGGTAAATGTAATATTTTCATTACTACCAACTGAGTCAATTGCCGGAGATATAATGTTTACTACAAATAATAAAATTTTAATAACAATAACAAAATTAGGTGGTGTATTTTTAGTTCAATATGATTATAATACAGGTTTATTTGAAACAAGTTCAGATTTAAATACAACTGCCACAACACCATATGGAATATTCCAAGATAATGGTTCATTATATGTTGCGAACGTGGATGGTAAAATATATAATATACCTTTAACATATCCACATACACCAACATTAATACAAACAATTCCGTCATTAGTGGTTTACGGTGCATCACAAATACCAGAGTGTTGTACCGCTGAGTTACAATTAGCACCCACACCAACACCTACCGCAACTCCAACCCCAACACCTTCACCAACACCAACTGAAACTAGTACGCCAACACCTACTTCTACTAGTACGCCAACACCTACTAGTACGCCAACACCTACTAGTACATCTACACCAACACCTACTTCTACTAGTACGCCAACACCTACTAGTACATCTACACCAACACCTACTAGTACATCTACGCCAACAGGAACATTACCTGTATCTGGTTTAATATGGACAACAACTAAGAATACGTCAGGAGTCACGGGTTGCGAAACGGCTGAGTGGGTAGTATCACCAAATAATTTATGTGTTAGATTTAATATTGCGGATTCATTAAACTGTGGTGGTACGTGTGATATAACACAAAATGGTACCGCAACTGCAACAATAACAGTAGGTCCGGTTGATACTTATTTACACTTAAGTTTTAGTGGTTTAGCCGAATTACAAGATACGGGTTATGAAAACATAGCTTTCTATCTTGATGGAACATTGTTAGCATCTGCAACATCACAAGACTTGAATCAAGGATGTACAATGGGTCCTGTTATTCAGAATATCATTGTACCTGGACCATATTTCTTATCGGCAGGAACAACACACACATTGTTTATTGATTTTACAACTGATGATCCGTTGTTCCACCTCGGTTCATATTATGAAATATGTTTAAACTTTACAACATAAATTAAAAAAAATATATTTAGGTATAATGAAATATAATGTTACATTAACAAGTGAAAATTATAATGGCCAAGTTGCGGAGATAACATTTAATCCAGATACCGGCGGAACATTTAATTTAGGTTCACATGTTATACCTTATCAATATGAGTCAACGTATCCCTATGGTACATATTTTTTATATTTTTCTGGTTTTGGTATAACATGTTCGTCAACTTTAATAGATACGTCACCCGAACTTGCTTGGAGAATTTTAGATTTCACATGTGAACAAAGTGCAAACTTTTTAATCACTAATTCACTATCTGGTATATCATCACCATCTTATGTTTGGTATGACGATGATACAAATAGAGTTTGGGTTGCAGACGCGGATGACAATCTTAGGGGTAATATATATTGGTTTACACCAACCACAGCATCTACATCCGTATCAAATGTAACATTTATCACTGGTGCAACTGGTGATGTAAGTTGGTTGAGAGCACCTGCATTGTATATTAGCACTTTTGATAAAACATACAAGAGAATATATTTTACAGGTACAAATCAAACGCCACTTAATACGTTACCAACTGATACTATTATAACAGGAATGATCATTTATGACACAACCGGAAACACCATAACACAAATATCATACGGTAGTGATAATATATTCGAAAGAAATTTTCTTTACGTTTCAGAAAATTTTATATATGGTGACATTAGAGGCGGTTCACTTTCAGGAATAACACCAACAGGTGATTTAATAAGAATAAATAGAGAAAATCCTTCTTTACCAAAAACAATAATACCAAGAAATACTCAACTAAACACTTATTTTGTTGGAGGGGCACCAACTGCACGTGAAATTGGTACAGGGATCTCTCAAACATATTTATGGGTAACGTCAACTTCGGGTTCAGGTACAGTTGGTAATATCGGTGTTTTTGATGATAATTTCAATTTTATAACCTATATAACATTACCAGGATCATCTACCTCAGTTCCCGGTGGATCTGGTAGATATTGGCAATATCTATTTTATGACATAGAAAAAAACAAAGTTTATGTAAGTGATATTGGTGGAAGAAGAATGTGGGTTTTAAATCCAAATTCAACAAATACGGGAGCAACAATTGTAACAACAATTATTTTTAATAAAAGATTACAAGGTAAAGATGTTGGTGTTTATACTTTTAATTTAGATCCCGTTAGCGGTAAGTTATACATAGCAACTCAATTAATTAATAATGTGAATGGAGATGCAACTGTAATATATCAAACTTATGAAATTGATAGAGACACATATGAAATAAAAAGATTGATACCTAATTATTATCTATCCGGTATTGAACAAGTTACAAATGAATACGGGACAAATAGTTTAATGTCAGTAAGTCCTGGTCCCACAGTAGGTTGGGGAGGAGTAATAGTAGACAGAAGTGAAGGTAGTGTTGTTTTTTACAATAACGCGGTTACCGGATTGGAAAACACGGGTGATGTAATAGTTGACACACTTGAAAAATATGACATAAACACAAATACCCCAACAGGTGAAATTAAAAATAATACAGTTGGTGATCCCGACTATGTTGCACCATTTTTTAGTGTGGACCCAACTTCAGGTTGCCCAATAACATATACATTAAATTGTCCTTTTACAATACAAAGTGATATAAATTCAACAGAGTTTGGTTATGAAGTTGGTATTGAAAATTCTGTAAAAAATAATCCATCAATAACACAAATAATTGTATGTGCATTAAATTCATCAGGAACAATTATCGATCAAGATGTATATAGTTCACCTTTTAATACGAATTATTTCCATGACACTTTTTCGGGATTACCATCCGACACTTACACTATAGGTGTAATATATTCGGGATCATCTGGTATATTACAACAGTGTGGATCATTTATAATACCAACACCAACACCTACATCGACTAGTACTCCAACTCCTACTGCAACACCAACACCTACATCGACTAGTACTCCAACTCCTACTGCAACACCAACACCTACATCAACTAGTACACCAACTCCTACTAGTACACCAACACCAACTAGTACCTCAACTCCTACGGTTAGTAGTACACCACCAAGTTCATATGTGTTCGCCGGAAATGTGAGTACTTATTCCACATCGGGATTGGCTTGTGCTGCGGGATCAACATGTGCAAGAGCTTTTTATAGAGACATACCTGTATTTAGTGCTGGTATGATAATGTATGATGACCCGGGATTAACCGCTCCGTCTGATGGTGGTGGAAATTGGATAGTTATTGTTAATTCGACAACTTTTTGTTCTGGAACATCACGATTAGCAATACAAGTTGATAGTGGTGGTGTGATATTAAATACTTTTAGTTGTCCATAAAAAAAATAATTTTAGGTATTTAATAAAAGATGATACAAGAAATAATAATAAAAACACAAAATTATGAGGGGGAAACAGGAGAAATAACTTTTTTCCCCGATACTGGCGGTACTTTTAATTTAGGATCACAAGTATTACCGTACACATATATTAGTAATTATGTGTTTGGTACGTATGTTATATATTTTTCTAGTATTGAAAAACAATGTACATTAGAAATACCCAATAATTTACCTGTACCAACATCAACACCAACCCCCACCAGTACACCAACACCTACGGCAACACCGACACCTACTAGTACACCAACAATAACACCACCACCACCGGTTGTACCATCTGTTAATTGTCCATCATCATTTGAATGTGGTCAAGTTGGGTTACTTCTTTCTAATACCGCATCTTTAGGTACAGGGAATGGGTTACCATGGTTAAATAATGCCGTTTTTATTGAGGGTAACGTATGTATACCATCAGGGGCCATATCTAATAATCAACAACTATTAATAAATTCATCATCTTTAGGTATACCAGTGAATTATTCAAATCCACTTGTTCTTTGTGGAGACCCAAGTAATCCTTGTGATGCTTTATTTTATCCATTGTGTTTATGTACGAATTATGTCACATCAACACAATCAATTGGTAGATGGGTAAGTAATAATAGAGTTTATGATCTTACTGGAAGTGCACAGATTATTTATAATTCACAACCATCAATACCCACTTTTGATTGTTCAAGTGAATGTAGATCTTTCAGGATATATAACGCAGGATCAACAAAAATTGTTACAATAACAGATTGTTGTGATGACACATCTCAAGATGTTGTTATACCATCAGGTACTTTTGGATCACCATCAGAGACATTGGTATGTAGTAAAACTTGGCCAACAACATTATTCTCATTTTCTGATTTACAAATATATACAACAGGTATACCATGTAATATTAATTACAGTGGAGGTACTTGTTAATAAAATAAAAAATATGATATGTTTAAAACAACAATAAATTTAGTACCAACAGGACAAGCGTTCGATATATACTCCGGATTAACATCAAGTACAACGGTTAATTTGATTGCAACCAATGTTACAAATTCATTTGAACATACTTTTGAAATAACAGATTTAGTACTCGGATCGAATACTTTACAACATTATTTTCTAAAACTTTCGTGTGAAGAATGTGGAAATATATTAATTAAAGTTAAGGCACATGACATTGAATATTGCCAACCAATAAATCCATTTGATTTTATTTTTGATTTGACATTAAAATCAATAATCGAATTAGATGAAAATCCATCACTAGAACCAAGTTTAACAAATCCGATAGATTGGCTTACCGATGTATTTTTAAGTAATGGTTTGGGTCAATCACAATCATGTCTAATTTGTCCACCATGTAATGATTTTTATTATATAGGTAACACTTACACGTACCTATCAATGTTTGAGACTGCTTCAGTTCCAAATGATAAAACGTATATAAATGCCTTAACAGGTTGTTGTATAAACTACGCTATGTCGGCACAAACATATTTATTGGATTACATTCCCACTGTCGGGATATCAAATGCAATTCCACCTGATGAAGAAATAGATGGTGTGGTATACAAATATTCTTCATGTAACAATGGATTTAAAGAAAAAATTCAATTGTTAAAAACTCTAGATCCAACTAAATTTAGTAGTTTAATTGAGATTGGAATTTTTGAAGTGGGTACAATCGGAAATTCAACCGGATTAGATAACTTAATAAATTTTTATACCGGTAACACCATAAATAATTATGACGGAATTAATACGATTGGAGATACAATCCAAGATTGGATGAGTAGTGGTATTTTCTTTTTATGTCATGGTCGTGATTATAGAATGGGTGATCATGGAGGATTTAATAAAACAATTGAAGACTTAACAACACCACCACCCAGCCCTATTATACCTTAAAAATAATTATATATGAGTAATAGAAAATATAATATTCTTGAATTTTTGATAAATTATTGTGAAGATAATTCACCATCACCTACCGATGATGATGTTTTAAGTACTTGGGATGAATTATTAGATGAAGGATTTTCTACATCAGCATATACTCAAACTATATGTTGTGATGAATGTGATCTATCGGGTACCACAGTATTTGCGTCGATTGAAACTTTTTTGAAATATGCGGAAGCGGTTAGTTTAACATATGATGGTACATGTCCAGTAAGTGGTTTAACTTGTTGTATTAGTGCTTATGGTAATATTAATTCTTATGACATACTTTTAAATTCTTTAGGTGCAACGGGAGATCCACCATTTCAGAATTGTATAAATATAGTAAATGATTGCCCATATTTAGATTTTAATACAGTATTAAATAGAATTATTTCTGAATTTGGATATAATACCACTAAAGTGATTTTAGATAAAGGTGTAGTATTATTAGGTAATATTTCTATAAAATGTTTACTTGATTATCTGGATACCAAAAGTGAAAATTTTAGAGGATTATTTTTATTAAAATTACTTGATAAAGGAATGATATATGATTGTCAAAATGAAAAATTTGCAGGAGTTGAAACTTGGTTAAAATATGCCGAAGCAGTAGGATTAACATCAAGTGCTGCGGTTCCATAAACTTTATTATTAAAAATAAACAATTTATATTTATTATATCATGGGTTTAAATGTTAGGTTATATAATTTACAAATACCACATAACTTTATTGTAGAATATAGTGGAGGGTCATCAAGTTCATATGTGTTTTTTGGGGCATTTCCAAGCCTAACATCATCTGTTGTTATAACAAATTTGGAATTTGATACGAGGTACTTTATAAAAGTAACGGATATTGTTGATGGTACATCAACAATAACTACAATATATACTAATGATAGTAAGGTTTATGAATGTTATGATACTGTAGATTTTTATCTTGATGTTAGTACCACAGGTAGTTGTACTAATAGTAGTGTTACAATATATGATTTGGTTTCAGGTGCAACAAATTTTGGTAATCATTCATCTGTCGTTAACGGTGTACCAAATAGTTATCGTATATATACAGGTTTCACATATGAAATTTCGGCTTCAACATTTGTAACAACGGCAACAACAAATCCATCTACTGGGTTTATTTATGAATTTAAAAATTTTAGTCCAACACACAAACCTGTTTATATTTTTCTTGAACATGGGGACGGTAGTATAAAAAATAATACATTAACTGATCCAAAAAAACAAGGTGGATTTCAAGTAAGGGTTGTTTTTATTGGATGCCCCGTATGCTTTAATCATTTATGTTATAGTTCAGATACAGAATATAATACAACACTATATTATCCAATGGGTGTTTACAATGAAAGACCATATTATCAAATATGTTGTGATGATTATTATGTATTTTGGAATGAATCTAATAATAGATGGGAAGTAAGAGATGATATTGGTAATGGTACATTACATTCTATTTTATCATATGATGTTGATTATCCTGTAAGTAATCCACCAACGTATATGTGGTCTGCAATCACATCCAATGTTGGTGATATTTTTTCAAGTAGATTTGAGGAATGTCCACCATCATGTGATATTCAAGTAACAGGAACAACATTACCTTGTGATTTTACTTATGAATTGACCATACCAGAAATAGATGAAAATACGGAAATAAATATTTATTTTGATTCATCCGGATCGATGAATTCAACATTATCTCCATTAATCAATATGAACAGTGGAATATTAAAACCATGTTTATTACCTTATTTTAATAATGATTCTGTCTTATATGATCAAAGAGTTAGTATCACATCAATTAGTGACGAACGAATATTCCAATGGATGAATAATACAGGTAGTTCACCATCAATAACCACTGTTATTAATTTAGTTTTTTCGGATGAAAATAGTCCATACGGTGCAGAATGGGGTGTCTCATCATGGGAAACCGCCAGAACACCTCAGTATGATACAGATATGGTTGCTTTAACCAGTACATTAAATCAATTACCATTTGGGAGATATTTTGCAACCATATTTAGGGTTATTGGAAGTACCGAGTATGGTTCATTTATTCAGGCTGTTAGTGGTGATACATCCTTATCAACACTATATACTGGATCAACATATGGTTTATCTGGAAGAAATAACATTAATTATGAATTAAATACTTTGGCGGCGTCAACACCATCATATTATGCAGATCTGATAATTAACTCACTAAATAACTTAGGATTTAATTTGTCACTTTGCAGTTCACTACCCATCGTAACACCAACACCAACTAGTACACCAACTCCTACTAGTACACCAACACCTACATCGACTAGCACTCCAACTCCTACTAGTACACCTACACCAACTAGTACACCAACACCAACTAGTACACCAACACCAACCGGAATAACCGCTGAAATTGTTGCATTTGGTGAAAGTGATGGTTCTGGATTTATTAATGGAACAGTCAATGTGATTGCGGGGACGACTTTAGATTTATTAGATTTCGATTTTGTCATTAGAAGATTTAGTGATCCGACGTGTACAACATTTGTAAGTGGAAACGCGACCTTACCTAGTTTATTATTACCTGCCGGAAACACATCGGCGACTGATAGTACAGGTGTTAGTGAAATCGGTGTTGCTAGTTTAAGAGTAATTAATTTGGCTGTAAATGGAATTGGATTAACAACAAATCCACAAATAATTACTATTGGTACGAATAATTACAAAATTTATGGATTAAACCAATGTACGGGAATGTAAAATAAAAATAAATGTATTTATTAATGTATGAGCTTTTTAACAGAAAATAACTCTGAGTTTTTATCGGCCAGAGTAACAAAAAAAGGTAGAAATTCAATCGCTAAGGGAAATTTTGTAATTTCATATTTCCAAATTGGTGATTCCGAATATGATTATAGTGCACCATTTACAAATTTAGATGGTACTTTTAAAAAACCATTTCAAAAAGTTTTTGCCCCACACGATAAAGAAACAGTTGTTAAATATCCATACAAAATAGACACAACAGTAACAACAACAACCTATGGGGTCCCTGTTCAAAATTCATATACTGACATTTTAAGAAATCCGATGGGTCCCGCGGGATTTGTTTCACAATATATTGAATATGATGATATTGATTGTATAGGAACAAAGGTAATGTGTGTGACGGATAGAATCGATATATCCACAATTAATGGTTCTTCTTCTATTGATGTTTTATCTGGAGATACATTTCAAACTTGTGAATATATTACGTTGGTATTCGATCAGTTTGGTGGGACCGATCCAAATGTTCCAATAATAACCGGACAATCAAATAGTTTAATTTATAAAGTTTTAAGTATTAGTGGAAATACAATATATCTTGATAGACCCACACCAGACTTATCAACTTTAACAGGTTTTGCACAAGTTGTTTGTAATAAATGTCAAATAGAATTTCCACCATCAACTAGTGTTGCACCGATATGTTTACCACAACCAATTGATCCAATGGATCAACACGATCCGTGGACATTAAATGTTGTGTGGAATGAGAATCCTATAGGTTATAGTGGTTTAACAAACATAAACTTAACAGGTTTCACAAGTAATCAACACATATCAACAAAACAATTTTTAGGATACACAACATCATCCGGACAAACCATTAATAATACCACATCGTACAAAAATTCTTTTGGTGAATCAATAACCGTGACACCTGAAGAACAAAGGGTATTGGCGGTTATACATTATTCAGAGTTAGGTGATATAAGATTTGATCCTGAAAGATTCTTTAAATATGATGATTATTTAAGTACCAATAACAATGTTAATGATTCAATATTAGAAGATGAAAATGGTTTACCATTAACTGATTTAGAATACTTCCAAGTATTTATACCATTTATTTGTTACCATAGAAATACAAGTAATGTTGTTGGAGCGTTATTTAATATGGATACAGTTGATTATGAAATCACGACACCATCACCAATCTTAAATGGTAATTCAAATATACCATATAGATACTTACTTGATGAACAAAATAATAGAGTTGGTAAAGTTTTTTACACTAAAAAAACAATAATTTTTGATGACCAAGAATTAGTTGCTTTATTAGATTACAGAAGCAATAGAAGATATACTTTAGATGCACCAAAATTATATTTGGTACCAAGTGACACCACAGCACCAAATTCAGTTTTAACAGGATCAACAGATCAAACAATATGGGTGACATATACTTTTACCAATTCAGATAAAGGTTTAAATGGTTTACCTTGTAATTATTATTCAAAAATACAGGGCACAACAATACCAACAAGTTTAGTTGTTAAATTCGATACCACCGCATTTAGTTATATGAAAACAACTCTTCCAAATGTTGTTGATGGATTCGTTGGTACTGAGTTTAAAATTTTAGTACAAATAACAAAAACAGGTCAAAGACCCGTACCTGATGATTGGATTGAAATTGATTTTACAACAGAAGCGGGAGGTAACGGAGTTAATTTTCTTGACCCCGTAAATTTAAGAGACATTTCATTTATTGTTAATTTTTCAAAATATAACAGCGGAACACAATATGTGATAGACAATTATTTTGGTAATGGTTACATTGTACATGAACCATCAACGCAACCAAAGTTTGGTGATGAACAACCGTTTCCTGGAAGTATAAAAGTTGTTAGATCAAGTGACATTGAGGTTATGAATTTTTTGGTTAACTTACCAAGTACACAATTTACCGAAACACAGAACCCAACATATGTTGCTGGTGAAGATAAAAAGATAACTGAGATTGCTCTTTTAGATAGTAATAAAGAAGCCTTGGTTGTTGCTAAATCAGCGAAACCAATTGTTAGAAGAGGAACACAAGTTTTTGCAATCAAAATAGACTTCTAAACTTTACATTTTTAAAAATATCACGTATATATTCTTTTATGAGTATAAAATTAAAGAATAGTCCAAAGATATTAGGTTTGGATATATCAACAAAGACAATTGGATTTGCGTTATTTGATTTAACTGGTTCTAAATTATTGGAATTAACACACTTTTCTCCAAAAATAAAACCTCAACCTGAAGACAAACTTGAGGAATTATTGAAGAAGGCGGATGCCTTCAAAAAACATATCGAGAATTATAAAGATATGGGTATCCTTCGTGTAATCATCGAAGAACCATTGTTAAATTCAAATAACATTTATACCGTTCAGACTTTATTGAGGTATAATACAATGATTTGTAAAATAGTTTATGATACTTTGGGAATTGTGCCCACCTTTATATCAACATATAATGCAAGAAAATTTGCATTTCCTGATTTAGTTAATAAAAATGACAAAGGTAAAAATGTTTTGTTTGGTGGTTATCCAAAAGACATTGATAAAAAACAAGTAATTTGGGAACATGTAAATGCGGTTTGTGCAGATGTTAAGTGGTTATATGATAAAAATAACAAATTAAAGAAAGAAAACTTTGATATGAGTGATGCCGCAACTGCTGTTATTGGTTATGTTAACATGATTAAATTAGAAAAAAATTAGTATGGGTGAATTAGATTATAGTTCAGATAATCCAACTGAATTAACAATGAAAATAGGTGTTAATAGAGCAATATTAAATTTTTAAAAAAATCCGGCAACTTAAATTTTACATTTTATAATTATTCAACTATATTTATATAGACGGGGCATGTAGAAATACATGTTGGTTGGTATCCCTCGGAGTTGGTGTCTCCGGGGGATTTTTTTTTATCACTTTTTTTTCTTATCATTTGACAATGACCGAACAAGAAGTACAATACGAACCGATAATAGAGATATTAGAAGATATTCTTGGTGAATGTAGATCACACAATGATTACAGATACCAAATGTCCTTTGACTGTCCTGTTTGTTCATACGATGTTAAAGGTTTGGATTCTGGTGACGGTAAAGGTAACTTAGAGGTTAATTACAAATATTCAGTTTATAAATGTTGGGTTTGTTGTGAAACCCATGAAACACACGGATCAATATATAAACTTATTAAAAAATTCGGAACACCAAAACAATTGAAAAAATATCAATTGTTAAAACCAGAAGAAGTTGAGGATTTTAAAAATAGAACATATAAAAAAGTAAGATTACCAAAAGAATTCGTACCATTTAAAAATATTTCATCTGGTTTAAAATTAACTCATCACTATAAACAAGCAATGGGTTATCTTAAAAAAAGAAACATAACAGATGAAATGATTGAAAAGTATAACATTGGATTTTGTTATACTGGTCATTATGAAAACAGAATATTGATACCATCATATGATGAGGAACAAAATCTAAATTATTTTATTGCTCGTTCGTATTTGTCAAAAACAAAATTGAAATATAAAAATCCCGATGTTCCAAAAGAAACGATAGTTTGGAATGAACATTTAATAAAATGGGATGAACCGATTTATATTGTTGAAGGAGTTTTTGATAGTATATTTATCCCAAATTCAATTCCGTTATTGGGTAAATTTATGAGTGAAAAAATATTTAATTTATTATATGAAAAGGCAAAAAAAATAATTTTAGTACTTGACCCCGATGCTTGGTTAGATACAGAAAAACTTTATCACAGAATAAATTGTGGTAAATTATTTAGTAAAGTATTTGTTATAAAATTAGAAGGCGACAAAGACATTGCCGACTTACAAGGAAAATTAGACGATTATAAAATACATCAATTAGATTAAAATGGATTTAAAACAAATTTCTGACGAAATAAAAGAAGTTATTTCAAAAAGACAAAAAGAACTACAATTAACATTTGTGGAGGATAAACACATTTATTATATGGTGGATACTGACGGTAAAATAAAAAGTAATTTTCCATCTGTATCTAAATTAATTAAAAAATTCTACAAACCATTTGATGCCGAAGGAACCGCTTTAAGAATGTGTAATGGTGATCCGATTGAAGCGAAAAAATTACAGGAACAATGGAGAGAGGCGGGTAATACTTCCACTAATATGGGTAGTAGAGTTCATTATATTTTAGAAAGTGAACTTGTTGAAAGATACGGTAACTATAAAGAAGTTAGACAACCAATATTTGAATGTGATGAAAACCAAATTCAAAAAGGGGATAGTATGATTTCGGCAGGTAAGAATTTTTTAGATTTAATGAACGAAAGAGGTGCGATACTATTAGATACTGAAATGGTTTTAGGTGACAATGAATTAGGTTACACAGGACAACCAGATAAATTTTGGTTAATGTTAAATAAAGATAAAACAGATTATGGGTTGGTAGTTACCGATTGGAAAACAAATCAACCTAAAAATTTTGAAGTACAACATTATACGGGTAAATTATATTCACCGTTTCAAGACTATCACGATACGGCGTTAGGTCATTATTATTTACAATTACCATTATATGCCAGACTTTTCCTTAAAATGTTAAAAGGAACTAAGTATGAAAATTTAAGATTACTTGGTTGTGTTGTTGTTTTATTAAAAGATGATGGTACGTTTGTTGAATATAAAGTACCACAAGATGTAAATAAAAAAGTATTTGATTTGGATTTAACAAAATATATTAAAAGATGATAAAGAAGATTATACATATTTCTGATTTACATATCAGAACATTTCAATTACATGATCTATATAAAAGACAATTTGAAATATTGATAGATGAACTTGCTAAAAAAGTTGTTGATTGGTATGATGATAATATTGGACCTTCTGATATAAGAATAGTTATCACGGGAGATATTGCACATCAAAAGATTAACATATCAAATGAACAATTAATGTTAACGAGTTGGTTTTTAAATGAATTAACTAAATTTGGTAAAGTTGTTATTATACCCGGCAACCACGACTTCTTGGAAAACAACGTTCAACGATTAGATAGTATATCACCGGTTGTTGAATTATTAAAAAATGAATGGATTACATATTATAAAGATAGTGGTGAATACGTTGATGATAATGTTAGTTGGATCGTATATTCTTTGTATCAACATAATCAAAGACCTGTATTCACAAAAGAAAAGGATCATTTTTATGTTGGTTTATTTCACGGACCAATACAGGGGTTATCAACAGATTTGGGGTTTGAATTTGAAGATGCATATGACAGATTAAATTTTGTTGATCTTGATTTATTACTATGTGGAGATATACATAAAAGACAACAATTCAAATTACCTAATGGTGGTAAGGCAATAATGGTTGGTAGTTTAATACAACAAAATTTTGGTGAAACAGTGAAACATCATGGGTATGGTGTATATGATGTAGAAGAAGATAATTATGAATTTTTTGATCTACCAAATGAACAACCATTTCTACACTTTAAAATAAAAGACATTAAAGATATTGAAAATGAAACCGAAGAACACGTTAATATTGGATGATGAATTCATTCAATATTGTAAATTGAATAATATTAATGATGTGGTGAAATTCGCGAAACAAGTTTTCGAAAAAGGTTTTACAATTGTTAAATACGGTGAGTTACCTAAATCAATTCATCTAAATAAAGAATTGACTACTAAACCAGTATTAACATCCGAACCAGTATTAACATCCGAACCAAAAAGTGTGGAACCAATAATAATAAAAAAAGAAGTTAAAGATTTATATGACGAATAATCCGGCAATATTCTTTTTTTTATCGTTTTTTTTGTGTATAATTTATTGATTAAAAAAATTATAATTTATGATGTATTTAATTTTTTGGATTTTTATGGCATATGGAATGACATCAATATTGGTATGGGGATCCATTTTTGAATCTACAAGAGAATTTATTAAAAGAAATTCTGTTTTTTTTGGTGACTTAATTAGTTGTACTCTATGTACATCAACATGGGTCGGGTTTTTCTTGTCATTTTGTTTAGGTGGACTAACAACCAGATTATTTGAAATTCATTGGATACCATCAATATTTTTTGACGGTATGTTTACCGCAGGAGCCGTTTGGGCTATAAACTCAATCGTAGAATACTACGAAGAGAATAGACCAAAATGATAAGATGGGATTCACTAAAAAAAGTTTGGATGACAGTTTAGTTAAAAATTTTGTCATCAAAATGATGAAGGATACATTTAACATAAATGTACACATAAATCCTGAACATAATAAAATTGATTTAATATGTGACGACGATCCTAATTTTGGGATTGAGGTAGAACATGGTAAGTGGGAAAATAATTTTTGGAATAACGATTCCTATTCGTTAATAAGTGGTCAAGGATTTAGAACAATAAACATACCAATAAGAAAACACAAATACTGGTTGGATGAACATAAAGGTAAACTAAATCCGAGAGCAGAAAAAAACATATTTATCAGAACAAATAAGGATTTTACACAATTTATATTAATTAGACCCGAAACCGTAAGAGATAATAAAAAATTGTTAATAACTAGTTTTGTCCCAAGTAACACTAATTTATTGGAAGATTGGATGAGTTTTAGAAGGGAAGACGTGGAAACATATGATTTGATTGATGGTAAGTTTGTTTTAAATATTGTTGAAAACTAGTTTTTAGAAAGACTTATAATATTACTATTTTTGAATTAATAACAATTTATTGATGAATAACCCTTTTATAAAGGTTGAATGGGAGGATACACCCGAAAACTTAACACAAGAAAGAATAAAGAGAGTCAAGTCGTATTTTGAAAAAAAATACAACTCAACAAACGTAAAGATCGTAACTAAGATACTGTCTAATAATTCAAAAACAAAATTGAAATCACTAGATGTTAGTGACAGTATTTTGGATTATCAAAATCAAAAAAACTTAATTAAAGATTTTATTCAAGATAATAAAATAGATATTAAGTGGGAGATGATAAATAGATTAGATGATCGCGTTAATGGTGAAATTGATAAATTAAATCAAAACAGAGTTAGGTATAATAAATGGCATATAAAGAAATTGGAATTTTCAAATTTTCTATCTTTTGGACAAGACAATGTTATTGATTTCGACAATCTTGATGGTATTACTGTTATTGAATCTACACCGAGAAACTTTGGTGGTAAAACCACATCAACAGTTGACTTATTGATGTTCTTATTTTTTAATTCAACAACGAAAACAAAAACAAATATAGAAATTTTTAATAAATTCACTGATGTTGATGAAGTTAATGTTAAAGGTTACGTATCTATTGACGGAGAAGATTATATAATTTCTAGAATTGTTTCAAGAAAGAAAAGTAAATCAGGTGAATATACAGTAAAAAATGATTTGGAATTTTCTAAAATAGAAAAGGATGGCAGTATTATCAATTTATCTGGTGAACAAAGAAGAGAAACTGAAATTATTATAACTTCGGCAATCGGTACTGAAGAGGACTTCCTTTCTACAATATTAACAACCGGCAACAACTTAGAAGAGTTGATTGAATCCAAACCAACTGCAAGAGGACAAATACTTACAAAATTTTTAGGTCTTGAAAGTTTAAAACATAAAGAAGAAATATGTAAAAACATTTATAATGATTGGTCTAAAAAATTAATATCAAATACAAACAATATCGTTGATTTAGAAGATAAGAATAAAAAAAATCGTGAGGAAATTGACTCTTCAAATTCCGAAATCGATAAACTGGAAAAGGATCTTAAAAATACTAATAAGAAATTAAAAAAATTAGACGATCAAAAAGAAGAGGTTCTTAAAAGAAGAAACAATGATGTTGATCAAGAATTAATTAAAATAAATCCCGATACTTTAGTTAAAGAAATTTCAGAATTAAAATTAAAAAAACAAAACACACAGAAACTTGCTGACGAAGTCAATGTTAAAGAACCATCAGAATATTACCTTGAAGATGAACATGAAACATTAAAAAGAGAAATAAATGATTTAATCGTTAAGATTAAATTAGATGGTGGTACAATTGATAAAGATGAAAAATTAATTAAACAATTTGAAGAAGGAACTATATGTCCAACATGTAGTAGACCCCTTGAAGATGTTGACCATACCGAGGAAATTGAAAATTTAAGGAAAAAGATTAATGAGTTAAAAGATGAACTTAAAAAATCAGAAGAAAAGTTAAATGGGTTGAAGGAATCTGAATCTGTTTTTAATAATTTAAAAACGGAGTATGATGAATATGAGAAAAATAAACTTCGTAGGGCCAAATACGAATTAGAGTGTGAACAGAAACAATTAGAAATAGATTCAAAAGAAAAAAAATTAGAAGTATACGAAAGCAATAAAAGTAAACTTGAGGAAAATAAAAAAATAGATTCTGAAATTATTAATTTGAGAACTCAGATCGAAAGTACTAATGGTGAAATAAGACAAATCACCACAAGTATTGAAAGACATGGAAACAACATTAAGAATTTAGAAGAGAAGATAACAATTAATGATGATTTAATTAAAAAAATTAAATCAGAAGAAGAATTGATATCTGTCTTTAAAACTTACTTAACAATATATGGTAAAAACGGTATATCAAAAGTTATCATAAAAAATATGATACCATTATTGAATCAGGAATTACATAGGTTATTGTCAGATAGTTGTTACTTTACTTTGGAGTTGAATATTAACGATAAAAACGAGTTAGAATTCCTAATGATCGATAATGAAACAAGAGTCGTTAAACCTCTATCAAGTGGATCTGGTTACGAAAAAACAATATCATCACTTGCAATTAGGAGTGTTCTTACAAAGGTATCGTCTTTACCTAAACCAAATATTGTTGTGATGGATGAAGTATTTGGTAAAATTGCTGACGATAATTTAGAAATGGTTGGTGAATTTTTTAAGAAGATTAAAAATTATTTTGAACACATATTTGTTATCTCACATAACCCATTGATTAGAAATTGGTCCGATAACATCATTATGATTAAAAAAGATGAAAACATTTCTTCCATAGATTACATAACAACAAAAATTTCTTAACATTTTTTGTATACTAGACATTATTACTTAATTTTGAAAAAAATAAAATATGACACCAAAAGACTTAAAAAATTTCGGTTTATTTGCCAAAGATCACGGTATCGGTTCATTAAAAATGGACTACTATAACAAAAGAATAGAAAATAGTTTAACCCCCTACATTCTCGAGGAAAGACAAATGAATGTTACCGCAATGGATGTCTTTTCAAGATTAATGATGGAACGTATCATATGGGTTGCTGGTGAGGTAAATGATCACATGTCCACAATTGTCCAAGCACAACTTATGTTTTTGGATAGTATAGATTATAATGACATAACCATGCATATTGATAGTCCAGGTGGTAGTGTTAAATCTGGGTTATCAATGGTTGATGTTATGAATTATATTAAGTCCGACATTAGAACTATTAATACGGGAATGGCCGCATCAATGGGGTCAGTATTATTAGGGGCGGGAACCAAAGGGAAAAGAGGTTCTTTGGAGAACTCCGAAACAATGTTACACCAATCTAGTGGTGGTTTCAGAGGTAATATTCAAGATGCTGAGATAGACATGAAACAATGGAAGAGATTAAATGATAAATTGTTTGAATTACTTGGGGAATATTGTGGAAAGACTGCAGATCAGATAAAAACTGACACAATAAGGGATTTGTGGTTGTCTTCAGAAGAGGCTTTGGAGTATGGTATCATTGATGAAATCGTCAAAAAGAAAAAGTAAAAATCTCATTTTTGTGTATTTATTTATAAAAAAACATGAGAAATTTATTAAAATTAGATTTTAAGACATTACTAATTGCGGTTTTAATTATTGTTATATTATTGTTGAAGATGTGTACACCCAAACCTCAACCAAAACCCGGTGAAATAATAAAAGTAGATGGTAAAAAGTATGAGGTCATTAAAAGAATAAGGGACACACAGTATATAACAAAAACACAGACAATATATAAACAAGGTGAAACAATATATGTTGAAAAACCAATTTATGTTGACGTACCTAGTAATGTTGATACTGGAGAAATTTTAAAAGATTACTTCGCTAAATACATTTATAAAGATACTATTAAACTTGAAGATAGTTTGGGAACAGTTCAAATTACTGATACAATACAGAAAAATAAAATTGTTTCTAGGACTTTTAAGTCTAACATAAATCAGGTTCATGTACGTGATAGTATCATTGTAAAAGAGTTACCAAAACCTCAACTTTATGTTGGTGGTCAGATCGGGGCAGATAGAAGAGTTGGTTTTAATTATTTTGGACCTACCTTAGTGTTGAAAACCAAAACAGATCACATGTATAGTTTGGGTATCGGGTTAAATAATAACTTTACCACATCTATACAGGCGGGAATTTATTGGAAGATTAAGTTAAAAAAATAACTGAAATAATTTCCCATTTTCATTTTTTTTGTTTATATTTTATAACGTAAAACGTATACCATTACTATGCAACTAAAAAAGTCGATTGCACCGAACACGGAAGAATTACAATCCTACATTAAAGACCTTAAAAAGATTCCTGTAATCAGTCATGAAAGACAAGAAGAAATCTTCGAAACTTTAAAAGACAAAAACTTATCTAAAAACGAAAGAGGAAAATTATTAAATGAGTTGGTTGTAGGTAATCTTAGATTTGTTATTTCCGTTGCTAAAATGTATCAAAATCAAGGATTGGAATTACTTGATTTAATTTCAGAAGGTAATATAGGTTTAATAAAAGCAGCAGAAAGGTTCGACCCAACAAGTGGATTTAAATTCATATCTTATGCTGTTTGGTGGGTTAAACAATCTATTTTAGCGTCGTTAAATGAAAATTCAAGAACTATACGTATTCCATCAAATGTTATTCAAGAAACACAGAAACAGAAAAAAAACGTAGAACACGACGAAGATATGTTTTTGGTCAAAAATAACGATAACTTTATTGATGTTAGTATACCTTATTGTATTAGTTTGAACAGTGAGATAAATGAAGACGGCGACCAAATAATTGATATTGTACCAAATAAAAATGCCGATAATCCTGAAAATTCTTTAAACACAAAAGAAGAAATCAAAAAAAAGGTTTCATTGATGTTAAGTGTTTTAGATGATAGAGAAAAAACAATAATCGAAAGATATTATGGTTTAACCGGTGTCGAATCTAATTTGGATGACTTGGGAGAACAATTCGGATGTACAAAAGAAAGAATAAGACAACTAAGAGATAAAGCAATAAAAAAATTAAGAAATGAGAGTTATTCTCTATTTAACTATTTATAAATAAAAAAATATGAAAAAGTTTATCGAAGAAAAATTTACAATTATTGTATTTGTGATTATGTTATTATCATTCTTTAAAAGTTGTGGTGATAGTAGAGAGATTAGTAAAATCAGAAAAGAAATGAAAGAACTAAAAGATTCTACTTACAATAAAAAGGAGTTGGATTTAAGATTACAAATCGAAGGTCTTAAATCTGAAAAGAGAATGATACAATCAACTGATCGTAAAATTTTGGACGTTAATAGACAAACACAAATTGATCAGGAAATCACAACTCTTGAAGGTAAATTAAAATAATATTATGAAGAATTGGATAAGTAAAAATTATAAACTTTTGATCATTGGTGCCTTTTTGGTACCAATTTTCACAGTTGCGTTAGTTTCAATTTCACACGTAACTAAATGGTACGGAATATCTAATCCGGTTAGTTGGGCAATATATCTTTCAATAGGTATTGAAATTGCTGCGTTATCTACACTTGCAGCCATTTCTGCTGATATGGGTAAAAAAGTATATTTCCCATTCGGGTTAGTTACATTAGTACAATTTATTGGTAATATTTATTTTGCCTATTCCTTTATTGATATAGATAGTAAATCTTTTAAAGATTGGATAGAACTCGTCTCCCCAATGGTTGAGTTTATGGGTGTAGATAACACCGATCTAGTTGGTCATAAAAGATTTTTGGCGTTTTTTGCTGGAGGTATGCTTCCCATCATTTCGTTATCGTTTCTTCATATGTTAGTTAAATTTACTGAAGAAGATAGAAAAAAAACACAGACACTTGAACCTGTTGTTGATATAGAAAAAATAAGTAGGGAGGCGGCTATTATCGAAGCGGAAAAGGAATTAAGTGAAAAATACACACCAACAGAAGAAGAACTACAAAAAATTGAAGAATTTATAACAAAAAAAAGTAAAGAAAATAAAATAAATAATTCTGATGGCGACAATAAAAAAACTGAAAAAACAGACAATGAAATTGTAAATGATAAAAAAAGAATAAAGAATTCAAAAGATGAAAGTGAAGGTGATTCATTAAAAAATGAAATAAAAAATAACTCAAATAATGAATATGTGCACGAACATGAACGTGAAGATATTAGTGATGGTGATTTAATTCATCAAAGCACAAAAAAAGAAGAACAAAATTATTCCACTATAGAGCCCACTGAACGTTCTGAAAGTGAAGAATTTTCCACTATAGAATCAAAAGAGGAAAATATTTTCCAAGAAAATAAAAATATTGATCAAGTAGAAGAAATAGAATCTGAATCAAATGAAAATAATTTTATAGATAGAGAAGAACAAAAAATTGAAGAACAAGTTCAAAATGAAAATATACCACAGTCTAAATTAATAGAAGAAGAGGAAGAAAAAAAAAATTAGAAAACCAAATAGAGAATTCAACAAAGTTAGAAAATAATGAAACGATAGAAAAAAAAGATCAAATTATTGAAGAAGAAATTATCAATAATCAAATTCAGGATGAAACAAACGATAATTTAAATAACGAAAAAGAAATTGATCCTAAAATCGAAGAAATCCAAGAAGAAGTTAAAGAAACCTTATCTGAAAATAAAGTTGAGGAAATCCAAGAAGAAAAAAATACGGAAAACTTAATTCAAGAAGACATTACTCAATCTGAAATTAAAGAAAACGATTCAAATCCTATTGACAATAAGATTGATGATATGAAATTTACTAACGAGGGCACACATATACCATATTATTATAGTTATGGACCAAATAAAAATGGAGAAGATCCAAACAATAACGGAGGTACAGTAAAAAAAGTGTTAAGAAATGTTAATAATTCACAACGTAGAAAATTTAGATAATTCGAAAATTAATATAATTAGAAAAAAAACGAAAAAAAGTCAAATTCTACTTTATGATACCAAAAGAAGAGTAGATGATTTCATAAATAAAATAAGATATCGTAAAAATGGGGCATATGAAGATGTGCCCCATTTTGTTGTCTCTAAATTAGGTATGGTATATCAAATTTTTGACACAAATTATAGTTCAAGAACATTTAAAGACGATAAATTAGATAAAAAAATAATAAAAATAGCAATTGAAAATCTTGGGTGGTTAAATAAAAATACAATAAATGGGTTTTTAAATAATTGGATCGGAGACCCATATAGATCTGAACCGTTCGTTAAAAATTGGAGAAACCACTATTTTTGGGACAAATATAACGACGATCAATTATCTGTCCTTTCCGAATTATGTGAAAAACTATGTGATAATCACGGTATAAATAAACAAATAGTACCCTCACAAGGATTTTTTAATAATGCTCGAAATTTTAGGGGGATAACATGTAAATCGAATTTTTCAGATATTTATACAGATATAAACCCTTCATTTAACTTTAATATATTTTTTAAAAATGCAGAACAAACAAATGTCAAATTATGATCAGACAAAGAAAATGTTAAACACATTGAGGAGAATCAATGAAAGTAATAAAATTTATGGTAACATTTTAAGAGAAGATGAACAAGAAATACCTACCGTAGATAATAATACCGATACTCAGGATGATATAACAGTTATAAATGATGTTGACGTTAAAATAGTTTCTTCTGATGAAATTGATATGAAAATTTCTGAAGAAGATAAGACCTCAATATCGGGATTAATTGATAATTTTAAATCACAAGTTTCAAATTTAGTTGAATTTGATCCGGGTTTAACAATTACACAAGAACAAATAAGATTGGATGGTACGGTAACGGATCAAGATATTGATTTTGTATTTATTGCGGGTGATGAAAATGGACTTTATTTGAATGCAGATATGTTAAAAGTTGAGACAGATGTGATAGAAATCATAACAAAGTTGGAAAAGTTTAATGAGACATTTTCAACCACAATGAATGAAATAATTAGAAAAAGAAAAAATAATTAAGATGGCTCTCACTAATGACGATAAGAAAGAAATACAGAAAATTGCACAAAAGGAGATGAAAGATTTTTTAGATTCGACAAATGCACATAATATCGTTATAAAAATAATACAAAAAGAGTTAGGAACTAAAAACATTGATGATAAAATCGTAGACCTCTCAACTAAAGTAGTTGTTGAGTTATTTAAAACCTTATGGCAGAGAAAGTCGTTTTGGGAAAGTTCTTTAAAATCTGTTAGATAATATGAAAAAAACTAATAAATTAAAAGGTGGGTTGTCAGATAAAATGTCTTTGACTGATATATCTAAAAAACATAAGGTATCCATAGAATACTTAAAAGATCAGTTAAAAAAAGGTCAAAAAGTTGAAAAAGAACACACTAAAGATTTATTAATGGCCAGAGAGATTGCTATGGATCATTTATCTGAAGATCCGAAATATTACACTAAATTAAAAAAGATCGAAACAAAAGAAATGATGGGCGCCGACGCGTCTGGTTCATTTGAGGCAGGTCTAAGTTCACCTATAATCAAAAGAAAAATAAGTACAATACCAAATTCAAAAGAATACGGTAAAAAAGGTGAATTTACAGAAGCATTGGACTCTTCTGTATCAGCAGGGGCAGCTTTTGATGTTCCATTATTTGGTAAAACCACCAAGGGTAGAAAGAATCCTTTAAGTATCGGTGGACCCGAAACAATAGGTAAAAGTAGGGCGGTTAAAGATAAAAACTTCCCAAAGTGGGGTGGACCAGGTGGAATCTTTATAAAAATAAAGGATAAATGTAAAAAATTCCCATATTGTAATCAGGGTGACATAAATGCATTGGAGGTTTTGAGGGAATCAATAGATGATGTATCTAAAAAACACGGTATACCAGTGAAAGAATTGGAAAATATCGTATTAAATGAGATTAAGAAGATATTTATTTGATATGAAACCAATTGATTTAAATAATCTTATTGAAAGTTCTTTATTTAACGAGGTTAAAAAAAGAATAATTAATGAATCTAAAGAAGGAAAACATGAGGTTTATGAAATAACCTGTGAGGGTGAACCCGTACAAGTTTGTGGAAGTGAAGAAGAAGCGAATGAAATTGTTGATAAATTAAAAAAAGAACACCCAGGTAAACAATTTATTATTGAACCAGGTGAATATGATTCATATGATCATATGTTAGATGAATTGGATAAAATGGGTGAAGAATTACAAGAAAAAGAAAATCAAGATATGAAAAGTAAACCAAAAGTAAAAAGTTTAGCTGAGGCTATTTTATTGGCTAAAACACAAAACAAAAGTAAATTAAAAATAAACGAAGAAGTGTACGACGTTGAGGAAATGTGGAAAAAAATGGAAGAAGAAGAAACTTGTGAAGAATGTAACATGGAAGAGGATTTGGATAATGAAACTGATGAAAATCCCGAAGACGGTAATTTACCTAACGATACTGACTTATCTGAAATAGATCTAGCCATGGATGGTTTCGAAGACGAAAATACATCAGAACTAGATAAAGATCTTAGTGATATCCAAAGTAAAAAAGGAAAAATATCATTATTTTCTAAAATACGTGACATAAGTAAAAAAGTTGGAGATAGATTCAATGATAGTTTACGTGATTATGAACCCGATATGGCGAAATCTTTAGATTATATTGCGGAAGATGGTGAAAAAACAACTTGTTCTGAATGTGGTATCGGTGAATTAAATGAAGAAGGTCAATGTAACGAATGTGGTTCAATGAAAGAATCCACAAAGAAAAAATTACGTTTAAAAGAATCTGAATTAGTTTCTTTAATTAGTAATATGGTAACAGAAGCGGCTAAAGGTCAACCTGGTATTCCCGGCATTCCTGGTGTCACTGTAACTAAAAAAGCTCAATCAGGATCTAAAAAAGAAAATGAAGATTATGCTAAAGAACTTTCAACTAAATTGAAAAAATATTTAAGTTTTGATGGAAACGATAATCCTGAATTTCCAAAACCAATAGGTAAAGGAGATAAAATGGCTTTTAGAAACACATCAGAAGATGAAAAAAAGATAGAAGATAAAAGAGGAGAAACCGCTAGCGATTTAACTTTTGATTATGAACCAACAGAAGGTTTTAAAGATAGAGTTAAAAAGGCTTTAGAAGGTGATAGTACAATGGGTAATTCATCTGATGCCGGAAACGTCGTAAAAGATAAAACAGGAAGTAAAATTGTAGATAAGACAAAAAGAAAAAAAGAAAGTATTAAAAAGAAAAAAGATGTTAGTTGGGGACACAGTTGGGAAAATCCTGCAGATGTTCATTTTGTTAAAGAATCAACTAATAAATTATCTAACGTACTTGAAGAAGAACTTAAAAAAATAAATAAATTATATTCCTACAATAAAAAAACACAGTAATTCTTTTTTTTATTTTTATTTATCACTATATTGTAACATATAGTGATTATGAATAAAAAAGAAATTATTGATGGATTCAATCCGTTAGATAACTACAGATATCAAATAGAAATTTGGTATAGGGCCTACAATATAAGTCGTGAGAAAATGGAACTTTTTCACGACTTTCTTATCTCATTATATGAGATAATTGAAAATACTTATTTAGGTTCCGATGTACTTTCCACAACTGAAGATATTAAAGGTCACTTTAACTGGTGTTGGGATAAAATTGTAGAGAACTTCAACAAGGAAAAAATATATTTTAAAAATAGAAGTAACTGTCACGAGTATTTCTGGAATTTTTTTTTAGAGGCATTTTATTTTAATAAAATAGAAAATAAAAAGATTAAAATTGACGAATATTTTGACAAACTTTTTGATATGGATTTTATAAAAAATAAATCCGAATTAGATGTTGTCACAGAAATATATAGATTGTTAGATCAAAACTTGAAAAAATGAATTTTTTTCCTTATATTGATATTAAAAACAGGATATTATGGAAACATTAAAAGCCATAAAAGATTTAGTTGAGAAAATGTCTGTTGATACAAACAAGGTATTTTTAAAAGGAAATCATAGTGCGTCAATAAGAGCCAGAAAATATGCACAAGAAATAAAAGATTTAACAAAAGTATTTAGAAAAGAAATACTTGAAGAAATTAAAAAACATAAAAAAGATGATGTCGGAAATTAAAATATTTTTATTCATTTTGAGTATAATATATACATCAAGATTTGTTATAGAATTTATCTTTAAATTATTTGAAGAGAATCCTTCTGTTTTGGTGATATCAAAAAATAATCAAATTTTTTTATATTTTGCCATTTCCTATATTATAACTTATTTCTTTATTTAAGAACATATGTACGAAATTATAAAATCACTTAAACCTTATTTTTTCTCATTAAGAGAAGTTGATAACAGTGTTAGTTTAGATATTAAACTACCAACATCTTGGAAATATGAACATATAATTGCACCATATAGGTCAATTAAATTTAAAGTACAAGATAAGAATGATAAGTTTAATCTCATTTCGATATTTTCAGTTGCAACACAAGAAGGTTACGATATTGTTATTGGATGTGCCAATGAAATTATTTTAGTTAATAAAGAAGAGGAAGAAAAAAGAAAATTATTTGAAGAGAAAGTTAATGAATTGAAAATTTTATTTCAAAATCAGTCATTGGATAAATTAAAAGATATTAAATTAATTGACGAAAATGGACAAGAGGATACAACAGGGATTGGAATGGTTGAAGAAGGAGATAGAGAAGGACAATATGGAGATAGCGAAACACAAGGAGAAGATGATTGATGAGGTTAAAAATCTCGATAAAACAAAAATGTTTCAACCTAAACCAAAAGAAAAATATTTATTTTTTAAAAAAATAGTTAGAATATTGGGATATGGAAAAAAAAGGTGATTTTTTAAATCAATTGGCAATAATATCTGACTTACTTGAAAAAGTTAATGCTAACACAGATTCTTCAACAATAGTATTTGGTATATCTAAGGAAGAATTCGAAAGAATATTCGATTTAGTACAAAAAAAATATAATAAGAAAATGGATAAACCAAAAGATACTTTTAAAATAAGTATAGGTACGATTGATATTATTTTTAATATGAATAATGTCTAAACAATTCACTACGTTTATATCCTTTAGATTCCAATAAATTATACAACAATTTTCTCTGATGTGTTGACACATCTTTTACAAAAATAAAATTACCTATCTTTCTTTTTAATATATCTTCTTTTATTATTTCAAATAATCTTTCGGAATCAGATATATTTTTGTTACCAAACATCATAACATCATTTTCTATCTGAACAAATACTTTGTTGTTTAAAGTGAAGATCTGGGCAATATCTTTTATTGGTGTGATTTGATCCATCATTTGATGATATCTTATTCTTTTTTTCTTTTGAAAATCATAAATCAATTCTTCTTCCCAATACGGGATCATTTCTTTTATTCTAAATTTATCGTTTTCAATTTTTGCCTCAACATTTCTACCCAAACTATCTTTAACATATGTTTTTGTTGCCCATCTATTATTTGGGAAGATTAGTGCCAATTCATAAGTTAATTCTAATTTTCGTTTATTACCGCGTAGCTTTATAAATGGAGGTTTTTTCTGAGTTCTAAATTCCCTCCAGTATTCATATATTGTTGTTCTTTTCATACAACGATAAAGTATTTTAACTCTTTTTTTGTTACAAAAAAGAACTATGAAATATTTACCATTTTTCATAAAAGTTTTGAAATTAAAGAAACCAGACCATAAATTGCGAGTCCTGTCCAAACAACCATAAAGACAATTACCCAATTTTCCACAAATCTAATTTCCTTTTCTTTCTTTATTCTTTCTTCTTTTTTCTTTTTACATTCGTTACATGCCATACTATAATATAAGTATTTTTCTACAATTTTCAAAACGATTTCGTTTTTTAATTTTTTTTATCTATTTTTAATTCTAAACAAGTTAAAAACATAATATGATTTCATACATTGGAGGAAAAGCTAGAATAGGGAAATGGATAGTACCTTTTATACCTAAAGACATAGAAACATACGTAGAGGGTTTTTCAGGTATGTTTTGGGTCTTTTATAATATGGATCTAAAAGATTACCCTAACCTTAAAACGGTAGTATATAACGATTTTAATAGATTAAATACCAATTTATTTAATTGTACCAAAGAATACGATAGACTTTGGGAAGAATTATCCAAATACCCCTGTCAACAGTTGGGTGTGGTGGACACACCACCGGAATATTCACAAATGTTTAGTGAATATCAGAGAGAGGTTTTTAGTCCTGATCTGGTGATAACAGAAGAAAATAAATTTGAAATTGCATGTAAATATGTGTATGTTCTAACCCAAGTTTTTTCCGGATCTAAACCCGAGACATCATCTTATACCGATTACAAGGGAAAATATCGTTGTAAAGTATTGATATTCATGGACAAACTAAAAAATCCAAAATATAGGGAACATATTGATAAAATAACTTTTGTGGAAAACAAGGACTTTGAAGATGTTGTTAAAAAATATGATTCACCCACAACATATTTTTATATGGACCCTCCCTATTGGAAAACAGAGAACTATTATTCAAACCATGATTTTGATAGAAACGACCACGAAAGATTGGCAAATAGTCTAAAAACAATAAAAGGTAAATTTTCTTTATCTTATTATGAATTTGAATTGTTACACATATGGTTCCCCCAAACACAATATAAATGGGAAAGTAAAAATTTCAAAAAAGCGGCAGCAGCTAAAAAAGATGGTACACAAAACGAAGGTACTGAATTATTAATAATGAACTATTAACTAAATATTTATATAGTATGAACACATTTTGGTATGTAATTAAAGTTTTACCTGGTAAAGAGAGACAATTAAACGAACAGTATAACATGCAGATTTCTTTGGGTAATATAAAGAACATTAAAAGATTTATTTGCCCCACTGAAACCGAATTTGTTATGGTTAAAGAGAAAAAAGTTTTGAGGGAAAAAGTGATATATGGTGGGTATCTTTATTTTGAAGCCAATAAAGAAATGAATGAAGATGAATTAAAAGAAATATCATCAATACCAAATATAATGGGTATGATGGGAGATAAAAAACCTTTATTATTGAGAAAGAGTGACGTTGAAAAAATCATTAAAGATGATCTTCTTGAAGAACATAAAAACAATAAAAAAATGTCCGTGAATATTGGATCGAGTGTTACAATTTGTGATGGTCCATTCAGTGGATTTATCGGTACAGTATCTTCGGTAGAAAATGATAAAGTAGATGTTGACGTTAAGATTTTTGGTAGAACGACACCGGTAACACTATCAGTAAATCAAATAAAAAATCAAAACTAATGTCACCTGAAGTTTTAATATATGTTCAAAATGTTAGAAACTATCTAAATAAAGATTTGGATGCGAGAAACTATTTTTTAAATGAGATAGATGAGGAAATGTTTTTTAAATATCTAACTGAGATATCACAAAAAAATTTTGAAAAAGATGGTGAACCTATATTAACAAAAGATCAGTTTGAGTTAATAAGAAAAACATTACAATTAGTTGATATCACCAAAAAAGAATTTAAGGAAGAGACTATAGAAGATAAGTTATTTATGGATGTCGGTACTTTTGGTAAAATATGTTTGAACTAATTTTTTTTTATTCATTAATTTTATTACATTTGTAGTATGTCAAAATTATCCAAATATTATCCCTTATACGATACTGTATATGGTAATGATTTCCCATTAGAACAAGTTTTTATAACGTTATTTGACGTTATACCCTCAAAGTACTCTAACTATTCTAAAGTATATGATATTTCACTTAAAAATTATTTAATCGAAAATGGTTTTCTTGTTGAAACAAGAAATCAAACATTTGGAAAATCAAATAGAACGGTGATGTCGTTTATTTTCATCAACAAAAAAAACGGTATCATTTTAAAAATGATAAACGAAACAAATAATGCTGACGAATATTACCAATTAGAAATATTATATGACTTTAGAAATGGCGAGATAGATCAACAACTTAATTTCGATAAATTAAAAGAATTTGAAAGAATTAAGAAGAAGAAAAATATTTCTTTAATCAAAAGTGAGATGGGTCATTTGGATTTGGAGGAATATGATTTACCAACAACCGAAATCGATCTCGAATTAAATTATGGTGGTAAATTTGCAAAGATACATGATGTAATTGTTGAAAGATTAAATAAAGAAATGGATAAAGGTATAATCCTTTTACATGGAGATCCTGGCACAGGTAAAACATCTTATTTAAAATTTCTAACTAAATTAATAAAAGAAAAGGAAATTTTATTTATCCCTCCGTCAATGGCGGAAGTTCTATCTGAACCATCAATAATTCCATTTTTGATGGAACATAAAAACTCAATATTAGTAATTGAAGACGCTGAACGTGTAATTTCAGATAGGGAAGGTAATGGTTCACCTGCAGGAGTATCGAACATATTAAATTTAACAGATGGTATTTTGGGTGATTGTTTAGGTATTCAAATAATTGCCACATTTAATATGAAAAGAGAAAAAATCGACCCCGCTCTTTTGCGTAAAGGTAGATTGATTGCGGAACACAAATTTGGGTCCCTAAATTCCGAAGAAACGAATAAACTATTAAAAAAATTAGGAAAAAATGTGGAAGTAAATGAAGGAATGGTATTAGCAGATATATATAATATTGATGTTGAAACTTTTAAAACACAAAAAGAAAATAAAATAGGATTTAATAGAAATTAATTATGGAAAATGTAAGTTCAAGCGTAGTTAAACAACTACAATCAGAAGGTAATAAATTATTGGTTAGTTATTCGGCTTCTTGGTGTGGACCTTGCAGGATGTTAACACCTAGATTAGATGAATTATCAAAACAATATCCCGAGTTTAAATTTTTAAAGGTTGATGTTGACCAAAATAGAGATTCTACAGTTGAGTTAGGAATAACTTCTGTACCTACGATTATGATATATGACGGATCAAATCTAATAGATAGATCAAATGGGGCTAGACCTGATTCATATTATAAAGAATTTCTTGATAAAATAAAATAATGGATAAAATAGTTATTTTTACTCTTGATGGGTGCTACCATTGTTCAAGTCTTAAAAAAAGACTTGATGAAATTAATATATCATATAAGGAGGTTGAGGTAACACAAAATAAAGAAGTTTGGGATGAAATTGTTAAACTAACAAATTATGATTTTTTACCTACAATTTTAGTGTCTCCTGATAATTCTGAAACAGGACATATATATGTACCATCAATAAATTATAAAACAGAAGATGAAATTGTTGAAATAATAAAAAATTATTTCTAAAATAAAAAAAAGGAGGTTTAACCTCCTTTTTTTATTAATTAAACCATATAAAAGTATTTATATAAAGACTTTACTTTTAATATGGGATTACAAAAGATAAATTGGTCACAAATTGACTCCATAACCGTACCTTCGGGGTACACGGTTCAAATAGGTAAAATTGATGGACCTATAGATGCAATATATTCTGAGAATATATATTTGTCAGGTACACCAATAAGTGATTTGTATCTTAATAGTGGATCATTTAGTCAAGGTGTCTTAACACTAACTAGCAATAGTGGTAACACGATAACTGTTAGTGGTTTTGAATACGATTTTGATCGTTATACCACAGGATTTACATATAGTGACAATACTTTTACAATAGTCGACAGGTCGGGATACACATTAACCGCATCTTTTAACATACTAACAGGATTAACAATTAATGGTGATTTAGATCTTAATGGTGATTTAAATATAACGGGTAACACCACATTAAATGGCGGGTTTATTGCAACGACAATAAGTGCGACTACTTATCAAAATCTTCCAATAGACCCAAATATTTTTGTTACGGGAGTCACCTATGGAAATAATACACTTACAATTAATGATAATAACAATTCTTCGTTTGTTATTACAATAAACGATTTAACAGGATTGACCATTAATGGTGATTTAAGTGTTAGTGGAGACACAAATCTCAATACTTTATTTTCTAATATAATATCGGCAACAACGATAAGTGGTGGAACATTATATGGTGACGGATCTAACTTAACAAATATAGATAATATATATACTGTCGATGGTTATCTATTGTCAAATAGGATTGTTGATTTAAGTGGAAATACGTTATCGTTAAGAAGAACTTCTAATATTAATGATAGATTTTTAAATGGATTAGACGAGTCGGGAAATATATTATTTGAAATAAGATCATCTATAACTAATCCCGCGGAATTAGAATTTGCAAATTTATTTATCGGTAAAAATGCTGGTAGAATTTCAACATCTAACGTTAGAACTAACTTAGTTGTTGGTAACACCTCAATGACGGGAATCACTAGTGGTGTTAAAAATACAGTTTTTGGTAATAATTCTTTAACAAAACTCATTAGAGGTAGTTTTAATAGTATAATTGGTGATACTGTTGCAATTAATTTTACTGGTGCAACAACAGGGACGTTTGGTGATGACAATGTTTTTATAGGAAATGGTTCAGCATTGAATCAACTTACAGGTAGAAACAACGTATATATCGGAACCAACACAAGACAAAATGCGACTTCTGGAGATGGTAACACAATTGTCGGAAAAAATGCTGGTTTTAATAATATAACTGGTAGTAATAATGTTTTTATTGGTCTTAATGCGGGTAGAAACGAAACGGGATCAAATTTACTTTACATTGAAAATACCACTTCATCAACACCATTGATATATGGTGATTTCGCAAATGATTTGTTGAGATTTAATGGTAAAGTGGGCGTTAATGTTTTACCCGGCACATTTCAATTTGATGTTAATGGTACAAGTAGATTTTCAAATACTGTTCAATTAGATACGGTTAATTTAAGTACATCTGACACAAAAATATTAAGTTTAAGTACTGGTAACACCATTCAATATAGATCATTATCGGATATTATATCTTCTGTGACAGGTGACACATATGTGACTGGATTCACATATAACAATTCAAATAAATTTACAATATTTGATAATTCAGGATCTACGTTTAGTGTACTTATTAATGAACTAACAGGATTAACTATTAACGGTGATTTAAGTGTTAGTGGAAACACTAATTTAAATTACTTAGAGGTAAATACAATATCCGCAACAACTATAAGTGGTCAAACATTTTATGGTGACGGAAGAAATTTACAAGGTATCCCAAAATGGTATGCCGAAAGTGATGTTATACCTACAGTTTATCCATACGAGAAACCATATGTCATTACTGGTAGTACTGGTCAAGGTTCATTTGCATTAGGACCTAATGCCCAGTCTTTAAGTTTTGACCAAATTTCGTTTGGTGATTTTGCGGGTAGAGAAACAACAGGTGCAAGTAGATCAACATTTATAGGGTATGGATCAGGTATTAGGGCTAATGATAGTGATCTAAGTAATTTTATTGGACAAAGTGCCGGTTCAGATTCAAAAAATTCAAACAATTCAAATTTTATTGGTATTGGTGCGGGACAAAATTCAAAAAACGCAGGATTTTCAAATTTTATAGGGTATAATGCGGGATATAATATCAACGGTGAAACAATTGTTGGATTTGATAGACAAATCAGAGGTTTTGATTCAAATTTTATAGGTAATTTAGCGGGTAGTGGTGCATTGTATGCGTCAGGTTCAACTTTTATAGGTACTAACGCGGGTTCAAATGCTAATTACGCTAGATTTTCAAATTTTATTGGTTATTTGGCAGGTAAAGATTCAACCAACGCATCGTATTCAACATTAATAGGTTTTAATGTAGGAACACCTAGATTTGGGTTTAGTAAAATAGGAAAAAATAATATCATTATTGGTAATTCTATCACATTACCAAATGGAACCACGGATTCTATTAATATTGGTGGTGTATTATTTGGTATCAATACTAATTTTGATACTTCTGGTGGAAGTCCTAGTGATTCACCTACAACAACAGGAAAAATAGGTATAGGTGTCGTAACACCTTTAAACAGATTACATGTTGAAGATACAATCGATCCTGTTAGATTCGTTGGATTACAAAGTGGAACAACGGAAACCAGAATATTAACATCCGACAATAATGGTATTATAAAATATAAAAATTTAAGTGATATAACAATATCAGGAAACTACTTACCATTAAGTGGTGGAACGGTTACTGACGACGTATTATTCCAAAGTGGAATCACCGCAACAACTATAAGTGGTCAAACATTTTATGGTGTCGGTTCTAATAAACAAGTAATATACAATAATAATGGTATATTATCGGGCAGTACAGGATTCACATATGACGGTACCAATGTTGGTATTGGTACGGAATCCCCAACAAATTTATTACATATTACAGGTTCTACCGATCCTGTTAGAATTCAAGGTCTACAATTATCAAATGACAACAATATAGTTACGGTAGACTCTAACGGTGTTCTACATTATTCACCATATAGTGGGTTAACAAATGATAAATGGATTTCTGGTGGTAGTTTTGATAATAGATATAATATACTTTATTTAGGGTATAATACTGGAGGTGGATTTAGAATTTATTTAGATATAACAGGTAACACTGGAAACACATTAGTAAACGCATCGAGATATTTTATTTCGGGATCAACACCAACGGGTTATGTTTTAGTTAATGGTGATAGATGGTATAACACAAACAATGGTATTGAATATGTGTGGATAAATGACGGAAATTCATCACAATGGGTACAACCGGCAACAATAGGAGGTGGTGGAGGTGGTACTACCACAATCGGTGATTATTTAGTTTTAAGTGGTTTAACTGCAAATACAATTAATGTAAATCAAATAGGTATATCCGGAGATTGTGTTAATGATTTATATGTTTCAAATATACATTCTTGTTCACCATTAAATATTAATCCCTTAAACGAGGGTGACATAAATTTTGGATCATCAACATCAGGTATTAGTATACAACTATCAGAAGGTAAAGGTGGTATTGGTATTGGAACAAGATCACCAACAAATAAATTACATATTGTTGGTTCAGAAAATCCAGTAAGAATTGAGGGGTTACAAAGTGGTGATACAAACAATAAAGTTGTTACAATAAACAATGATGGTGTTCTCGCTTCTAGTACACTACCTCAATTCGCATCAACACTTCCAGTTAGTTTTAAATTAGGTTTTAACGGTATACCTAATTATGAAGTTTTTGGTGGAACTGGAGTACAAAATTTTGGACTACTTGATAGGGGTATGTTCGTTGCTTTTGATTTAGAAACTGCATTAAAATTACCACATACCACAACGGCAACAGATTATGTTTATTCATTTAGAGTAACAACACATGAACAATTTGGTGGTGTTCAAAATAATGTCGGTGTTAGAACGGTACTTGCAAGTACTGCCGGTGAGTTTCCATATAATACAATTGCACCAGCGACGTACTTATCACAAACAAGTACAAATTATGCACTTCAATATTCTGATGTTGTTGTTAATGTACCTAAAAATTATTTGGGTCAACCCGTTTATTATATAAAATTTGAAATAATAATGGAAAGATTTGCCGGAGGTTCAACAAGTGTAATCGGAGCAAATTTAAGATTTAATTAATATAAATTATGACTGAAGAATTGGCAATTAAATATGGTAAATTAGTTCAATTTGGGGTTGACTATATGATTGGTTTCAATTCCTTCGCCGATTTATTTGTAATCAAATACAATGAATTTAAAGCGGAGATCATGGAATTTGGTTATAGTGATGATAGAAGAAAATGGGTGACCCAAAATAAAAATGAAATTATTCAATTGTACGATGATTTAAATTCATCTGGGTTGATACCAACAGAACCAATTTAATAAAGATAAATGAATAAAAAAATATTTATAATAAATGGCAATTAATTTTCCAAATTCACCGGTTATCGGAGATTTATATACTTTCGCTAGTACAACATGGCAGTGGTCAGGTGAGTATTGGGGTGTATGGACAGGAACAACAGCGGTTATTACAGATTATTTACCATTAAGTGGTGGAACAGTTACTGGTGATGTATTATTTCAAAGTGGTGTTACCGCAACTACCATTAGTGGGAACACGATATATGGTGATGGATCTAATTTAACTAATGTAGATAATCTTTATAATATTGATGGAACATTACAATCAAACAGAACGGTATCAACCACAAGTGGGTACACATTAACAATTAATCCACAAACAACTTTTTCACCTTCAATTACATCGGTAACAGTAACCACCGCAACAACAATAGGTACAATATTTAATCCATCATTGACGGCATCAATATCTGGAAATACTTTAATTGGTCTCGATATATCACCAACGTATACAAATTCACCACATTCCAATGTTACAAATATAGATTTAAGAACAAGAAATGCGGGTGTTGTTATTGGTTCTAGTTATGGATATGGTTTTTTGTATGGAAATTCAAATGACGGTATTGTAGAAATTTCTGATGAAGGTTCTTTTATAACAAGAATGACATTTAGACCATCGGGAAATTCCGGTGGTTATAATGGTAATTGGTGGAGTCGTATCGAACAGAACGGAAATAATTTTAGAGTCTACTCAGGTAACTATCCAACAGGACAATTAAGTGGTCAATGGTTAGTCGGGGGGCCTGTAGATAATAGTACAACATTTGGTGCACTTTTTAATAATAATGGAAATATAATTGTCGGATCGACAACTGATTCTGGTGTTAAATTAGATAGTTACGGTGTAACAAGAATTCAAAATAATTTTGGTGTTGGAACTTTTTCCACACCATCACAACCAATTTTAACTGATTCAACAACGGGTGGTGCGATTACAGGTGAAACAACAGGTACAACATACACATATCGCATTGTTGGTGTTGATAATCTTGGTTATACCACACCAGCTGGTACAATAAGTTCTGTTTCACTTTCTGGATTAACTAATTCTGTTAGTCTTACATGGACGGCAATCGCCGGTATATCCTCGTATAGAGTATATAGATCAAATCCTTGGAATAGTACAAATAGGTTTTATAACACAAGTACAAATTCATTTACCGATACGGGTTCATCTGCCGCTTGTGATGGATCTGGTTGTAATCCACCAACACAAAATCGAACATTAAAAACAAATATAAGTTCAAGTGGTAATTTATTTGTTAACTCTAATGGTACTTTTACTGGTAACGTATTAATTGGTGGTGTATCATCTGGCTTTGAAATAAACACAACATCATCCACAGTACCAATTGCAAATGTTGGTATATATAGAAAACCAGGAAATGGAAATTCAACATATTTTATTGAAGATGAACAAGGCGGTGCAAAAGACAAATGGACTTTTGTTAGAAGAGGTGGATATGGATTAGTGAGAGACTATTATCAGGGTAATTCATCTATTGTAAACATAAATTTAGGTTGGACAAATCCTAACACTAATGGATGGGACGCAAATACTTTATTAATAGACCCAGTAATTAATAAAACCAATGCGTTTTCTACAACAATAAGAGGTATATATTATAACCCAATATTGTCGGGTATGACGGGCGTAACACACATCGCATATCAAAACACAACGGGTGATAACATATTAAATAGTTTGTCTGGAAATACTTTAATTGGTACAACAGTTGATAGTGGACATAAGTTATCAATATCGGCAACAACAAACCCAATTAGAATACAAGGACTCCAAATAAGTTCGGGGGACACAAGAATATTAACTTCAGATTCTAACGGTGTAATTGGATATAGAAATTTATCATCAGCATTAGCTTATAGTACAACAGGTATAACCGTATCATCACAAACATTAACAACGTCATTCAATTATTATGGTGTTAATTATAATGGAGATGTTGATTTAACATTACCAAATCCGAGTGGTTATGATGGTTATAATTTTACAATTAAAGATGAAGGAGGATATGCGGCAACACATAGAATAAGATTAATTCCATCTTCAGGATTAATTGATGGGAATAATTATGTTGATATTAATTTAAGATATGTCGCCCTTCATTTAATGGCAAGAGATAATAATTGGTGGATAATATAAAAAATATAATATATGTCATATATAATTAATTCATATCAACCTGGTAAAAGTCTTCTTGTACTATCTACATTTGTAATGAGTGCTGCTAAAACAGGTCTTAGACAAAGAGTGGGTTATTATGGAGCAGAAAATGGATATTATTTAGAACAGAGTGGTAGTACAGTAAGTTTTGTTGAAAGAAGTTCTGTCTCAGGAGCATTAGTAGATACACCTGTTGCTCAGGCAAGTTGGAATGTTGACCCTATGAATGGCTCAGGGCCAAGTGGAATAATACTTGATTTTACAAAAGCCCAAATTTTATTTATGGATTTGGAGTGGTTGGGTGTGGGTACAGTTAGAATAGGATTTGTAATAGATGGTAACTTTCATGTTTGTCATAAGTTTCAGCATGCTAATTTAATTACATCTACATATATTACAACAGCTTCACTACCATTAAGATATGAAATAACAAATACAACTGCTACAAGTGGAGCAAGTACATTAAAGCAAATATGTTCTACAGTGTTATCTGAAGGAGGATATCAACTTAATGGGTTACAACAAGCTGTTGGTATTCCTGTAACAACTCCAACAACATTAGCAGTTGCAGGAACGTTTTATCCTGTACTAAGTATACGTCTTAAAACATCTCCTAATCGTTTAGATGCTATAGTGATATCTACCGCAATTTCTATAATGGCAACTATTTCAGGAGATTATAATTGGCAGGTAATATCATCTGGAACTACAACAGGTGGTACTTGGGTTGATGCTCCTAATAACTCTTCTGTTCAATATAACATAGACGGAACTTCATTTACAGGAGGAAGAATACTTGCAAGTGGGTTTTTTAGTGTGTCAAACCAAGGTTCAACTCAAGTTGATATTCTTAAAGAAGCACTCTTTAAAACACAACTTGAAAGAAATGGATTAACAGGAACTCCATTTGAACTTACTATTGTAGTAGCTTCTAATGTAGGAGGTGGAGGAGGAGCTATTCTTGCATCAATGGATTGGGAAGAAATAAGTAGATAATTATGGTGGAAGTAACCAAACATTAAGAAGTGAAATTAATTTAAGTTACTTTTTATAAAATTACAATAAACTAAATATTTATAAATAAAATACAATGATACAAATAGAATTAAAAGCAAAACATTTTTACTTAATTGCTGAAATATTATTCGGATTTGCAGCATATAGTTCGTTTTCAACATTACACAAAATAAAAGATGGTTGTATTGGTGTTGGTGATGACGATTTAGTAACTATTGAGTCCGATGTTAATACTGTAACAACCGTTTTTAACATTTTGTCTCAAAAACCTGAAGGTAGTTATAATGAAATAAATACAGAAATGTTAACTTTATTACAATCACAAATAGTGACAGGTGTGAGTAATAATGATCCTAATTGGATTCAACTTTCAGAGAATGTTACCGAGATAAGAAATAATAATTTTGCGTTGATAACTAATTCAATTCAAAGTGGTAAGTCGAGGTTATATAACTAAAGATAATGTAGTCGAAAAACTACTAACCGACGAATTAATTATCCAATCCTACGTATATTCCGATAATAGTTCCAAATATTGGAAAATAGCACAACCAATTACGGTAGTATTAAGTAGTGGTAAAATCATAAACATCCCCAAAGGATTTTATTATGATATGTCCACAGTACCTAAATGGTTGTGGTCAATTGTGAGACCATATAATGACGGTCTATTTGGTTATTTAGTACACGACGTTTTATATGTTAATAGAAATCACAACATGACAAGAAAGGAATGTGATAAAGAAATGTTGTTTTGGACAAATATCACCAATTCAAACAAGTTTGATAATAAATTAAGATATTATGTTGTTAGGTTGTTAGGTTGGTTGTGGTGGTATAAAATCATATAAAATTTAATTTTCATATGATATTTATAGTAAACAATATCCTATGAAAAATACCTATCTTTTTTTTATTCTATTTTTGTTTTTTTCTTGTCAAAAAATAACAAACAATTTTACATTAAAAAATAAACCAGAATCATGTGACTTTCTAAACGGTAATTACAATACCGTTGCTAGAATGTCTCCACAAGAACAACAGATTGCACTTAGAACAAGAGTAAGGGACACAGACAAAGATGGTATACCTAATACACAGGATAACTGTTCTGTCACATTTAACCCCGATCAATTAGATAGTGATAAAGATGGTATAGGAGACGCTTGTGATGCAACACCATTTCCACCTATTGTTGGTACAGGAAACTGGGTTATATTTTTAGATTTTGATGGGGAATATGTAAATAGTCCTTATTGGATAGGGCAAAACGGAGGTTTACCATTTTATGCTACACCATCAGGACTTAGTTCAACAGAAATAAAAAACATTGTAGATTCTATAACCACTGACTTTGCTCAATTTAAAAACATCAATGTCACTACAGACTCTAGTGTTTATAATAATGCTTCTATTGTTCGTAGACAGAGATTGATAATTACAGAAAACTATGAATGGTATTGTGGACCAACAGCTTGTGCAGGAGGTGTCGCTTTTATAGAATCAATAAAATGGGGTGAAGAGGTAGTTGCTTTTGTATTTAGTAAAGCATTAGGATATAGACAAAAATCTATTTGGGAAGCTTCATCTCATGAGGTAGGACACACTTTTGGATTGTACCACCAAGCAAATTATGATGCTAATTGTAATTTTCTTGCAGAATATTTCGCAGGTTTTGGAAATTCTACAACAGGTAGAGCACCTATCATGGGTAATTCTTATTCAAGACCTGGATATTGGTGGATAGGACCTAATTCATTTGGATGTACTAGTATTCAAAACGATAGTCTAATAATAAGAAACTTAGTAGGATATTAAAAAAACAAAATATGATACCACAAGACAAAGCAATGCATTTTACCGCAGGATTCGCATTATCCCTTTTAATTGTAATTATAAACGCTCGGTTTGATTTTTTCACACAACCAACACTAGGATTTATTTGTTTAGGTGTGGCAACAATTGCAGGATTACTTAAAGAATGTTATGATAGATTTTATCAAAAAGAAAAATTTGATTGGGTCGATGCTGGTGTAACTTCATTAGGTGCGGTACTTTATTTTTTCGCATGATATTTATAAATAAAAACATATGGCTAGTTTAATTGACAAGGTAAAAGTTAAATCAGGTAGATTAATCAGAGTTTGGAATACTGAAAAGAAGAAGTTTTCAAACGCTTCTGCTAAATATGTTTCCGTTTGGGTAGAAGATGCTGACGGTAAAAACGAAAGATGTCTTCTATTCACAGAAAAGGAGATTGCCAGAGCAGAAGAAAGATCTAAAAACAATTCTGAGGATTTAACAACCAAAGGATTTTTTACCGATTTAACCGATTAAAAAAAAAAGATAAAATACTTTTTATTTTGAAAAATATTCATTATATTTTAGTGAATATTTTTTTATGCGTTTAGGTGTAAGTTATAACATATTTGATGGAGAAGAATTACTCGAAGGTTCTATTAAGCAAATAAGATCAGAAGTCGATTATATTTCAGTTGTTTATCAGACAATATCTAATTTTGGAAATAAATGTAATGAAGAATTGATACCATTACTCAATAGATTAAAATCGGAAGGTTTAGTTGATGAGTTATACGAATACAAACCAAAGATCGAGAATGGTGGACATTACAACGAAATTGTAAAAAGAAATATTGGTCTTTATATTTCCCAAGGAAATAGATGTACTCACCATATGAGTATGGATTCCGATGAATTTTATTTATTGGAACAATTCAAATATCTAAAAAATAAACTAATAGATGGGGACTATGATTCATCATATTGTCAGATGAAGACTTATTTTAAAGAACCCACATATGAAATTTTTCCATATAACACATATTATGTTTCTTTGATTTTTAAAATATTAAATAATTCTACATATAAGTTTGGAAACATATCACCTGTATTGGTGGACCCAACTCGTAGAATGGATTCAAATAAACCATTAATATTAACTAGAGATGAAATGGAGATGCATCACATGAGTTATGTTAGAAAAAATATAAAAACAAAATTAATAAATAGTTCTTCTAAGGATGCTTTTAAAAACATTGATGAATTTTTAAAAATGTACGACGAATATAAATTAGGTGACATTTTTTTTACCACAACACCGCCCGGTAATGAAAGAACAAAATTAGTTGATAATATTTTTAATATTAATTTATAATGAAAATTTGTTTATATACGGCGATATTTGGTGATTACGAAACACTAAAACCACCAGAAAAAATAGATGGATTAGATTATATATGTTTCACCGATAATCCCGATTTAAAATCGGATGATTGGAAGATAATATATATCGAAAAAGATAATAATGTTCCACCGGCTGTTTCATATAAAAAAATAAAATGTCTTTCACACAATTACTTACCAGATTACGATTACACTATTTGGTTAGATGCTAATTTTGTTATAAAAGATAAAGACTACGTTAATTTTTTATTTAAAAATTTTAAATCAGATAAAATTTTATTATATAAACATTTTTGTTTGGCTGGGTTCCCGAGAAATTGTATATACCAAGAAGGTATATATAGTTTGACAATACCAAAATATTCAAAAGAAAAAATATTACCTCAATTAAATGAATATAAGAATTTACATAACTATCCAGAAAATAATGGACTATACCAAAGTGGATTTCTTTTAAGAAACAACAGATATTTAGATGTTATTGAATTTAATAAATTATGGTTTAAAGAAATAATGAAATTTGGAATGATTTATCCACAATGTCAGGTATCTCTACCATTTACATTATGGAAACTAAACATTAGTTTTAACATAATTCCTGATGAGAATATATGGAACACTCAAAGATATGAAATAACAGTTCATGGTAATAATGAAAAATTTAAACCCGCATACGTATGAAATTATTAATACAATTTCCAACTAGAAACAGACCCATTAAATTTTTAAATGTTTTAAAAATTTATAATGATTTATTAAGTGATAATGAAAATTATTTTATTAATGTCAGTTGTGATGTTGATGATCAGTTAATGAATAATAATGATATTAAAAACGAGATAAGTAAACTTAAAAATACAAGATTAGTATTTAATCAAAATAAAAGTAAAATAGAAGCAATAAATAATGGTTTTAGTGATATAGAGTATGATATTATTTTATTGGCTTCTGATGATATGGTGCCAGAAATAAAAAATTATGATGAAATAATAAGAGATGAAATGAAAAAAAACTTCGTTGATACCGACGGTATTTTATGGTTTAATGATGGAAATCATGGAGATAATTTGAATACGTTGTGTATTTTAGGTAAAAAATATTATGATAGATTTAATTACATATACAATCCAGAATATAAATCTTTATGGTCTGATAATGAATTTACAATTGTCGGTAATATGTTAAAAAAACAAGTTTATAATAGTAAAGTTATCATAAGACATAAACATCACAGTGTTGATAAATCCAATGAATTTGATTCTTTATATCAGAGAAACGAAACACACTACGGTGATGATTTTTTAACATTTAAAAGAAGACAAGAAAAAAATTTTTATTTATGATAAACATTTGTACAGTTTCAGATATAAATTATTTAATAAAGGGTTTAACATTATATGAATCCCTATTGAAATATTCAAAAAATTTTAAACTACATTATTTATGTATTGATGATCAAAGCTATGAAATTGCAAAAAAACATGAATCAGAAACATTAATTATTTATAATGTCTCAGAACTTTTATCAAACGATGAGATATTACTAAAATTAAAAAATAGTAATTACAGATATTTCTGTTGGTCTTTAGCTTCATATTTTTCAAATTTTTTAATTAATAAAAATATTGGCGACATAATGTACATTGATAGTGATATTTTATTACACGATGACGTTGATGTTATTTTAAATTCAATTGGAAATAAAGAAATTGGTATTTTCAGACATAGACAATTTCCATTAAATTATAGTAGAGATGAAGGTTTTTATAATGTCGGGATTGTTTTTTTTAAAAATGGAACAATAGGTAAGAAAATACTAAACTGGTGGTCAGATGCGGTTTTAAATCAAAAATATCCACATTTAGCAACCTGTGGAGATCAAAAATATTTAGATGAGTTTCCAAATATGTGTCCGAGTGATTTAATATTTATAGATGGTGAAATTGGACACGGAGCACCTTGGCAATGGCAATTATATGATTATTCAGATTATGAATCTAATCATAATATTATTTGGGAAGGAAGAAAACAAAAACTTATTTTTACACATTTTTCACAATTTGATTTCCGTGAAAATGGGTATATACCATCAACACAACATCATATCTATACACCAATTGAAATGTATACAAACGTTAAGTCTTTAAAATTGATATATGATGATTATTACAATAAATTAAAAGAAACCAAAATTAAATATTACAATTAAAAAACAAAACTAATGAAGATAGCATTTGGTATGATAATTTTTGAGGGTGATTATGTTTTAAAAGAATGTTTAGAACAGGTTTATCCATTTGCAAGTCAAATTTTAATTGCGGAAGGGCCAGTTTCTTATTGGCAAAGGCAAGGTAGGACAACCTCTACTGACGAAACAAATAAAATATTAAATGAATTTCCAGATCCCGAGAATAAAATAAAAATTGTACATGGTCAGTTTACTGAAAAAGATGATCAATGTAGGGCGTACATGGAACATATTAATGATGATATTGATTATATATGGAATTTAGATTCAGATGAGGTTTATAAAACTGAAGATTTGGTTAAAATGATCGAATTTTTAAAAGAAGAACAACCGACAAGTGTCGGCATTAGAAGTTGTTCTTTTTATGGTGGGTTTAATCATTATTTAACTGGTTTTGAATTAAACAGAGATAACTTTTTAAGAGTGTTTAAATATACAAAGGGGTCAACATGGTTAACACATAGACCACCCACAATTCAATATCCGGTAACATCAAATATCGTAAGAAAACATATCGATAGTGATCAATTATTTGAAAAATTGGGGGTACAGATGTATCATTATTCATATGTTTTTCCTGACCAAGTTTATAAGAAAGTAAATTATTATAAAGATAGTGTTAGTCGAAATAATTGTATTGATAATTATTTTAATGATGTTTATCTACCTTGGGTTACTGGTGATATCGATAAAAAAAATTATATTGAAGAAATGTGGAATGGTGTACACGAATTTAAACCACACGTTCGCGGTGAATGTAAAACAAGTGAATTTATTGGCGAACATCCAGAATCAATAAAAAATAATATGGATAATTTACTTATTAAATTTAAAAATCAAATTAAAAAATATGGCATTAATTGATTCTTGGAAAAATAAAAACGTTTTTGAAAAACAATTAGAATTAAATATAAAACAACTATCAAATAACTACCCACAACATTGGATGGATTTTATTAAATTTATCATCCAAGAAAAACCCACATCCATTTTAGATATTGGTTGTGGATGTGGTACTTACTATGAATTATGTAATAGGGAGTTTAATAATATAAAATATACTGGAATAGATTATTCGTCTGATGCAATTGAATTGGCCAAAAATAAATGGAATTACGAAGAATTCTATGTTAAAGATATAAATGAATTATCGTCAGATTATATAAATAATTTTGATATGATTCATATAGGTGCCTTATTGGATGTACTACCAAATGGTGATGATGTATTAGAAAATATGTTAAAACTATCACCAAAAAAATTATTAATAGGTAGAATGGAAATAACCGATAAACCTAGCTATTACGAAACATATGATGCGTATGATGAAATTACAACATATAGATATTTTCACAATAAAAATAATTTGATTTATTTATGTGAAAAATATGGTTATATAATTAATAATATTGATAATAATTATTTATTTAAAGAAAAAAACAAATGACTGAATTTTTAAGCAAATGGGATAGAGTAGATATGTTAAAACATTTAGATGAATTTAAGACATTATACGAATCAAGACCCATAAAAGACAATAATGGTGGTATGAAATCTGGACACATGTTTTCGGCTTGGTATGTTGTTAAAAAACTTAAACCTAAATATCTAATTGAGAGTGGTGTATGGAAAGGACTTGGCACTTGGTTTTTTGAACAAGCTAGTCCAGATACAAAAATAATATCTATTGACCCTTCACCACATTTTAGAGTTTATACGAGTCCTAAAGTCACATATCAAACATTAGATTTTTTAAAAACTGATTGGGATCACATACCAAAAGAAGATACTATGATTTTTTTTGATGATCATCAAAATTTTTTAGAGAGACTAAAACATGCCAAATCATTGGGTTTTAAGGTTTTTATGACTGAAGATAATTATCCTTATCAGTTAGGTGACTGTTATACACCAAAAAAAATATTATCCAACACCAGATATGTTATTGACTTGGACGGAATTAAAACTTGGTATGATAAGAACGATTCAGATTTAGATTATTTTAAAGAAAATGTTTCGGTTTATCAAGAAATGCCACCATTATTTAAATCAGAGATAACAAGATGGGGTGATAATTGGGATGAAAATTATCCAACACCAGAACCTTTATTAACAATAAACGATAACGAAAAGTATCCCACTTTTTTTGAAGAAAAAAAAGATTACACTTGGATATGTTATATCGAACTAAAATAATATAATACAATATAATATGTTTACAACAACAAATGAATCAGTCTTTTTTTTAGCCGAAATAGATAAAACAAAAAAAGTACTAGAATATGGCTCTGGTCAATCGACATTTGAAATTGCCGATAAGTGTTTAAATATAATTTCGATAGAACATCAAGAAGATTGGTATAATAAATTACAAGATGGATTATTATCTAATTGCGAGATAATATTAAAAAAACCTGACTTACCATATGTAGAGGGTGGACATTGTGGTACATACGAAGAATTTAAATCTTATATTGAGGCACCTTTAGATAAAGGACCTTTTGATGTTATCTTAATTGATGGTAGAGCAAGGGTTTCTTGTGCTTCAGTTGTGAAATTAATGTCACACGATAACACAATTATTTTCATTCATGATTTTAATAGACCCGAATATCAAGATGCTTTAAATTTTTTAGAATTAGTTGAACAAGTTGGTACAATGGCAAAATTTAAATTAAAAAAATAAAAAATATGGAATACACTTACGATTGGAATAATGAATTCAAAATTAATACTAACGGTGTTAAAAATTTAACATTGTGTTTAGAAATCGGTTGTTTCGAAGGACTAACATCGAATTATATAATTGATAATATATTAAATGAAAATGGTAAATTAATATGTGTCGATCCACTGACCGATGTTTATTTAAACACAGAATTAAAGGAAAGTGATGTTCATAATAACAATACCATTTATAAATATTTTAATAATCAGTATGATAGGTTTATAAATAATACAAATCATCACATTAAAAATAATAAATTAGAATTATATAGAAATATTAGTTCAGAAGTTTTTCCCCAATTGTTAGAAAAATATGAATCACCAACCCAATCTGTATTATCGGAAAAATTATGTTTATTTCCTGATGTTATTATTGCGTTAAGTACAACTGGTGGTATCATACTAGGTACCGTGATAGTTAAATT